CATCTATATACTGAAGTTGTGGTGTCCACACACCTTCTGATACAATTGTTGGGTTATTGTTTCTGTCGATCATAACCCACTCAACCTTAACAATACCCCATGGTTCAAATTGTTCTAACACATCTTGTAGAGTAAATGATTTGCAGCTATAGATATCGAACTGAGCCATCGCGGGCTCATGATGATCCCATATGTGTATTGACGCGTGTGATGTGGCTAATGTAACAGTTCCAGTTAATCCCTCATTACCAGGAAAGTCTACATAAACACTGGTTGGGCCAGCAACAACTTCCATTTTAACTTTATGAACTAATTGGATAAACCAATCATTTAAAACGCTAACCTTTTTTGGTGGGTTATTAAGCCAAACTTTCATTAAAAGGTGTTGGTGATAAGGTACAAATTCTTCCTGCATTAATATATTTTTTACTATACATATATATCATAAAATTGGATTTTTCTACGATATTTAAAATATATTTTATATTACTTATCTCACTTATTTTTTGTATTTTTTAAAGTTATCTATGAATGGTTTTTCATATTTCTTTAATTCTTTAGTATCTAAACCGTTATATAAACCAGTTGACATAAAGGCTTGAATTTCATCATCAATTATTTTTTTGTCATCAATATACCCCATTTTGATAATCTTTTTTTTGAGCTTTTCATAATGAGATGGATTAATTTCAGAAATTAAATTGTCACAAATCTTTTTATATTCCTTATTTGTATAATATAATCCATGGGCGATTTCGTGATTCATTGTACTTGATTTAAAACTATCTGCACCAATCAAATACCATTTTTTTCTTGGTTCCTCAAATCTTAGTGGATAATTCTCACAATGATACCATATGTTACTCATTATCTCATCATATGGGCCCTTGTCTTTATCAAAGACATTAATCGCTTTGTCAACAATGTTTGACGGTATATTAAACCCAGACCAATCTTCAGGATATGTAAACAAATCTTTGTTCCATCTCTTTTTATAAATCATCATGAATTTTTCCCAGGTGAAAAAATGGCCTCTTATTTCTTTATATGGGGACTCATAAAATTCTTGATATCTACAAAACAACATTGTTCTTTGATAATCATCTTTGATTGATACTGCGAATATTTGTGGTATAATTTGTTTTACTTCACCAACAACATATTCATTTTTAATTTTCATATAAAATGTTTAAAGATATTATAGAGAAAAACTTTCTCCACATCCACATGTGCGTGATGCGTTGGGGTTTACCCAATGAAACCCCTTTCCATTTAGACCGTCGGAAAATTGTAATTCCGTTCCGTATAAATAAAGAACAGATTTTTTATCAATTATAACACTCAGGGGTCCAAGATCAACAACCTCATCCATATCTGTAACCTGGGTATCAAAATCCATAACATATGAAAGACCACTACATCCACCACCCTTAACACCAACCCTTAGTTTATGTGTATCTGGTGCTATCTGTTGTGAAGCCATTAACGTTACTAGATGATTTAATGCGTTGTCACTTATTGTTATCATTATTTAATGCCAGATTTATTTAATAAACTATCTGTAGTTTTTTTATCTATTTTAATTTCACTATTGGTCTGAGTCTCTTTTCTTAATCTTGTTAACTCTTTTTGTTGGAAGTAACATATCAATAGCAAAGCCACAGCCCCACCCATTGTTATATTCTTTTGATTCTTTTTTAAAAATTCTATCATAATTAATTTATATGTGTGTTTCTTCGAAGGTAATTTCTTCTAACCCCTGTTTTTTTCTGTAATCATTTATTGCAGATTTTATTGCATCTTCCGCTAAAACTGAACAATGTATTTTAACTGGAGGTAAACTTAACTCCTCAACTAAATCCATATTATCAATTGTAATTGCCTCATCTAACGATTTACCTTTTAGCCATTCTGTGGCAACCGAAGATGATGCTATTGCTGATCCACAACCAAATGTTTTAAACTTAGCATCAATAATTATATTATCCACCACCTCAATTTGTAACCTCATTACATCTCCACATTCTGGTGCACCGACTAAGCCGGTACCAACATTTGATTTAGTTTTATCTAATGTTCCAATGTTTTTAGGGTTTTCGTAATGATCTATTACTTTTTGTGAATATGACATATTTGTTTATATGATAAATATCAGTTTATTAGTTCATCCGTATTGATATTATGGTCATTTAATATTTCGTGTATCTTTTCATATACCAACTCCAAAGCGTCATATTTGTCGATTTCTTTACCCTCCATCGACCATTCTAGCCCTTTTTTGGTGTTATGTACAATATCCCATAGAGCTAATGCCAAATCTAAAGACTTGACCGCTCTTAGATGTGCTAATACATCATCTGGTTCGTTTAAATCATATTCTAACGTCGCTTTCGCCATAAGTCACTTAGTTTTTTACCTGGTTTAGTTATTCTACCACTATTATCCACCATGGGTGCTCGGTATATTTCAAATGCAATCCATAAACCAGACACGATCATAAACAATGCTATAAATTTCATGATTTTAGTTTTTAAGTTGTTCAATATATTTTGATTTCCAAAACTCCCACCACTTTCTTTTAACTATTGGCTTACATTCTGAGAATGGATTATCACCAAATGATGCTCTATTTAAATATTTAGATGATAAAACATTAAAGAAAATCTCGTGATATTTTGGATCTATTGTTGCAAAATCAGCAACAACATCGGTGTTTAATGTTACTGGGCCATCTGGTGTATATATTGTAAACTGTTCGGTTAATTTAACGATTGAACTAGTTTTCATATTAATATATGAACCATTACCTATATGAAAATCTGTACTCATTTACTCTGTTTGTGTTGTTAATATTAATTCAAATTCATCAGCCGCTTTTTTGTTTTGTTCTTTAAGGATTTCAAGTGCGGTTTCATAACGACCAACCTCAGTGAATCTAATAAATAATTCATCTCGTAAACTGTCTCGTTCGTTAATAATTTGTGCTTTTTCAATATCACCTCCTTGCAAAAAAACATTACCGGATTTATATTTCTGTAATTCGTCATGCTGTTGAAAGAAAAAAAATGTCAAAATCACCAAAGATAATAGTGACATAACAATCGCTGTTCTTAATCTTGTTTCTAAACTCATAAATCTAGATTTTTAATATCACATAATGTTTTTTCAACTTCTTGTTCTGATAGGTAACCAAGTACATCATCAGTAATTGGTGTATCATAAGTTATTTGGCCGTCTTTACCAAAGACAGCTAACTCATATAAACCTTTATCTCCACCATATGTGTGTGGCCCCTGAACAATACTAGCCCCATAGCCATTTGAGAATTGTACTATACATTGTTTTCCGATCCCCATTGGATGTTCTTGGAAGTTCAACTCTTGAAAGGCTGTTGCTTCGAAGTTGTTTGTTGGTCTTGTTGTTGCGTTCATCTTTTAATTTTTGTGCGAATGCTCGCGTTAAATAAAAATTCATGTTTAAAATATTTCTTCAGCAATCCCTAATACTTCAGCTAATCCGAAAAGTATTGCAGAATTACCAAATTGTTCATTAAATAAGAAATAGCATGCTGCAAATCTTAATCCACTTTTGAATAAACTTATCCAAAAATGTGTATTTGTTTTACTTTCTTTTTGTTGCATGTGTTTAATATAACTAAAAGTTTTGAATTAAAAAAATACCAAACAATATTACTATTATACCAATTAAGGAGTAATAGGTGGCATCTTCTGAAAATTTAATTTGATCTGGTCGTTTACCTTGATTTTCCATGTTATTTTGTTTAGACCGCTAAATTAAAAATCTTTTTTTAGAATAACAAGAATTTTTTTTTAATTAATATAAGTCATTAATAATCAATGAGTTATGATATCATATTTCTCTCTTTCAGGACTTATTGTTGAATATTTTGACATTTTTGCGTTTAAAATATCAATAGCTTGGTTAAACTCTTTGGGTACGTTTGTGTTTGCTTTACCTTTATGTTGATTTAACATTCCTCTTCTGTATTGTAAGTTAACTCTTTTTTTGTTTAAAGACACCGCAATGTGAATATATAACAAACCAACGTTAAACTGTTTAGCCATACAGTTTTTCATTATCATACCTTCTAACTTAAATTGATCTTCACTTAATATAATGGTTGGCTTAAACACATCGCCATCAATAACAATATCAGTCTGGATCTCATCAACCATTTCTTGTGGGATTGAGTATCTTAACTTATAACCTAACTTAAAATGTTTCTTATGTAGATCCCAGGTATCTTTTAATGTAATTAACTGATGTGATGAATTTGATTTAAGTTTAACTTCTAGACCATTCTCTCTTAAGAATGCTTTCAATGTATAAAGATCAAAAATAGTATTTAAGATACCGTCATGAACATAGGCATCAATCTCTGAATATGTTTTAAGTGACTTGGTGATAGCTTTCTTTTCTGGATCATTCTCACATACAAAAAGCTTGTTAGATTTAATATACTCCATGCAAATGCTTTGCCACTCAAACTCTCTAAAGTAATCAACATAGTTTTCACCAAACAACGAACACAGAAACCTTAACGACTTAAGATTGATTTTATTTTTACCTTCTCTTACTGACAAAGCACCAACCATGTATTTTGTTTTTATACCATATTGATCTAAGACAGCGGGTAAGAACTTATTATCATTTAACTTTAACCATTTCTTTTTTGGATACGCTTCGCAGATATGCCAGTACACATTATCATGGCCCTTTATTCCCTTTTTATCCAAATGATAATCAACTAACATATCATATAAAGGATTAACCGATTGATCCTTCTCGTAATCCTTACCTGTTAAATCTATACCTAATTCTTTAACAATTATTTTATGAAATTGAGAGAGTGCTCTTTTGTATTTAACACCCCAAAAATTATATCTCTTCTCTCCAGCATAGTAACCTCGTTGTGTTAACTCGATTAACATCTCGAAGTTATTCTTCTTTACCTTAGCAACGTTTTGATGTAGTTTATATGTGTTCTCTTTCTTATTAATTAATCTGTATCCAACACTAAAGTCACCAGTCTTTTTATTTATTGTTAAAGCGTGTTCATAGGTCAAATAGTTCATTCTACCCATCCTAATGTATTCAACATAAAATTCAGACGTGAACATTAAAAACTCATTATCACCAGCCAATTTTAACTTGGCGTCACTCCTTAAAGGTTTATTCCTCTCGTATTTTTCTTGCTCATAAAAATGCAAAATTTCCATCTATAAAAAAGTTTTACCTAAAATATAGATGGAAATATTAAAATTCTAAACCCTAAAAATCGTTTCTATCAAATAGTAAATTGTAAATAGAATCCTCGGTTCTTTGTTCTATTTGAATTGTTCTACCATTTATAATCAATGGTATCTTTTCCTTACTAATTGATTTAATCGAACCCTTATATGTTTTAACTCTTTCTTTTAAAACATCCAAAGATTCTCCAAACCTTTCAGGTGGCGGTGCGTTACAAAAGTATTTTGATTGTACTATTTCTTTATTGGTATCAAACTCACAGGTAACCCTTTCGTATGCTTCTGTTGATTCTTCTCTTAACGAAATAATTATTGAGTTTTCTCTGTCAGCATATGTCGCTACGCAGTGATGCATATGTGCACCCTCTTCGGTATATTCGGCGTCTATCTTTAATATAACTGGATAGTATGTTATATCATCAGAAACAATTGGTTCTTCAATTGTTTTAACTAATCGATCTTCAAATTTATATTCAATACTATACCCTTTCTTTATGGATCTTTCAATCTTAGAAAATTCAATATGTTCTTTATGAAAATCTTTAAGACTATGGCATCTTATTTCCATATCCGGAATGTGTCTCCGTATTCTGGTGATTAAATCAAGATGGTCATTAAATTGACGAATCTGACCTTTAATTTCTGACTCCGTTATGGTATCATAATTAAAAAATTCGTTCATCATTTTTAATAATAAAGACCGTTCAGAATCTTTAATATCATATTCAAATCTTTCATTAAGAACAGAGTACATCGATTCGATATGTGCTTGTTCATCGAATAACTTCCAATCATTACCAAAATATTGTGGTGAAAGATTGTGTATATATTTGTGTACGTTACTGTAACCAAAATACTTACCAAGTAGTGTTAGCTTGGAAATATCAACCTTAGGATTTTTATGGACTAATTTAATTATTGATTTAGATTTAAGCCCAATCCTATCTAAAACAGAAACTATTAATTTATTCTCATTCTTTTTAAGGAATGGTTTAGTTGGGTACCAGTTTAACATAAGATCACTATAATCATTTGGTACTTTGATATTGTTTACTTTAATAAACAACCGCATAAACCCATTGTACGCAAAATCGACAATACCTTTTTCATCATTAGGGTAAGCGGATCTAAACTCTGGTGATTTAGATGAAATAACATGAAACAATGTTTTGTTAAACTCCTCATCATCAAATGCTTCTAGATATTTTTTATTAATTGCATGGCTTTGTTTTGATTTATCAATAATAAAATGACCAACACAATCTCTAGTTTTTTTCAAGAAGGTGGTTAAAACCTCACCCAAAAATTTAAAACTGTTTTGTCTGATTTTAATGAGTTTTTTTTCTCCCTGATAAATGATAATGTTACCAGTTTTTATATTCATACTTACACCCATTGAATATGTGTGCTTTTTAAAATACTTACAGTTAACTGCTCGTGTTTTTTCAAAACGAGTAAATCTAATGGAAAGCTTATCATCAGACATGTTGATTGTTCTTTCATATAACACGGTTCTTACTGTGCTAAAGGGATTACCAAAATGTCTTTTTAAATGCTTCTCATCCTGTGTATAAAATGAACCAAAAGGAACTATTCTTACCTTTTCATCAGATAAGTTTTCGTCACAATAAAAATATTTGGTGTTCTTTTTTTTGGCTTCCTTCTTATTAGAAAGAAAAAGCATGTGAGATTCTTTCATATCCACCACACTACCCAATTCCTCTAAAAAAAGACTAATTTTATCGATACCAGTGGTTTCTAGTTCAATACCAGAAGCCTTTTTTTGTACCGGTTTTGAGGAAATTAACGAATAGTTTCTGTAAGGTGTTATCTCAAAAAAATTGAACCTTTGTGTTAAAATGTTATTTACCATGTCCTTTTTTTTAATATCAACAAATATATAATAATTTTTTGGATAATTATAAAAAATAAAGAATAATTTTATGGCAAAAGCAAAAGGAAGTTCTTCAGCGATGAAGATATCCTTTGGTAAGAAGAGTAGGGGCAAAGCTCGCAAGTCTTATGGACCAAAGGACCAGAAACCAAAGAAATACAAGGGCCAGGGCCGCTAATTTAAACGACCAGCACCTTTGTATGAACGAAGATAACGGGGCTCAGATAAGCTACTTATTTTAACCCCTTCTTCTTTATTTGCAGCGTGTGCAAATGTACCATCACCCAAATATAAACCACAATGCCAACCACTTGGACTTTGTTTGTTATTAAAGAATACTATATCACCAACTTGTAAGCTATCCTTTTTAATCCTTTTGGTCTGTTTCCATTGCTCAGAACAGTTATTCCCTAGCTTTAATCCATAGACCTCCCAATATAATTTCTTAGTGAATTGGGAACAATCAATCCCTCTTTTAGTGTTACCGCCTAGTTTATACTTAACACCATACCAACGCATTACAAATGTGGATAAGGGTGTTAGTTGTGGTGGATTGTTTTCAGCATGTTTAACATAGTCAGCAAATTGATTTTGGCTAAACGCCGATATTGTCAATAGCAATAATAATATTACTAATAAAATTGTTTCTTTTACTCTTTCTTTCATGATTTAGTTACTTAATGGTGCTTTTATTGCTGGATGTGATTGATAGTTTTCTAATATCACGTCCTTGTCTCCAAATGAAAATATACCATCCATAACATGTACAGTTGGTAAATCAAATGGTTCTCTTTTTATTTGTTCTTTGGCTTGTTCAAGATGATTTGAATAAAGATGTACATCACCTAAGTTACCTATCAATTCATCGGGTACCATATTCATTTCGTCAGCTATCATTGTTAACAATAAACCATATGATGCAATGTTGAATGGTAACCCTAAGAATGTATCTACAGATCTTTGATTCCACATTAATGAGATTGCTCTTTTAGGTATATTATATACTTGTAGTTCTTCACTCAATCCTCCACCAAATGGAACAATGTCATCAACCATCAATTGAAACTTTTCATCGCCTACTTTCTTCTTTAACAAATCCCACATCTCTTCACCTGTTAACTTCCTTGTATAAACTTGAAACCCATAATGACATGGAGGAAGTACCATATGGTCTAACTGGCCTACATTCCAAGCAGACACCATTAATCTTCTACTGTCTGGATTTGTTTTTAGTTCATCAATTAAGTTTTGAATTTGATCAATCTTTTCACCAACCTTTAACCAATTTCTCCACTGAGCACCGTATATCGGTCCTAATTCTCCCCATCGTTCAGCAAACTCATCATCAATTTTAATTAGGTTAATAAATTCTTCTTGTGTTAATGGTTCTAGATCGTCTGGATTACTAAACCATTTTTCAATGTGAGGTTGCATCCCTATAATATCACCACATTTGTAACCATCAATAACACCCTCAATTGTTTTACTGTAATTTTTGTATGCGTCGCCATCCCAAATGTGACATCCATTCATCACAAGGTATTTGATGTTAGTGCTACCACTTAGAAACCAAATCAATTCAGTCACCATTGTCTTCCAAGCCATCTTCTTTGTTGTAAGTAATGGAAACCCTTGTGACATCTTATGACGAATTTGTCTACCAAATACTGAAATAGTACCAGTACCGGTTCTATCTGTTTTAACAATACCGTTATCTAAAATGTCCTGTAGTAGATCTTGATATTTGGAATCTAATGTATTCATGTTTACCACTTTTCTATTTGTAATCTTTTTATGTTCTCTCTTTCAATTTCATGACTATAGTATTCTCTATGTGAAAGAATTCTATGAAAATCTTTATACGCTTTTAGATGATAATTTTTTAGATGGTCTAAACCATACTCATATTCAAATAAGATACCTTCATATCTTCTTTCTTTATAATCCCAACCATCTTGTTCATTCTTTAAGTCAATCTCAAGATCTGTAATTACCTTTATTAAAGAATCTTCTTTGCATGTTGTTTGCGAAGAAGCTACAGGGACCTCGCGTTCATTATAATTTTTGGTGAGTCCTATTGATAATAAAACTATAATACCAACCAAAAGTATTAATAGTACATTGTTTCTGTTTTCCATATTAATATCCTTCTTGTATTTGAAATCCAACCATATATGTTAACCATCTAACAGTTAACCCCCAAGATGGTGTGTATACGCCAGTCTCAAGAAACGTTTCTTTATTATAAAAGAAAACAATTGTTGGTAATATAAACCAATGATGCTTCTTGTTATAAACAAAAAAATCTTTAAGATACATTTTTTTCTTCATCTTTTTTATTGAAAATAGAATAAATTTTGGATCTATAGTTTTCATAGTGTGTCATTGCGATCCATTTACCAATTACACTACCGGAAACATAAAATATAATACCATAATAATCTCCGTGAAACATACCATCAAGTGAATAATATGCAGAACCTAATGCCATTAGATTTATCCAAACACTATTCAATAATAATGCTTTAATTTTATTTTCATATGTATATTTTATCTCTAAAACTTTAAAGATGTTAAACATAATTTGAAAAAATAAAATTAATAAATAACTTTTATTCATCATAATTCCCTGTTGTTCTTCTTAATAGACGATCCACATCATCTTCTTTTTCTTTTAGCTCAATCATACGAATATAATAACCGTCAGCATTCGCATTAGAGTTTTCTGATTTTACATTCTTGTCAAACCATTTGCTAAACCATTTACCTTTGTAAGCTAAAACCTGACATCTTTCAGAAAACTCTTCTGAATCTGATTGATCTAGTAAACCTTCACTTACTAATTTGTTTAGTACAATGTCTTTAACCTTGTTGTAATTCTCCATTTCCGCTGTTAAGTCCATCTTGTTTTTGTTTTAGTTTTTTTAAACATTTGTATATAACATGGCTCTCCACTATGCTAAACCTATCGTTACAACCCTCTAGGGCTATTTCTAATAGCTTGATAGCTAATGTGTTATCCATTTTATCTAGGAGTGAATCTAAGTCTAATTCATCCTTAAATTCCAATAAATCATTAAATATTGCTGGCATGTTTCAAATATATATAAAAAGATTTAAAAAAACAAATCTCATATTTATTATCATGGAATTAAGAATAAATGGTAAAGTGTTTCAGGTTGAACTATTAACCCGACCAGATGATATCCAACAAGGTATGATGGGTAAGGAGAGTTTGGATGGTTGTATGGGATTCAAATTAAAAAGGGGTTTCCATAGTTTCTGGATGAAAGACTGTTTAATACCATTGGATATTGTATTTGTGTTAAATAACAGGGTTAACAAGATCTTCAGAGACTGTCAACCATGTTCTGGGGAAGAATGTCAACACTTTACAGCGGCTGCTGACCATGTATTTGAGTTTCCATCTGGAACCTGCTCTGAATTCAATGAAGGTGACACAGCAAATCTTTATTTAGGTACAAAATATAATCCGGTTTAATCTTTGTTTTTTTGTTTTTTTTACCTATATTTTATCAAGAAATCAATAAAATAAATATTTATATAAAAAACATACTATTATGGGATGCGGATGTAAAAAAAAGAACAATGAACCTGAGCAACCAGTTCAAAATCAAAACGTAACTGAATCAACAACTCCAATTGCAACACCAGACGTTCAGCAAGAACAAATAATTCAGGTGGCTGTAGCTCTTCGTGAAATGATTCAGAATAAAGAACTTTAAGTTAATAAATGACGGACATCTTGTGTTCGTTATTTTTTAGCCTTAGGGTATATAAAAATATATATTTTTAAATATGAAAGGAAATACTAAATTGACTAGTGTAACAGTGTTAGATGATGTCTACAAAAAATTCAAGGTTAATGTTATCGATGGTAACATTAACTTTCAAAAGTTAGTAAATAGATCAATGGATCTATACAATAAAAGTGAAGACTTTAGAAAACAGATCGATAATCACAACGGTTTGGCTTCAACTGGATCAAAGTTTTAATTAATGAAGAAAAAAATATTATTACTATCTGATGATCTAAGAATGACATCAGGTATCGCTACTGTGTCGAAAGAGATTGTCATGGGAACAATTGACAAATATGATTGGGTACAATTAGGCGCCGCAATCACACATCCGGAAGCTGGAAAGATTGTTGATGTTAATGATGATATTAGAAAGAGAACGGGTATTGAAGATGCCAATCTTAAGATCATTCCATACAATGGTTATGGTGACATTAATATTCTTAGAAAGTTAATAAACGAAGAGAAGCCAGACGCTATCTTACACTTTACTGATCCACATTATTGGCAATGGTTATATGATAATGAACACGAGATTAGACAACATACACCAATATTATATTATCACATATGGGATGATTTGCCAGATCCAAAGTACAACAGGAACTATTATGAGAGTGTTGATTGGTTGGGTTGTATATCTAAGCAAACATATGGTATAGTACATAGAGTAGGTAAAAATACTGATAAGGTAACATATAAGCCATTAGAAGATTGGCAAATAAGTTATGTTCCACATGGTATTAATTCAGAAACATTTAAACCATTAGATGTTGTGAGTGATGATATTAAAAAAATTGTCTTTGGTGACAAGGAATATGATTTTATTTTATTCTATAACAACAGAAACATTAGAAGAAAACAACCATCTGATGTTATCTATTCATTCAAATTGTTTTGTGATAAACTACCAAAAGAAAAAGCTGATAAGTGTTTGTTATTAATGCACACAGCGGCTGTTGATGAGAATGGAACAGACTTACCTGCGGTTATTGAAGATCTTTGTCCATATGATGTTAAGTTCACAGGATTAAAGTTAGAACAAGATAGATTAAATGAAATCTATAACCTAGTTGATTGTACTATTAACATTGCAAACAACGAGGGGTTTGGTTTAACAACAGCAGAATCATTAATGGCTGGAACCCCAATCATTGTTAGTGTTACTGGTGGTTTACAAGACCAATGTGGATTTGATTTTAGTGCTGATGATTACATTAGTATTGGTACCTTACACAACAAAGGTGAGAGAGCACAAACAAAACATGGAGAATGGGTTTTACCTATTTGGCCATCAGCCATTAATCTAAATGGTTCTGTACCAACACCATATATCTTTGACGATAGAGTTAATGATGAAGAAGTTGCTGATGGAATTATGAAGATGTATAAGTTTGGTAAAAAGAAAAGAAAAGCAAAAGGATTGTTAGGTAGAAAGTTTGTGATTGATAACCTATCAAATAAAATAATGTGTGATAAAATGTCTGAAGGGATTGAACAAGCAATCAGTAACTTCAAACCAAGAAAGAAATTTGATTTATATAAAATTATATGAGAAAACCATTTTTATTATTTAGAGGACCAGTAAAGACGAGAAGCGGATATGGTGCACATTCAAGAGATTTACTTGAAGCATTGTATAAAATGGAAACATTTGATATAAAGATTGATAGCTGTAGTTGGGGATCAACTCCATTAACAGCATTAGAAGAAGATAATGTTTTCCACAAATGGATTGATGCTAACACCATTACAAATTTAGCAAATCAACCTGACATCTATGTTCAAGTTACAGTACCAAATGAATTTCAAAGAGTTGGTAAAGTTAACATAGGTGTGACAGCAGGTATTGAAACAACTGTGGCACCAAAGAATTGGGTTGATGGTTGTAACAAAATGGATATGATCATTGCTACATCAGAATTTTCAAAAGAAGTTTTGTTGTCAACAGTTTATAATGAAACAGACAATGTAACTGGTAAATTAATTAAACAATATAGAATTGAAAAACCTATACATGTTTTGTTTGAAGGTATTGACACATCCATTTATAATAATGTTTATAACGGAATTGATTTAGACATCAAGGAAGACTTTGCATATCTATTTGTGGGTCATTGGTTAAAAGGAAGTATTGGCCAAGATAGAAAGGATGTGGGTATGTTGATTAGATGTTTCACAGAAGCATTTAAAGGTCAAGAAGATATGCCAGCTTTGATTCTTAAGACATCTGCAGCATCATTCTCAATTAAACAAAGAGAAGAGTTCAGAAAGAAGATAGAAGACATTGTAGGTAAAGTAGAGAATCCACCATCAATCTATCTTTTATTCGGTGATCTATCGAACAGCGAGATGAATGAGTTGTATAATCATCCTAAGGTTAAGTCTATGGTTTCAATAACTAAGGGTGAAGGGTTTGGTAGACCGTTGTTAGAATTCACAATGACCGGTAAGCCAGTGATAGCATCAAACTGGTCTGGACATAAAGACTTCTTACCGATGGATAAGGCTATTATGATTGGTGGTAAGTTAACTGATGTTGATGAGAGTGCAATTGATGATTTTATTATTAAAGGTTCAAAGTGGTTTACAGCAAATTACAATGAGGTGGTTGAAGTTTTAAAGTTAGTTAAGAAGGATTATGATACATTCTTATCTAAGTCAGAGATATTAAGAGTAGAGAATCAGGAGAAGTACTCATTAGAAAAGATGGTTGATAAATTTAAATCATTAATACCGATTGAGGTTAAAGAGGAACCAGTACAAAAACAATTAAATTTACCTAAATTAAATAAAATAAAATAGTATGCCGAGAAAGAAAAGAGAACCGATCTTTTTAACAACAGAAACACCGCAATCATCATCGTTTTCTATTGCGGGCACAAAGTATATTGAAGACTGTGAGTGGTGTTTCCAATTCGATGATCACGAACCTATTGTGTTTGCAACAGCATCAAAAAAAGATTTTGCATCTACACCTAAAATAAGTTTCACATTATCAAATAGAAGTGATAGTACTATGACTTTTTTTGATGAAAAATCAGGTAAGAAATTAAAACTATACTCAAGAGAAAAAATTAACAAGTGATGAAAATAAGTTTTGCAATAACCGTATGCAATGAATTAGACGAAATAAAAAGACTGGTTCCCTTTTTATTAGAACACAAAAATACCAATGATGAAATCGTTATTCTTTTTGATGAAAAGAATGGAAGTAAAGATGTATTAGATTTTCTATTACCTTTCAACATTAAACCAAATGTTCAAACCTGGAGAGGATTGGATTGGGATAATAACTTCGCCGAATGGAAGAATAAACTAAATGAATATTGTACTGGTGATTATATCTTTCAATTAGATGCTGACGAGATGGTTAGTGAGTACTTGGTTAAAAACATTGGTGATATAATTGAAGAGAATAAAGAAGTGGATCTATTTTATTTAGCAAGAATTAACACGGTTAAAGGTATAACAATGGAGCACATCAACAAATGGAGATGGAATCTAGATAAAGAAGGTAGAATTAACTTCCCCGATTACCAGGGTAGATTGTTCAAACCAAATTTAAAGTGGGATGGTAAGGTTCATGAAAGAATAGTTGGCGCGAAATACTATGCTATTCTCCCATTAGAAGAAGAATATTGTTTAATTCATAATAAAACAATTAATAAGCAAGAAACACAGAACGAATTTTATAACACAATATAATAACAAATGAATAAATTAATTTTAGCAACTGGAAGTAATCTAAACTATCTACATAAGATGACAGGTTATTTAAAATCAATTGAGGCTAACTCAAACTTTGATTCAAACTATCTGGTTTTTTTAGGTGATGACGAAATGAAGATGAAGTATGAGAAAATAAAAATAGTTAATGTCTATCAAAAAGATCTAGAGATTGTTCCATCAAACTATTGTATTCAACATGGTGAGTTTTTAAAATCAAAGATGTTAGATGAAGCAACGAATGATGATGATGTTATTTTCTTTACGGACGGTGATATTAAAATACAAAGAGAATTAACAGATGATGAGATAACTAGATTTAAGAATTTCAAAGACGATGATGTTTATGTTGGTTATAATGTATCACCAACTGATACATTACATGATGAGTCATTAAGATTGGGAATTATTGACAGAGAGTCATCATTATTAAAAAAGGATTTAAAAAAAATTAAGGTATATAACACTGGTGTCTTAGCAATGAATAAAAAAACTTGGATCAAATTAATGAACCAGTTTATTGAATATTATCCTGAAGTGGATAAAACTTTTCATCATTATGCTAAACAACAATGGTTGTTATCACTTTTGATTAACACAATGGGTTATAATGTTTATGAGATGTCATATGATATACACAATCATCTACATTATCCAAGTCCAGATGGAACACAGCAGGATGCTGAGGGTGTAGTATATTACAATAATAAAAAGGTTTTATTTAAACACAAATGGGATTAAGATGAAAGATTTACTAGAAATTATCAAAGGTATTGACCTTAAAAAAATAACAGAAGAAGAATTAGAAAACTTATTACCATCTTTAGGTATGAATGGTGAGAATGGACATGAGATGCCAGCTCATTTATCCCAACACTATAATATTGGTTTAAGATTTTGGCAATACCCAAATCAATTTAGTAAGTATCTTAAACTACTAAGTAAGTTTAAGATCAACTCATATCTAGAAATAGGTTGCAGATGGGGTGGTACATTCATTATAACAAATGAGATATTAAAATTAAAGAATAAAAACGTTAAAGCATTTGCTTGTGACTTAATTGATAAATCTAGTATCTTAAACGAATATTCAAACCATGCTGACTTTACTTTTATTAAGATCAATAGTGCACTACTTGATAAAGAAAATGTGCAAGAACAAGTTGATCTAATATTAATTGATGGTGATCATTCTTACAATGGTGTAAAAACGGACTTTGAGAGATCTCTACAGTATTCTCCAAAGTATGTGGTGTTTCATGATATTGCTAGTGATGCTTGTCAAGGAGTTGTGAACTTCTGGAATGAAATAAAAAATAATTACAAGCACCATGAGTTCATTGAACAATATGATAGCGTTTCGGGTAGTTACTTAGGTATCGGTTTAATAGAATTATAATATGAATATAACATTTGTACTAGCGGTTTACAACAAATTAGAATTAACTAAAGAGTGTTACAGACACCTTAGACACATATATCCAACAGCACCATTGGTTATTAGCAGTGGTGGATCTAGCGATGGTACAAAGGAGTGGCTTGAGTCATTAGAAGATGAGAATGTTTCTTATATTCATGATGACGATAGATTAACTTTCTCTGACACATATAATTCGGGTATCAAACTTGTTGATACTGAGAAGGTTGTGTTGATTCATAATGACATGGTTATTGGTGAGGGATTTTTAGAAGCAATCGAAAGACTTCTTAAACCTAATATGGTATTATCATATACAACAATTGAGCCGCCAGTATTCAGAGGACACAAAAGACCTGGTAAAGTATTATTAGATCTTGGTAGTGGCTTTGATGATTTCGATCACGTTAACTTCAATAGTTATGTTCAGCAATGGAATCAAAGTGATGAGTTATATGACGGCGCGGTATTCTTTATGAGTGGTTATAAAAAGATGTTTGATGATGTCGGTGGATTTGATGGTTTTAGTTTTGTTCCTTGCTTCTGTGAAGATGATGATTTCTTATTAAGAGCTAAGATTAAAGGTTATGAATTAAAAACCTGTGACTCTGCTATTACATATCACTTTGTTTCACAGACATCTAGATTTAGCGATGATATGAAAACCAACAGACAGCTAATAGAAGTCTCATCAAACAGAAACTTTGTAAGGAAGTGGGGTCTACCATTCTCAGCCTTCAATGAGATTAGATATTGGGAAGAAAAGGATTTCAAATATAAAACATTCAAGATGGGGCTAACCACTAGAAGTAGATCATTTTTACTCCAGATAGAACCATTCTTTGATAAAATCAATTTAGGGGCCATTCCAGACGATTATATTCAAAATGAACAGAAGAATACCAAGTATGATTTAAGATCGAAATTTACCCTAACAGACGACGTTGACGTTATGATTTACGAGACCAGCCCATTTGATCAAATGGATCTCGACACACTTAAAAAATTAAGACTTTCTATACCATATTATGAACCAGGTGAATACCAGATTGGCAATATGATGATTGATATTAAAAAAATAGTTTAATGAATATACTTGTAACTGGTGGTGCTGGGTTTGTGGGCACCAATTTAATTAAGAGATTATTAAAAGATGGGCACAATGTTACATCGATTGATAACTATTTAAGTGGATATGTATCTAACCATCAAGACGGCGCAAACTATATACTTGGTGATGTTACTGATTTAAGCATATTAAATGATATTAAGTTTGATATCGTTTATCATTTAGCTGCGATAGCTAGAATACAACCATCATTTAAACAGCCTGTTGAATATTTTGAAACAAACACAAATGGTACATTGAATATAGCACAGTATTGTGTTAACAATAACATACCATTAGTTTATGCTGGAAGTAGTTCACATCATAGTGGTAAGTTTAAAAACCCATATACATTCAGTAAAGACATTGGTGAGGAGATTATTAAACTTTATCAGGATCATTTTAAATTAAATGCGTCTATCACTCGTTTTTATAATGTATACGGTCCACATCATTTAAGAGATGGTGGTTATAGTACTGTGATCGGTAGATGGGAAAAACAATATGATGATGGTGAACCTTTAACAATATATGGTGACGGATCAAAGAGAAGAGATTTCACACACATTGATGATATCGTTTATGGGTTAATTAAGATACAAGAGAAAAATGCTTGGGGTTATATCTTTGAGTTAGGTAGAGGTAAAAACTTTTCGTTAAATGAAGTAGCAGATATGTTTAAGGAAGATCGTTTATACTTTGAAGATAAACCAGGTGAAGCTCAGGAAACTTTGTGTGAAAGCAATTTAGCTAAATTTGTATTGGGTTGGTTTCCAATTATTAATTTATCTGATTATATTAATGAATATAAAAAAAGGAGCTAATTTAGCTCCTTTCTTTTTATTTCTTAATTAACTTAAACAGTACCTGGTATTTGTCTTTTGTTTTACCAGCATCCTTTAGATCTTCTTTAGTGATTTCAGGATATTCAAGTTCAATCTCTTGATTTAAAAGAGTACCATATTCTTTATCGAACTCAAGATAATTTGGATTAATAACAGTTCCGGTTACATTACCTTCTTCGTCTTTAACCTCGTTTCTCATTTTAACCAAGATACCACCATTACCATCGTCTTCACCATACTTTTTAATCAAGTCGTCTCTCAATACTTCAACCTTGCTTCTCTCACTTTTAAGTGTTGCTGAGAAATCACTTAGCTCATATTTCAAAATGATTGATAGATTTTGTTTGCTAAAGCCCTCATAAATCTGTTCACCAGATTGTGGATCGGTATACCCGTTTATTTCACTTTCTAATTGTAGAACGTCTCCTAATTTTAATGTAATTTTGTCCATAAATTTAAATTATCTTTTATAATATATATCTTATTTTTAAAAAAGTAAACACTAAATTATTGTCAAAAGTGCGTAAGTTATCATGATCGATATCCACACAATTAGTGCTTTCAGGTAGGTCATAAATCCGGTGTGGAAATACTTCTGACCAATCGGTAAACACTTATGGGATGGTGAGATCAAATATGCTGAGTATTCCAATGTAAAGAACAGAACAAAATACTGCATACCAAACACACTTGTTAGTAAGCTAACGATACTCGCATACTTTGCGGAAGATCCTAACATGAATGATGATAGAAATGATATAACAGAAACCACTAGAATATATTCTGGTTTACTATATTGTTTAATATATGATTCTATCACATTATAGTAAGAACCAACAAGGTTACCTAGAATGATTACTAATGCAACGATCCATATCAATTCCCAGTCAATATAACCCATTAGTTTATTCCAGCTTTTAGAATAATACACCAACCATAGAGTAAACCCTGTAAAGAAACCAAAATAATATTCAGTAAGAAATACACACATTAGTATAGTAACCAAGAACGGTATAACCACCATAGTAATGTTTTGCATATTAATTGGTTCGTCTTTAACTTCAATATCAATCTCATCATCATTTAATGATAAAATATAATATGTTACATATAATACAGATATTAAAAGCAACGGCCAGATATATGACATGAATTGCATATAAGTTAAACTCAACACAGCCATTGGAATAATAACAGTCTTCTCTAATGGTGACCATAGATAATAGTGGTGTGTTGCTAGGTAATCAATGATACCAAACTTCTTACGTTTCTTATTATCAACAGGTGCAATACTGTTTAACATTGATGCCGATAATGCAACACGCCCAGGGATAGGTAAGATACCACCAAATAGTGATACCAAAAATACCACCATTCTTTTAGACTTAACTTTTTGTTCAAGTAGTCTGAAGATGTCCATAAGGTATCCTCTTTCTTTGAGGATACCTGTAACGAACATAATGAATATTAAATAGACAAGGAACTCTTGTCCTTTGATTAGAATTGACATAATTAAAAATTATATTTAAGGTTTAAATTAATACTTCTTGTTGGTAAATCAACTGACGATCCCCAGACTCTACTAGCATCATTAAATAAGTTATAAAACAACATTGTGTATTCTAAATTTTTATACTTTGTGGTGTATCCAATGTTCACCAATCTCACACCTTTATTGTGTAAAAATTGTCGAACATCATTTCTATCTGCAAATGATAAAGATTGATCAATTGGTTGATATCTACCTTCCACCCATAGCTTATTATAATTTAGTTTGATGTAGCCAAAATATGGTACTGTTTTATCAACTGGTTCTGTTGTTCCTGTTAATCTTTTAACACCATAAACATATTCTGCTCTAGCATTCACACCTAGTTTAGTTCCAAACAAACTATCATTAAAATAACCTAACGTTGCGCCATTTACTGAGACACCACCAATGTTATCGGTCCTAAATACGTTTGTCGATAGTACGGTTACATTAAATGCATCATCTAATTCTTTGAAGTAAACATCAAAATATAAATTACTTCTTTTATAACCAAATCGATATGTTTGACCTCTCTCTTGTATTAAATCCGGGTTTGGTAATTGTGTGCCTCTACCATTTGTCATTGCTTGTTTAATCATCAAATAACTTGGTGCGTTTAAGCTATTGTCATAACTTGCAAATAGACCTTTGTATCCAACAATTGCTGAATATTCAAAACCATTAAATGGATCAATATCAGTTATTTGAACATTCTTTAATCCTAAACTTGTGTAAACTTTTACTTTACCAATTTCATTAATCCAACGAATACCATGCTTTGTTGTTTTATAATCATCGTTTGATACCCCACCAACTAAACCATTTTCATATCTGATTTTTTCAATTGTGTTTGTTGAATATATACTAAATGAATGTGGTAATTGATATTCAAGATTTGCGGTATATGCTTCTAGACGACTAGCAACTTTTTTTGTCCCATCTAAAATATCTTCCGCACTATTTTGATATGCAAGATTCACGCGTAGTCTGTTTAAATTCATCTCATGATTAACAAACAAATATCTTTGTAGTTCCCACGTATAAACCGCCGGTCTTTGATAACCAGAACTTCTGAAACCACCGTTCCATCTATCTGTTCTTTCTAAATCATTTGATTGTGAAAAAATTAAAGTTGTTTTTTGTGTTGAAGACCAGTTGGCTTCAGACACCAATGCTTTTTGGTTGTAAGCACTGTGTTGAAATGTACTATCAGGAGATATCACATTACCATAGTCAATGTTGTTAAACCCAATACCAAATTTCTTACCCTTATAAGATGCTGATCGGCTAAATCCATCCGTACCACCCACATAATTTAATCCAACATGTGATGATTGAACACCAACCTTTCTTTCGATTGTTCCACCAATATTACCACCATCTGTAATAGAAATTAATTTTGTGAATTCTAGTGGAACCCATCCAAAATATTGGTTTGGCCCGGTTCTAAACAAACCGTTATTAACCCTAATACCATTAATTGATTGGTCAACTTGATTACCAGTAAACGCCCCAACATATGGACTTAGTTGTCCTGGACTTGTTTCCTGAATCCGTGCAGAGTTCAAGTATACTTTCGGGTTTTTTATTACTTGTTGCACCTGATAGTTGGTGCCCCCAACAACAACAACTTCTTTCAATTCTATTGAAGCTGTGTCTTTTTGAATTGTACCGCTACTTTGTTGTCCAAATGACATAGTAGTAGTAAACAATAGTGCTAACATTAGCGATAGCATTGTGATTGTTTTTCTCATTTTGTTTTTGTTTAAGAAAAATTTATAAAATTGCGGGGAGGAAGAGATTCGGACTCTCGATTGAATGTTAAGTCCAATAGCAGCTTCGGAGGCTGTCGGTTTAAACCACTCACCCACCTCCCCTTGCAATCATATTATAATATAAACAAAAAATATCAGATATACAACTATCTTTCAATTAAAAATATTCCAAGACCATTCCAAAAGTCAGTGCTATCCTCACCAGATGTGAAGATTTCTCTATAATGACTAATAAATAAATTATTATCATTTATAAACTTATCAAAAGCACCACCGTTCCAATTCCAATCGTCCATGATAAGAATAGTTTGATTAGAAAATATGGGTAACATATTAGTTAATGCCACGTATTGATCATGAAATTTTGTTTCACCATCATAAAAAATAATGTCAACATTTGGTAAGGTACTAAAATCAAATGTTTGATAATCTGTTTTATATACTGAAGTTTTATTAACATTACCATGTTTTTTAACATTCAATAAAAATTCCTCCTGTGGTATTGTTTCAATATTATGTTTATAGTAGTTACCTATTTTTTGACTAACACCCTTTGGTGTTAAGTTAGGTGACATGAAGTTGTCAATACCTATTGCGTTAATATTATTACTATATATTGCAGAACAAAAAGTGGCCCCTCTAAACACACCAACCTCTAGGTACGTTGTGCCATCAATGTTACAAATATTATTAAGAAAGGCTCTGACTTTATTGCTGGTGATTCCATGTATATCTAAAATTTCTTGTGTTAATTTAGATACTTCAAGTTTACCCCATTCAATAGATTCATCTATATGTTTAACTAAGTCCATATGATTTCTTTTTGTGGTTAGCAACGACGTCACAATAGTTACAATCCCAGCACTGAAATTTACATTTCTTTATTTTATTTCTCCATCCTTTTAACTCCTCGTGTGGAATACCGTCAAGATATATGTGTGATGTTTCAGATAGTATTTCTTTACCCTGTACATATGAATCAACAATTTCCATGGTTTCTTTTAATCGATTGAAACTATCTCTACCATGCATTTTAAAAACATCAATGTATTCTAAAAATTCATCAAACTCTTCTTTAAATGGTGGTATTGTTCCTGTCTTGAAAAAGAAAGCATTAATATCTTTTTCCCATTTATGTTCACAAGTTACTTTGGAGATCTCGTGATGAAAGTATGGTAGTTCGTTGTTTGTTCTTAAGTTATTATATGTGTAATGTTCATCCATCACTGGGCATCTACCTAAACAACCTTCATTAACTAGTAATGATATTTTAACATATCTACCTTTATCTTCTTGATATTTTAATTGTGCTCTCTTAATGTTTTTTAACTCTTCAACATCTCTCATTAAAATTCTATCAAGGTTAATGTAATCAAACCCCTGATCCGCATTATACCAAAAGTCTTGTCCTGTTGCAACCTTTCTTAATATAGTATTTTTAATTTCCATCTCAGGAAAATGTTTCTTAAGCCCCATTGCAACCCAATGACCGTGTGGAATAGTAATGCACCTCAAACCCTTTTCATATAAGGGTTTCAGATTATCAACAAACAATTTATAGTTCTGATAATTTGGTGAGATGTTAACATTATTAAATGTTGCACTTATTTTTATACCTAACGCCTTTTGTATAATCATTGCGTTTTCAAACACAACATCCCTATCCTCTTCTCTGAACACAGCACCCATAGCGTCTTGTGTGAATGGTGGTGTTCTACATGTAAAATAAATGTCATAGATCCATTCTTTATTTCTTTCTAAGAATGGATAGAATTCATTCATGAACATATCCTCCGTTAACATTGGATTAAACGGTATTGAAAATATTTTCTTTATCATTTGCTACCTTCCATACAACCTCCACAAATTCCATTACATTCTGTTTTATAAAAAACGCAATCTAAACAACCTTGTGGGATTGAATAATTTTTATGATTATCGATATAAAGTTTATCAAACTCTTCTCTTAAACCTAATATACCATTTTTACCTGATATTTCCAAAACATTATTGATTTTTACTTTATCTTCTAATGGGTAACAATGGATTGAGCTGCCGTCCGGAAAGATATCCAATGGCATAAATCCACATATTGTTTCATATTCGGGTATCTTAAATGTTGCGAAGTTTAATGAATTTTCTAACACCGCACCTTTTGTTTTACCTTCCCAGAGACATGGTGGTACCTGACAGTCCGATGTGATCTTTATTTGATTGTATAGACCAAATTTAAGTATCTTAGTCATCTCATTCCCCATCTCTTTATTGTTAATGAGATAGGTTCCAGTTAGATCTAACCCCAACCTTATTGCGTTTATATTACCATCTAATTCATGGTACAACCATTTAACATATTCATAGAAATTTCTATCCTTCCAATCACTTGACATTGTTAATGCTAAGTATAATCTTGGATTCGTTTCAAATCCCCATGTGTTTGCATAAGCTTTGTATATTTCCAAATAGTTTTTTTTAAAAATAACCATTCTGTTTTTCTCATTGAGCTCCGCAGCATTAGGAAATACCCATCTAATATTTTTGATGTTCGCAATTATATACTCTCTGGTAGTTTTACCAAATAGAAAATTACTAACAAGATTTACTTTAAATCCTTTAGAAAATATATGATCTAATATTCCAGTAAAATTTGAATGTTGTGTTGGTTCGCCACCAAGTATTGTGATTTCTTCGCTAGGGTTGTTTAGACGATAATGGCCGATAATTTTATCGACCATTTCTATACTCATTTCCCCTAAGGTATGTTTTAATCTTGCGTCTTCTTTTGTGAAACAAAATGAACAACCTTTAGCACACGTTCCGTTTATTGCTAAATTCATTAAAAATTATTTAAAAGTCCATTCTCAATGTGAGTGGTGTTGTTTCAATATTCTCGTCTTCTCTTTGTTGTTTACTTAAAGCTACACCAAACTTCTCGTGTTTAAGTCTGTGACAATCAGCAATGTTTTCACATGCTTTAATTCTTTCTTCTAACAATTGTTGTTCTAATAATAGATTAGCTAACTTTGTGTTGTATACAGTTATATTATTAATGATTTTTTGAACAAATACTGCTTTATCAATATTTCTACCAGCACATAAAATATCTATGATCGGAGTTTGATAATCTTCGTCAGCTGTCCAACCAAACGCTTCTCTTTTCTGTTCTTCCCAAGTATCTTTTTCTAGTATAGAAGCATCAACCATTAACTCTTTATATCTTTCTGAAAATCTATCAGCAACAACTTTTCTCATTGCAGCTTTATTAAAAAGTACAGCTGATAGTTTGTCATCCTCATTAAGAAAATATTTTACTTTTTCTTCTTCAGACTCACTAGATTCGGCTAACTGAGGAATTTCGTCCATAATATGCGAGTTTGTTCTAACGCTAATATAATCTTTATATATGTCAGCAAAAACAAAGCCTTTAGCCACAATTTCTGGTATAACTATTGCCCCAAGTTTATTCAACTCAACTCTCATATCGTTGTACTCGTCAGCAATTCTACCATAATTGTAATTTAAATACATCCCAACTACTTGTATGTAACCTGGAACGTCTCCCTGTACTTTAAAAAGTATATGTGTCATTATAATAATTTTTCTGTTTCTATTTTATTTGGTTCAGATAATCTTAACTGATTTTTCAACGATTCTTCAATTGTAAAATTATTTGTTGTTGCTTCTGCCATTAATTGATTTATATTTTTATCAGTTGAGATGGTGTATGCTGATGCTAATGCTAGCACTTGTTTTTGTTGTTCTGGGTCCATCATGAGAATTGAATCTAAATTACCGGTGCCAATTCTACCATATGATATCATATCAAGCATAGCTTGTTTTGCCATACGAACGGTCCAATATTCATGTTCATATTTTTCTTCTAGTTCAGGATTACCAAAAACATCAATTAGTTTTGTACCGTTAGGTAAAATAGCCTGATCTGATTCTAAAAACTCTTTTATCAAATCAATAAACCCTTGTCTTTCTTTATATGCGTCTTTAAGATTTCTATTATATTTTCTTAAATCAATCATTTTATCTGCAATGGTAATGTTTACCATTTCTTTTCTCTTTGGATCGGTAATGAATTCTTTACTCTCTTCATCCATTTGAATTTCAAGTTCCATTTTTCTAACTGTATATTCCAAATGCTCTACCGCATCTTCTCTACCTCTTAACTCCAATAACCATTGTTTTAATCTAGCATAAGGTGTTATTTGTGCTCCGCCCACAAAATTATATGCTTTGTACTTTGGTAAAGCAAAAGACATACTTTCAGAAATTTGCATTAGTTTTTCATCAAATGGGTTATTGATAAAATTAGATCTGTCATATTTGTAACCTTGTTCCATAATTAATTCTTTTTATCTAATATAGTGAAAAATATTCATAAAGTCAACTATTATCTCCAACCACAGTGCCCTGATGATGTTCCATTATTTACTCTTGGGGCCAAACCTGTTACAGCATTGGATCCGCTATCAGTTGCATAATAAAATAACCAACTACTATTATTTTGTCCTGTACCATCATAGTTACCTAGCATGTATTGCCAGTCCTGTCCCATTGCAAAGTTTTCTTCTCCACAATTTGGGTGAGGCTTTGCAACGTTACCAAGATTTGTATCTGTAGAGTTACTCCATCTTCTTAAGTTGTAACCCCCATTGTACGAACCTTCATTACCACAATAACCTTTACCCACCTTAGAACTAATTCCTTTTTGTTGTGCGTGTGCTCCCCATTGAGTTGATGATGATGGTGTTTCATTCGAAAAGTTAAATTTAATACCGGCACTTGACGTCCAAGCATAACCAAAACTTTCGTCAAAAAACGCACCACCTCCGTCAGAACCATTAATAGATGTTACCCCAAATCCACTCACATAACTTTCATTTGATAAATTAAATTTTTCAATTGAAGTAGATCCGCCTGAAATTAAATAAGCGAACTCGGTTTCTTTTTGCATGGTAGCGACGTCACTTCTAGCTATACCAGTATTAAATTTTGTTTGATGTGCGTAGTTTGTATCATTAAACATGTTGATGGCAGATGTTCTGGTTCCATGAACACTATCAGGACCTTTCCATGCCCCATCATCATTTACGGACCAAATAAATAATATTGTTTTATTACATGCGCCAGATGTATAAGAAACTGGATAATCCAACAACTCACCAATGTGTGTTGTTTGATGTGTTGAGTTAGTTGTTTTATGTACATTTCTCCATGGAGATGAATCTTTATATCCTCCAGCTAAGTATGAATATGCTAAAACTTGTCTATATCTAAATGCAATTGGAATTGTTTCTTGTGCCGCAATTCTCTCCCATCCGTTATCAATATTTGATACGCCGGTATATAACATTAAAAAGCTACCACTAGTGGATTCTTCCAAATATAAAGAACCAGATAATGGTGAACCAGGTCTATTTGCTCTGGTACCTTTAGGTGGTCTATTAACCACTCTATCTGATGTTAAACTTCCACTAATTTCTAAATTCTCGTATATCATATTATATAATAATTTTTATCCTCTCCATCCACAATGTCCTGAGGATGTCCCACCATTAACACCTGGTGCCAATCCGCTAGGATTAACTGTCCCTGTATCTGTTGAATAACTAAATTTCCAACTTGTATTATTTTGAAGCCCATCATAATTCCCCAACATGTATTGATGATCTTGCCCCATTGTAAAATTTTCTTCTCCACAGTTGCCATGTGGTTTAGCAACGTTACCAATATTAGTATCGTTAGCGTTGCTCCATCTTCTTAAATTGTATCCACCATTATAACTTCCTTCATTTCCCGCATACCCTTTACCAACCTTAGAACTAATACCTTTTTGTTGTGAGTGGTTTCCCCACATTCCACTTGAGCTGAATGTTTCTGTTGCAAAACTCATTTTAACACCTTCACTACTTGTCCACCCATAACCAAAGTTTTCATCAGAAAAAGCTGATCCACCATCGTTACCTGTAATCGTTGTTAAATTAAATCCGGTTGCTATTGTTTCCGTACTCATATCAAATTTTTCAACCAACGAATTACCACCACTAAAAATATAGGCAGTTTCAGTTTCTTTATGCATAGTACCACAATCTGATCTTATGGCAGTTATATTAAACTTGGTATTATGTGTATATTTTGTTTCATTAGACATATTAACCGCAGCGGTTTGGGTTCCATGTATATCTGATGCTGATTTCCATACATTATCCGTGTTAACCGACCAGATAAATAAAATGTACCTACTACAAGCCCCTGAAGTATATGATGCTGGGTAATCCAATAACTCGCCAATATGTGTTGTTTGATCTGTGGCATTTATTGTTCTGTGGACATTCTTCCATGGTGAACTATCTTTATATCCACCAGCCAAATATGAATAATTAATAATTTGTCTAAATTTAAATCCAACGTTAGCGTTTACTTGGGATGATACTCTAACCCAACCGCTATCATTGTTACTCACACCAGCATAAACCATCAAAAAGCTACCACTCGTTGCTTGTTCCAAATATAAAGAACCCGTTTGGGGGCTACTTGGTCTATTGGCACGAGATCCCATTGGGGGTTTTGAAACTCCCTGTGCTTTTAATGATCCGCTAATTTCAATATTTTCGTGTATCATATTTTATAAATACAAATTTTATGCTCTCCAGCCACAATGTCCAGAAGATGTTCCACCATTAACACCGGGAGCTAATCCACTGGGATTAACAGTCCCCGTATCTGTTGTATAACTAAACCTCCAACTAGTATTTACTTGTGCACCGTCATAACATCCTAACATATATTGATGATCTTGTCCCATTGTGAAATTCTCTTCACCACAGTTACCGTGAGGTTTTGAAACATTCCCAATATTTGTTTCCGTGAAAACGTTCCATCTTCTTAAGTTATATCCTCCATTGTAATTTCCTTCATTTCCAGCATACCCTTTACCAACCTTAGAACTAATTCCTTTTTGTTGTCCACTGGCTCCCCATTGTTGATTATTTGTAAATGTATCGTTTGCAAAAAATAATTTTGTACCACTTTGTTGTGTCCAACCATACCCATAATTCTCATCAGAAAATCCTGATGCCCCTGAAGGTCCACTACCTGTAATTGACGAGGTATTTGTTATGTATGGTGAAGCTACTTGGTAATAAACACTATACATTGTTTCATTTGTTAAATTAAATTTTTCAACTGTTGCAACCGAAGCACCAAATATCCAAGCAAATTCTGTTTCTTGATGCAAAGTACCACAGTCATCTCTAGCATTTGCTAAATCCCATTTTGATTGATGTGCGTATGCTGTTTCATTAACCATGTGTACACCACTTGTCCATGTTGAATGAACGGTGTTATCTCCTTTAAATGCCCCATCGGTATTTGTTGACCAAAGAAATAAAATACTTTTACTACACGCTCCTGAAGTATATGATGCTGGGTAATCTAAAAGTTCACCTAAATGAACCGTTTGATCTGTTGAGTTTGTTGTTCTATGAACATTTCTCCATGGCGATGCATTTTTATAACCACCCGCTAAATAAGAAAAATTAATTACTTGTCTATATTTGAACCCAGTTCTATCTGTGTTTTGCGAACCGACAGGTTCCCACCCATCGTCATAATTTGATGATGCTGTATATGTTACAACAAAACTACCACTAGGAGATTCTTCTAAATATAATGAACCAATATCAGGACTGGTTGGTCTATTTGCTCTTGGCCCTCTAGGTATAATATATTGTCCACTAACATTTAAGGAACCGCTTACTTCAACATTTTCTCTTAGCATAATCTAATATAATGATTTTATCCTGTAACTACAAGTCTTCCTGATCTAGATGATGCAAAAGTTACAATTACTTGTGTTGATGATATTCTTATATTAGAAGGGAAGAACATGTCTCCGTTTGTATCAAACACTTGTGCAGTTAAATTTGCAGTACCTAGGTTATGTGTAAATGTTAAACTAGTTACACTAGAGAACGTTGTGGCGCTACTTAATGCAACTCTCTTCCACCCAGCCCAAGTACCATTATTTTTTCCCCTAACATACATGATACCCGTCCGATAATCACCATATATTTGATGTTGCCAACTAGAACTATATATTTGAGAATACAATGCACCATCTGTTGAGTTACCTGTTAGGTTTGTGCTACTACCATCCACATCGGTAACATAAGTCATACCATTTGAATCTAATGTGTTTGCTGCTACTGCTGAGTTTGATCCCGTATTTCTAAATCCAACACCATCGATTTGGTCCGCCGATGTTGCTGTTGCGGCGTTACCACTAATACTGATACCCCAGTTACCACTTGCACCAGTACCTGTTAATGTTGGTGAATATGAATTATAGTTACCGGCATGTAATGCTGTGTTTCCACCTATCGTTAATGCGGTATGGAAATTAGGAATACCTCCACCGCTAATTGAGAAAATATAACCGGTGTTTGTTCCACTATTTTTATATATGTAGAATGGTGTTGCATCGGTATTAGATCTACCAACTATCTCCCATAAGTTTGACCCCGCTGAACTTTGAAATTGTATTATATTACCACTTGTTGAGGTTAACTCTCTTAAATTTAACACCCGACTATCGGTGTCACTTGTTAGTGTAACAGCTTTAAAAGTTGGTACTGCAGATGTATGTATATTTTGTGGTAATGATAATGTTACACCACCTGTTGATGCACTTGCAGTTATTTGATTTGCTGTTCCGGTAATTGATGTCACACCACTATTAGTAACAGTAACCGCACCTGTAGTAGCATTCACGCTAATACCAGTACCAGCAGAAACTGAAGTAACTTTAGCATCTGTATATGTTGTACTAATTGAAGAACCTTGCCATACACCAGTTGTCACTGTACCCATGTAAACAGTACCATCACCATACACTCTTAACAAATTATCAGCACCCCAATGACCAAGACTTACATAGTTACTATTTGATGCCGAACTAGACCAATTATAACCCAAGTATCCAGCATTTTTAGTGCTACCCGCTTGACCAACAACTAAAATGTTTGTTTGACCGGCAGTCATGTTTGCTGAAAAGTTTTCTTGCGAATGTATAAATGATGTTGCAGTTGACGTGTTGATTTTTAATGTTGCAGCACCTGCAGTTCCTGTTGAACCTATGATTAATTGACCGGTCATCGTGTCACCCGTCTTTTGTACAAAGGTTGATGTTAATTGTGCTGAACCAGAAACAATACCACTTGGTATGTTAGATAACCCTGTATAAGAAACTTGTGAAGATCCAGATACTAAACCACTTGGTATTGAACTTATACCTGAAAAAGTAATTTGTGATGAGCCAGAAACTAAACCTGCAGGTATACTACTAATACTTAAGAAAGTAATTTGACTCGATCCAGAAACCAATGCTGGTTTATCCGTAATTCCGTTAAACGATATTTGCGCTGAACCTGAGACAACAGATATTCCGTTAAAGAATGCACCAGAATGAATTGTTGTTCCGGCTAATACTTGTGATGATCCTGATACAGTTCCAGCAGGTAATGATGAAATAACTTGTGCAGATCCTGATACAACACCAGATGGTAATTGCGCAGAACCAGACCAAATACCTGTTCCACTTAATACCTGAGATGATCCTGACACCACACCCGATGGTAATTGCGCTGAACCTGACCATATACCCGTACCAGATAACACTTGTGATGATCCAGATATAACACCTTCTGTGTTAAGTTCTTTTTTAACACCATCTAAGAAATGTACCGAACCGGTGTCTAATGTTAATGTTCTTGTTGATGCAATTGTACCACCACCACTTAAACCGCTACCAGCAGATACTGAAACAGACGTGTGATCAATGTGTTGATTTGCATCATAGTTTGTTGTTGCATTATGATTTACTTGTGACGATCCACTAATAACACCATCACTATTTAATTTAGATTTAATAGTTGTGTTAATTGAACTAGTAAATGAATTCAACGAACCCGTACTTGTTTCAACATTGTTAATTCTAGTAACTTGTGTGTTGAATTCTGTTTCTCTTACTAATCTTTGTTCTGATCCTAATTGACCGGCAATCCAGTAATCATTTGTTGCATCCCATAAAAGTGAACCAGAAATTTGGCTTACTCCTGTGGTGTCTTTAACTCTTAGACCAGCATTAGATGCACCAGCACCATTAAGATTAATTAAATTGTTATCAACATCTAATGTTGATGTATTAACGTTTGTTGTTGTTCCTTTAACCAATAAGTTACCTCTAACAGTTAAGTTAGAACCGGTTAATTCCACAGCCGTTAATAATGATGATGTGAAAGTATTTAAACTGCTAGTAGATGTTTCTATTGCAGTTATATTAGGGCTAGTTATATTTCCCGTAACTTTTAATGTTCCAGTTACTTCTGTATTTGAATTAATTGATACCTTAGTTCCAGTGTCGGTAATATTACTATCACCAAGGTGTTCGGCGTTAACCGATTTCACAATTCTATTTATTGTTGGATATAATTCAGACCCAAGACTATCGAATGATTGAGGCCCCATTAATAACACAGAAGATGTTAGTGGTGACCCAGCTATTGCCTGATGAACAAACAACCATTGGTCATTAACAGAATCGAAAAGTAATGACCCGGAAACTGTTGGTGATGAACCACTGTCTATAACCGCTAATCCACCAAATCTTGTACCTGGGTTTTGTACGTTGACAGTTATAATATTTGTACCAATGTTTAAGGTGCTTTGAGAAATAAAATTGATTGATGATGAACCACCAATAAGTAAGTTTTGTGAAACGTATAAAGATCCTGTAATTGTTTGATCGCCTTGGAATACATTTGATCCGGTAGTTGCATAACTACCGGTTTTACCTTCAATAGAATCTAATCTATTATTTTGATTTAAATTTACTGTTGCAACAGATGAAGATAAACTTCCAATACTTGAACTTAGTCCTGATGTTGTTGTTGCAACGCTTGAACTTAAAGAACTTATTGATAATGTTAATCCAGACGTTGTTGTAGCAATACTAGAACTTAATCCATTTGTTGTTGTTGCAACAGAAGAACTTAATCCATTAATTGCAGTATTGATACTAGAACTTAATTCTCCAACACTTGTAGATATACTTGAACTAAATGTCGAATAACCGGTAGTTCCCGTAATTAAAACTTGTGCACTACCAGATATTACTGATTCAGTATTAAGTTTAGTTTTAATTGTTGTATCAATAGAAGATGTGAATGAATTCAACGAACCCGTTGATGTTTCAATACTGGTTAATCTACTATTTTGAGTATCATTAGTTGAACTAAGTGATGAAGATATACTTCCAATACTTGAACTTAACCCAGATGTTGTTGTAGCCACCGATGAACTTAATGTATTAATAGATGTACTAACACTAGAACTTAATGATCCAATACTTGTAGATATACTTGAACTAAATGTTGAATATCCTGTGGTACCTGTGATTAATACTTGAACACTTCCAGATATAATAGATTCACCATTAAGTTTATTTTTAATTGTGGTATCGATCGAACTACTGAATGTGTTTAAACTACTTGTTGTTGATTCAATACTACTTAGTTTATTATTTTGTGTATCATTAATAGAACTAAATGATGATGATAAAACACCAACACTAGAACTTAACCCCGATGTTGTTGTGGCAACAGAAGAACTTAATGAACCTATAGATGAACTAAGACCTGATGTCACACTTTCAACAGATGAACTTAAAGAACCTATACTTGAACTTAGTCCTGATGTTGTTGTTGCAATACTAGAACTTAATGCTCCGATGCTTGTAGAGATACTTGAACTAAATGTAGAATATCCAGTTGTTCCTGTAATATTAACCTGAATTGAACCAGAAATAACATTTTCTTCGTTCATCTCATTCTTAATTCTGGTGTCTATTGAATTGGTGAATGTATTATATGATGATGTAGAATTTTCAATAGCAAATAGTCTACCATCGTTTGATGATGTATATGCCTGAAAAGTTGTTTCATCTAATTTACCTGTACCAATTGCTTGACCATTTAATGTAATAGAACCAGTTATATTAACTGAGCCGGTAACGTTATGAGATCCACTAATATCGACGGACCCAGTAACAACCAATGAGCCACTTGTTCTTTGAATATTTGTAAAGTTGTTTGACCCGGTTGTGGCAAGTGCAGTTGTATCTACGTTAATGAGACCAATACTAGATTGACCATGTAGAAAATCCGAATATACTGTTATAGCATTACCCATACCAACATGAAAGTCGCAGTAATAATAGAGTGTTGCAGCAGTAGCATCGGTAACCTCAACTTCAATATAGAAAGGGTCAGCATTAGTTGTTACTCCGGTGGTATATTCCGTACCTCCATTGTGTCTCCCGTTGTCAATTAAAGAGAAACGTAATGGATGCTGCCCTATGTTATTATAATAAAATCTATATTTGAATCCCCTAATGAAGGATAACCTTGGGTTTCTAACCCCGTTAATAAAGTATTTCCCACCCCCATCTGTTAGGGTTATATCAACAATGTTGTTACTACCTAAATTTACTTTATTAAGTTTTAACGCCCCTGTGATTTCAGTATTTGAGTTAACTTTTAAACCGTTTGCAGAAGAAATGGATGCGGTAGCACTACCATCAGCAATTCTTGTTAAATTAAGCCCCGTAACCCCACTAGCAGGGATATTATATAATTTAGACCCGTCACCATTAAAAGAACCTGTAAAAGATCCAGTGGTGTAGGATGAGGTAAAAGCCCCAAAACTAGATGTTAATGTGTAATTTGCAGCATGTGATGTAGAAACGGCGTTTTGTGATGTACCAGAAATTGTGGCAAATAATGTGCCTATTACTCTTAAATCACCAGAAATTTCTCCTGAACCAGATACTGATAGGGAGCCCGATATGTGTGGATCAAATATATTCATCTAAATATGGTATTATTTACTTAGATAAATACTTTGGTTGTGGGTTATTCTTTCTGAATTAGTTATGAATTGAATTTATAATTTAAATCATTTTTCTGTGGGTCACATCTATTCTAACCCTTATATTTGGGGATAATATATATTTTTCATAATGGGCTTGGATTAATTTTAACCCCAAATATTCCAATAAGTCGTTTATTGTACCCTCATCGTGCTTTTCATATATATCTTCGTAATAAAATAATGGGTATTTTTTATTTTGTGATAGGTTATGTAAAATATCACTAGATTCGTTATATCTTTTAATCATAGTTTCAATATATGAAGGTTTAATTTTTGTCATGTCATATATTTTTGGGACATGCCATCCAACCCCTCTTTCCCTACTCCATGTTTCATTGATAGTAAAACTTTCCGCCTGATGAGTTTTATTTTTTCTATCTAATATCACAATTTTATCAAAGAATGTGTCACACCATTCAAAATATTCATGTACATTATTGAAGTTTTTTCTTGGGAATTCGTCATAACCAACGATTAATAAGTTTTTTACTAAAATATTATCATAACTTAATAACGGTTCTATTGTGTCACAATCAAATTTATCAAAATAATCTTTATAATTAGAATCGTTATATGGTTCCATAAACATTTTGTAATTCGGTAATTCTATATGCGAATCAATAAACTTAGTCAAGGACGTTGACCCACTTCTTGGGGTTGCCAATATTAAAATTTTCATAAAAGATTTCTAGATTTCATTCTAAACTTATGTATAAACATAGCAATTGCCCATCGTTCTCCGTTTATGATTGGGGTAACTTGGTGTGGTGTTTGGGATTGGTATATGCACACGTTACCTATCTTTTTGTCGATAAATATAGGTTTATCATTTTCATCGAATACTAAATAATCTCCTCCTTCAAAATCTTCGTTTAATATAATACCAACATTCCATTCCTTTATAGGGGTTCCTGTATCAATGTGTTTACTGAACTCATCTCCTGATGTATAGTGATGTAAGTTTAACTTTGTCGGTCTTAAAAAAATGTGTAGATTCGTTTCTTTTTCGAAATAATTACACATTCTATCAATAACCCAATCGATATCGGGTAGGTAATCCAATGCATAAAATTTGTATCTAAAATTGTTAAATTCATCCCATCTACCATTGTCACCTAATAATGGGTATTTATCTTTTAAATTTATAATAGATTCACATTCGTCTTTTGTAAATAGGATAGATTGTATTAACATTTTCTTTATTTATATGTTGTTGAATTACTTATATTAGTGAAGTATAATTTTCTTTTCTAATATTTCTAATTTCTTTTATTAGTTGATTATTTGTACCATATTCGGAATGTGGTTTCCAATTAGTGCCCATCTGAATATATTGAAGTTCTGCATTCCATCTATTTTTATCAACACCGATAATATCTATGGTTTTAGCATATTCACCAGTCAACCACCAAAAGTTACCTGAATAAATTATATTTTTAGAGTTATTTACGGTTTCCAATAAAACACCGTATGTGTTAAAATCGGTTCTATCAAATATTTTAAGTACATTTTTAACTCTTTCAATGTTAAAATATTGCATTAAATTTCTCCAATTTGACTCCCTATTGTATTTATTTTTGTTTTTTAATTTGGATGCCCCTTTAGTATGAAAATAAAAAATATAATCCGAATTTTCAAATATCTCTTTATCTTTTTCTATTAAATTTAAAGTAACAAATTCGTTTCCTCTTGGGTAAATGTCTCTTATTATATAATTTGATTTATTGTAATCATGAAATTTTCTTATAATTGAGTCGGTTGGCGGATTATCGTCTGATATTGAGATACCTACATTTAAAATATATGGGAAATTAAAGTGTTTTTCTATTAAAGAGATTTGTTCATCAATTATTGACTCCACTCCTTCTATTGAATATATGTGATAATAAATTCTTACCATTATAAACTATATTATATTTTTTTCCGTTTATAATTACTCATAAAAATTTCACTTTTTTATTGTTATTATAATTTTTAATTAAATCATAAAGATAATTAGACATTTGTTCGTGACCATGTTCGCTAAAGTGTTTGTCAGATATTTCACCATTTGTTTCATCAAATATTGTTTCTATTTTTTGTGTGATTGGTGTAACAAGCATACCATCGGTTTCTTGTTTATATGGTGACCAATTAATAATAACGTTATTTGGGTACATTTGATCAATCAATCTAATATATCTGTTTATCTCATCAATATAAATTTGGTTATTTCTATTAACAACGATTTCATTTAAACAATCAACACAAATATCTGTCATATAAATGATATCGTTTAATTCATCGTTGCTTAAACTATTTGGTCTAATTGTTAAGAAATTACCTTTTTTGGATACAATTCTAAATCTTATTGTTGATGACCACCCAATAATAATAATATCATTCGAATTAATTCTACTTAAACTATCAATTACGGTATCGATAATTGTATAATTATCTGCACCACTAATCCCCATGTTTCTATAGGTAATATTTAATTTATTGGATAAAAAATCTGAAAATACTTTTGGTACATACCCCTTCCTTTCAACATAACTAGGAACTAGTCGATTATTTTTGGCCGAGAATGAGTCGCCAAAAACCCACAGCTTTGACATAAAATAACTAATTAAGAATGTTTATTTCTTATTGCTGTGAATATTGTATGTAATATGTTTAAACAATTAATTTTATCTGTTGTTTGAACCTGTAAAATTGTTGGTCTTTCTAATAATTTTGCCATTTTGTTTTATTAAATTTTTTCGAATCGGTTATGCGCAATTACATTAGCCAATAAATTAGCTCCAGTTATACTATTTGAATCGGTACCTGCAATGAATACGTCATCCGGTTCTATGTTAATTGTTGTAATATTACCACTATACCATTCTAAATTTATTGATGTAATTTCTGCGGTTACCTGATTTGAAATAACCAATGAATCAGTGTCTTCAATATCAGTAACTATTTTAAATTTAACTAATCCAGTATTATTTTCTTTAATTAGTAGTTTCTCATTTGTAGTTACCAATGTACTACCAGTTGATGATTGGAAAGAATATTCAATTTTAGGAAGCCACCCTTGAAATGTGGTGGTTAATTTGTTAACAACTGACGCAGTTGAATATGTAATTAATTCAGAAATTTCTAATGTAGAAGACCAATTTAAACTTTCATTAGATTTCTCATTTTTATCTAATCCAACTAAAGAAACAGATTTAACGATATCACCAATTTCAAGTGAATTTAAATCAACAGAAATTTCTTGATCATCAACAATTTTAATAACATCATATTCACTAGGTATACCAATAGAATTTACTGGATTAGAGAAATACATAGATCTCCATTTGTTGTCTAATTTAGTGTTAGTGTATGTAGCATTATTTTCATCTAGAGACACCGGATTGGTGTAAACACATCCGCCTAAATAAATCATAGTTTCGACATCTTCTAACAGTAATGTCCAAGTTCTTATGACATTCGAAATTTTACCGTTTACTAAGGTATTCTCATTAAATTCATATTCTTGTAACATATTTGTACCGTTAACCGTTGATTTTAAATCATTTAAATCGGTTTCTGTATCAATTTTATAAAATGCCGGATATTCGGTTTTTTCAAAATCAGGTAATGTCTTTTTAAAAATTATATTTGGGTTTTGATTATTATCAACTAAGTCGTTCAAATTATCGAACATTTTACTATCGTCACTTAAATCTCTAACGCACGTTTTTGGTAAAAGGTCTTCGTGATTAGACTCAAATAACAATTTTACCATTTCTGCTTTATCTCGGCAATATATATCATCGATAATTGCGGTAGAATCATATGCACATCTCAAATAAAAAGTAGTACTTTCGACATTTACCGATGGGGTTGTTATATCATTATTATTAATAACAATTAGTTCAAGTTCTATGTTATTACTATCACAAGCGGATTGAAACTGGTTTATTACAGATTGTCCAATATGTCTCTTTTTATAAACAATAACCAACTTGGTGTACGTATTTGTGGTCAAATATGTCATTAAATTATCCAATTCCAACAAATGGGACGCCGATTCGTGTAAATCAACGTCTGTGTTTGTTTCCAAAAACTTTATATTGTCCCCCAACTTCAAAAAATCGGAGCCTATTAAAACTGCTTTCATGTGCTTTCTTTTTTATAAATATTTATCATTTGTCTTTCTAATTAGTTCCTCCAATAAAATTTCTCACTTTATTCATATATTAACAATTTATTCAATGTATATGAAATCAAAGTACTTATTTACTTATCGTTTAACCCATATTTTATCCATTTATACCAAATTCTTTCGTGTAAATAATATTGGATAGGTTTATATACCAATTCAGCAATCCCAAAAGCGGTACCTATTTTATAATCACCACTTACCCACCAAACTATAGCAAAACCAACTAGAGTTGATATAATTCGGTATGAGATTGTTTTAGCTATGTGTCTTTTCCTTTGTACTATCATATCAATTTTTTTATATCTGAACGTTTAACAAACGATTTACCATCAAATGTGGTATATTTCAATTCATATCCATGTCTAAATGCCCTGTTATTACTATATGGTAGCGATTCCACCTCATCTGACGTTAGTTTATGTCTAACCGCGTTAAAAATTTGATTTTCAACAGGAGTTTGAAAAAAACCGACAATGGTTCCATCTTTACAATTTGGTTTTACATAATCTAAAAATTTAGAAATATTTGGGTCCAAATGTGTATCATGTAAAATACCATCAAACTTTGATTGTAGTGTTGGTAGGACATCGACCCAATCACCTAAAATTATTTTCACATTTGGTTTGTCTTCAGCCCATTGTAAAGCATTTTTAAACATCTCAGGATGGATTTCAATTATTATGTGTGACGTCACATTTGGGTTAGATTGAACAGCGTCAGCTGACAAATGCATGCCGAATCCAATTTCAAGTATGTCTCCACCATTTTTTGTAACTATATCGGCTAACTTATACATCAAAGATTCTTCACCATTGTGCATCACATAGTCATTTTTTAATCCATCTATTCTAATATCATTAGTGGATATTGATATTTTTTCGTCTCCTTTCATAATTAATTTTGAATACAAATTTTCATAAAAATTTATCATATTTTTCTGAAATTCTTACCTTTTTATCATCTGATATTAACCAATTATTAATCGATTCTTCAATGGGTTTTAATTCCAAATAATCAAAAATTTCATTTATTACTGAGGTGTTTTTATTAACAAAAATATCCTCATAATAATATATTTTTTTATTATAATTTTCTGAAAATGATTCTAACGCATCTGAAACAACTATCAAATTTAGTTCCCATTCATTAAATGTATCTTTAGGGATTGAATTTAAATAATAAACTCGTTTTCTTTTGTGTCTATCTTTAATTTTATTTACGGTGTGATATATAAAACTTTCACTTTGTTCTATTTTGTTTATTCTATCAAGAATAATAACTTTATCAAATGTTTCGAAAATAGATTCATAAAATAATTTCGAATTTTCTTTGACATTTGATGGTGTTTGACCCAATAACATTTTAAGTAGAACATTTTTATCGTCATCACAAAATGATAGATTTTCTTCAATTTTATAATGTCGGTCTAGGGGTTCCTCCAAGAAAGTATAATCATCAGTTAAGTGTTCTTTAATACAATTAAATAATGATGATGATCCACATCTACCTGATGCCATTATACATATTCTCATTACCCTTTAGTTTTATCATATGTTATTTTCCCATCTGAAGTCATATGTCCCGTTCTAATTGCGGTACCACTAATTTGTCCAATATCGGTTGGTGGTTCGTGGTAAATTACATCATACCCAACTCCTCTACCATAATTTACGGATTCAATATCGGGAATAATTGATAATAGAATTTTATTAAAGTTTTCATTGAAAAATGGTTCCTGTATTAACATCTGAAACACCTCTTGAGCGGTCTTTGGGTTGTTTTCATCCACCTCAACATCTCTAATTGCCACCCACACATTCTTACCTTTTTGTAATTGTTGGTTAATAAGCCATTCGTGACCTTTGTGCCAATTTTGCCATCTTCCGATGTACATTGCGTACTTTTTACTCATAGTGATAATTTTTTTAACAGTTCATAATATGAATCTGTTTCGTTTTTTATTGTTGTGTCTATATCTATAAAATTCTCTAAAGGTGGTTCGTACTCCCCAACATGGAATTCATTCCTACCTCTATCCTCTGTGGTGTGCACATAAATCTCAACAACCGATGTGCTGAACTTAAAAGACTCTCTTTGGTCTCTATACGGTGAAACTAAGGACACAATTACATTATGTCCTTTACTGTGCATGAATTGTGCAATGTATTGTGCTCTTTGGATGTTTAATCTTCTTCCTGTGATGGAATAGTCTTTATTCTTAAAGATGTCTCTTAGGTCGTCTCCATCGATGTGAATAACCTTGTCTTTAGGGAAATATTCTACTAAGTATTTTGCTAGGGTTGTTTTACCTGCTCCGGGTTGCCCTGTTAACCAATATATCATAATGGTAATATAGTTAATTAATTAGAAAAAATAAAGACTAATGATTATAAACGAACGGATCTCTTTTTTTAAGTTCCTCCATACGTTTTTTAATCATTTTTTTACGTTTATAGTTCCTGATTTTGTCCTTAATATATTTGATGAGTTTTCCTATCATATCAATTTAATTATTCTTGTTTCATTATAAATATCCTTTATATATGCAACTCTGGTCTCATTTAAAAATGTGTAAAATAATTCGGCTAATAAAAGATTTCCCTTTTCACCAAAATGACCGTCATTAACCAACCCTTCCGTTTCTTGTTTAATAGATGTAATATTTCCTCTTTTATATAGGTAACCTAATTTCATTATGTTTATGATACCTTTAGATTCTCTTAATGGATCAAAAAGTGTCCAAAAATATACTTTATATCCATCTAACACCATTTTAAATAAATTAACATAGTTTTCAAATTCTTTCGCAAAAAGAGGATGCATCCTATTCGTCAATATTTCAGATATAGTGTCACTCGATACTGATAAGTTGTCATTACGCCCACCAACCGCTATTGACCTAAAATTAATTTTATCAACAATCCTAAAACGAGACGTATCAGTTAGACCAACAAAAATGACATCATTTTCTTTGTCAAATTTTTTAATTTGGTAAAAAAGTGTTTCAAAAATACTATAGTTATCCGAACCACCCATTCCATGGTTTTCTAGTTCTAAGTTTAATTTTTCTGCCAATATTTGACTAAAGTTCTTTGGTTCATAACCTAAATAATCAATGTATGGTTTTATCCAATCTTGTAATTTCATTGTTCTATCTGTATATAAAGCAGAATTAGAATCTCCAAATACCCATAATTTACCCATTACTTATAAATTAAAAAATTTTCTATTATTAAAATGTCCAAATTAGTATTATAAAAAGTGTTTAGAGCATCTTTTGGTGTTAACACCATTGTTTTATCTTTTATATTAAACGAAGTATTCAATAGAATTGGGTACCCACTTAATTTTTCAAACTCTTTTAATAATCTATACATATTTGTATGCTTATGTACCGATTGTACTCTAGCAGTACCATCAACATGTGTAACTGCTTTAAGAACATCTTTATATTCAGATTTGACTTGAACAATTTGGTTCATATATGGAATTTCGTTTTCCATAATAAAATATTTATCTTGGTCATCTACTGTTACCATTGGAGCAAAAGGTCTAAAGTTTTCTCTCTTTTTAATCAATTTATTAATTCTATCTTTCATACCTTCTTTGGTTGGGTCAGCAAGTATTGAACGGTTACCTAGTGCTCTTGCACCAAACTCACAATGACCTTCGAACCAACCAACGACCTTACCCTCATGTATTTTTTTCGCAACATAAGCTCTCAACTTGTTTTCAGATCTGAACATGTGGTATTTCCCATTACTTAATAGTTTTACAATTTCTTTATAATAATATAGAGGACCGAGAAATGGGTTTTGTGTAACCCGTTCGAATAATTGTTTATTTTTAACTAAATAATGTACACAAGCTCCGATGGATGAACCCGCATCTGATGGTGCAACGGGTATCCATAATTTTTTGAATGATGTGTTACTTATAATTTTACCATTTGCGGAACCATTATATGCACATCCACCGCTTAAACATATGTTCCCTGTGTCATCAATGTACGAGATAGCCTTTAATAAATCAAAGAAGACTTCCTCATATACTTTCTGAATTGATGCTGCCAGATTCTCATGAATCGCCATAATTGGTTCTTCTGTTAATCTAGGTTGAATACCTAAATGTTCCACCAATTCAGAATTAAACATTATTTTATTTGATTTATTCCATGTGAAATATTTTAAATTACATTTAACACCTCCGTTTTTAAATCTGATTAATTCCCTAACCTTATCGAGATAAACATTAGGGTCACCATACGATGCTAACCCCATTACCTTATACTCACCCTCATTTGGTTTAAAACCTAAAAAGGATGTCATAGCAGAATAATATAAACCTATTGAATGTGGATAATCCGATACTGTTATTGTCTCAATCTCTTGACCATTTGCAAAACCAACAGATGCCGTTTCATATTCACCAACACCATCAACGGATAGACAGGTTGCTCTTTTAAAATCAGACGTGAAGAAGGAATAGTATTGATGAGATAAGTGGTGCTTAGAATAAAAAACATTGTCAGAAATTCTGGCCAAATTTTTCTTAAGATTACTTATGTTTTTTTTTATTTTAATATAGGATTGGATAGAGTATAACGGTACACTAAGAAAATTTTCTTTTATGTTTTGTTTAACTCTCTTTAATTTTAATTCAGGGTCCTCATAATAACACACAGCACTGATATTTTCCTTACCAATTTTATATGTTTTGAATATATGGTCAATAGTTTTATTAGGAAATGATGAATCATGTTTTATACCTGTGAATTTCTCTTCCTCACAAGCAAATACCAACTTACCGTCTTTAAATAGACACGCGGATGAATCATGATAGTATGCCGATACTCCAATTACATATTCCATTTAGTTATGTTGTGTGCGTTTTTAATTTCTTGGTTTATTATTTTAAAAAATGTTTCATGTCCCCTAAGATCCCAATGACAGTCATTAACCTGTTTTCCCGTTGAGTAATATATTGAATTTTTATATGAACAAAAATTATACTTTAAAGGTTTCCATATTATGGCATCTTCATCATATTTATTCCATAATCCCTTCTCACCATGATGTAAATTGATAAATCCTTTAGTGTTTACTAACCTATCATGTATATGTGTTTTTTCAAATAATGGTTCGATTTCTTTGTTATATCCAAACTGATATGGGTTCCAAAACCAATGAATTGGTTTAATGTTTTTCTCTTCTAATAATTTATTAACAATATCAATCCAATTTAGTAGCTCATGGGCTGAATTTGGGTGATTTTCTTTATAAAGTAACCACTCTTTGAAAAATAATATATCTTTATTTCTTAAATTACTCATGACAAGTTCATCGTTTTCAAAATTCATCAATATCGGTAAAAACAATTCTTCTCCAGTAACAAAATTATTAGTCTTCTCATATGACCTAACTCTATCTAATGTAGTCCAACCAAATATTGCTATATCATTTTCCTTTAATTCTGGTATTCTTCGAAGTACACTCTCAAAAAGTGTTAAATTGTCTGAACCTGGTATGGAATAAACCTGTACTTCTTTACCTGTTTCCTTTAATAACTCAATCCAATCTTTTGGAATATCTCCATTTTCTAAACATACCTTTAAATAATCGGTACAGAACCTTAAATCCAAGTTATAATTAAAATGGAATGGTGTTGAAAATGAATCCCCAAATATTCTAATTGACATAATTAAAGTTCTACAAATAAAAACGGATTATTAATTATAAACGGGTTAGCGTTTTTTTCAATATTTTCCAATATTGAGTTGGCAACAGCAAAGTGTGATTCTTTTGAGAAGTGATAACTATTGATTTCGCCATTTGTTACATCTCTAATATTCTCAAATTTTAATGCATCTTTGTGTAAAAAGAACACATTCATGAATGTGTTCATGTGTTCAACAAATTGTCTTGGTGGTACATTGGCATCTTTTGCTACCTTTAATATGTCACTCTCAGAAAAGAATATATAAATTAAGTGAGTAAAATTCTTTGATTCCACATATGACTTAATTGATAACAAATCCTTTATAAATCCTTCGTAATAACTTTTATATGATGTGGTTAAAAAGAAATGATCTTTGATTGTATTAATCAAATGGGAATCATCTTGTAATTCTCTATACTTTATGCTATTTTCATCAAACATCATGTTTGGGTGAATAACATAGTACTTGTCATTATAACGAATTGGGTACCTATGACTATAGCTTAGTTGTGTTATAATTAGTGGGTTTTTATATGCTGAAAATTCATCGACGCCGGCTACCTTGATTTTCTCCTGTTGAATAAAATACCTTTCCTTAGGGAATAAATTAACATGATATTCAAAATTAGCGTCTTCAAATAAATCCATATATCTTCTTAAAATGAATTCATTACAACTGCCAGCTTGTGAAATGTTTAAAACGGGTAAATTAGATTTCTCACCCATGTGTGATCCCCAGTTATTGACATAGTCAAATAATGATGCAAATTCAATCTCCTTTGGTGTTAGTTCTGAGAAATCTTTTATAATCCTACCTTTCTTGTACTGATTTTCAATGAATTGTCCATCACCAAATGAAAAGGAGTCACCGTTTATAACAATTAAATCAAAATCTCTAATATTCATAATATTTTTTTACGTTTTTTACAAAATCCGGGTTTGGGTAATGGTGGTCCACATCTGATCCATCAATTATTGAATTGGTTTTTTCCGCAATACCCACCAATTCAAAAAGGGTATTTTTAAGTTTGGTTTTACCCCATTTAACTAATCCAGCCTCTGTATTATAACTATTACTAAAATAAATATAATTTTGTCCCTCGGTTAATAGTTTTTCAACTTTATCTAAATCCAAGACCAAATCAATTAAATGGTATTCGTGGTCTAATTTTCTATATCTATCCCAAAAACCTAACCATGACTCCAATCCGCCAAATTGCTCAATTACCTTATCATGAGACTCCTGATATGAAAGATGAAACGGTTTGTTCCAATTCATTGGTTGACCTATTTCCTTCTCGAACTTGGTAACCGCATCAAACACATCAACACCATCCCAATTATTAACCAACCATTTTTTAAATTGTAAACTTATTTCACTATAATCGATAAATTTAACTTTAGTTGCGGTTGTGAATAATGACCTATGTAAAATTAGATACGGTCTAAACGCAGCACAAACACTTATCAAATTGTCAACAACCACTTTAGGTGGTTCAAAATCTAAACTGTCTGTGTTAAATAAGAAAATTGATGTCTTTGCGTTATTGTAATCTATCGATGAGAAGTATTGTTTTTGTAATGGTTGTATAAGTTCATTAACCGTCACTTTAGAATCAAAGTAGTCCATTAATACTTCATGATTTTCTGGATATAAATGATGCTTAAGCTCTCTAATTTCTTTTGTGAAGTTCACTACCTTTTTACCATTGTTTAACCAGCATTTTATTAAACCGGTACCCCAACCTATTTGATGTGTATTTTTGGTTATACCATTTACTGGTTCAATATAAAAAGGAGTATAGTCATCATGGAAATTTTCAAGACTTCTGTTGAAATTTGGGAATGATTCATCCTTTGGTGATATCCAAGATGGGTGACCGTATTCTCTATACCTTTTTAAATCGACACACCAAAACTCTTTATAGAAATAAGGTATCTTATCGGTATATGAAATTATATGACCGACCAATCCATCACTATCTTTGCATAAATTAATTGAATCGATAATAACATGTTTACCACCTCTTTTGGCTGGTCTAAGTAAATGACCAATCCAATTACCAATGGCATAGTCATAGTCATCAACCGATGCAACATCAAGGAACTCTTGTTCTGATTTAAAATATAAAACATCTAAGGTGATACCATGTAATCTTAAATCTAATTTGGCATTAAATAACCAAAAGTCGGTGAGATTTAATAATTTTTCAATATATAACTCGCTGACTTTTTCTTTATCTAAATCATTTATTACACCTATTATTACTCTCATTTAAAATAGATGTTTATAATTTTACCTTGTCTTAATCCAAAAAAATATACCAAGTCATCAATGTTACCAATAGGCTTTGCTAGCGGTATTCTACCTGGATTGTAAATTGGTTTTGTGTAATCATAACCATATGTTTTTACATTATTCTTTTTACACCAATTATAATATTTTGTTTTAATACCATTCTCATATGTTGGGTCAACTTCATCCATACCATCTAATTCAATGTGAATTTCATTAGATAACCCCTGGCTTTGTCTAACCAATTCCTTTTCAATAACCGGCATATCGTCATCACAAAAACAATGAAATAAATTCTTACCCGGTGTTGCGTATCCAACATAAATCCAACCAGCTAACATACTACATTTAAAATGTTCATAATCCTCCTCTTCATATGGTACTTGCATATGTGGTGTGGCCGTCGCTATAATTCTTTTATCGGGTCTGATTTGATGTCTATTCTTTTCCGCAATTTCAGTTAAGTGAACTAGATCATTTAATCGATGACATAGTTCTTCTGTTTCTCTTACCTTTGCATTAGAACTGTCCTTCTCACACGTTTCAACATACTTGTGAAACTCCTCATGAATTCTATTTAGTTCTTCTCTCGTAATATCATCATGAATATCGGCACTACCAACATAATGTTCACCCAAAGAATCGATGATTTCAACCAGTTGTTTAATTTCTTTAATATAGTTAGAAAAATCTTCATTAGTTGAGGAGATAAACCATTTGTCTTTAAATTCTGGTACTCCCTGTTTCCATTGGTCTTTCCAATCTAACATTAAATCTTTCCAGGCTCTAGCATATCTGGTGTCAACTAGTTCCCAATCAAAAGACTTTTCTTCACCTTTATAGTTTTCAAATACAATCGTTAAAATCATTGTTTATTTTTTTAAAAATTATTTCAGATAACCAAATATGCCCTTCTTCGGATAAATGGTAATCCTTTATTTGTTTATTCGTTTGTTTATATATCGACTTATCTGATTGATCAATCCTTTCTATCCAACCTATCTTTGGATCATCTAGCCAGATGTTACCGGTATAATCTTTAATCTTATATGATCGATCAATGTTATCATTATACTCAGAAAGTACATCTCCACCAATTGAACATATATTCCATAATATAACATTTTTTGTTAAATTTTTGTATATAAAATGGGATATTTTTGTAATCAGATCGATATCATTTCTATATGTAAATCCTAATGAGTGAAAGTTAATGAAATAATCTTCAATGGTTTTCCATTCATCAATATTCCAAGTATAACCTTTGTTATTTTTTATCTCGTCATTGTATACACCCATGTCAGAAGCGTAAACTGTTCTAGATTCATTTTCAGAAACTGGAACATCCATTCTACCTGGCCCAGATATTTGTATAATAATGTAATCATTTTTGTTTATATTTTCTAATTCGTTTATTATGGTTTTTAAAATAAAACTATTTGAACAACCAACTAATCCTTTATTAATCAATTCAACCCCCAACTTATCAGACAATAGTTTTGTCCAATTTAATGCCTCTCTATTTGGATAAAAATCAGTAAAGCTATCACCAAACGTGTAGATCATTTATATAAATTTAGGGGTTGCTTTATAATTTCTAGTAACCATCTCTGCCCATTTTTTACCAGCTGGTTCATGGTATTGTGCGTTTCTCCAGTGAACAATTAAGTGTATTCTATCTTCTTTAGAATCATTCCAAACGGCATGTCTATTGGATAAATCCAATAAGAAACCTTTACCTTCTTTGAATGGTACAATACCTTGATTCTCCATTATGAAATTACAACCCTCTGGATTATTCAATGCAATGTTTATCGGGAATAATAATTTATGATCCCTATCTCTGTGTGGTAAAACATACCCTCCAGCTTTTAATAACATGAATCTAACTCTGGTATATGAATCATGTGGGAAAACGTCTTTAAAATATTCAACCGTTTTAGGTATTCTATCTGATATCTCTGTCCAATCATATGGAACCAGTTTCTCATCACCTAATGCTTTATATTCTTCATAACTATTCCAATTCATTGTGTGTTGAGATGATATACCATGTATTGTTAAACTAGCCCACCCGCTATGTGATGCTCCCATTTGACCTGGGTCGTTTGCTCTATGATCAACAAACAATGACTTTAGTTCTAGTGCTTCATTAAGCATTTCTTTATATGGTAAACCATCTAGTGGTATCTCCCAGTATGGTACACCACTTTCATTTTGTAACCATTGGTACTTATTGAACTCCGTTTGAAAATTTGGGAAGTCGATACGTTTTGGTTTTAACATACTATTTGCTTCGTAAAACTCAGTCAGCTTACTATCTACCATTTTATAAATGTTTTGTTAATTCTGGTGGAAACACCATTATTGATTTATTTCTTCTAATATCATATTGTAAATAAAACTTTTTAAAATCATTCCAAAGTTTAACTGGATCTTGATCTGCGTTTTGATGTGGTCTTTCAACGTCAGTTAAATAATCAACCAATCTTTCAATATCTGTTTGTTCAAATAAATGTAATTTATGTTTATTCTTAATATACCATTCTTCTAAATGATCTCTTCTTTCTTTTCTAACTTCTTTTGGTAAACTAAGTGATGATTGGAAAGCCGGGAATCTTAAGATATTAAGACTTAGATAAGGATAACCACCAAACCTTTCTTTTAATTTGATCATATCATCCATGAAGTCTGTAATAGTAAATAAACATAACGCATTGATTGTCATCATGATATAAGTTTTAGACCAATTACCTTCTTTCATAAATCTAGTTAAATTGTTTAACCAGGTTTTATATACCACACCATCTCTGATATAATCAGCTTGTTCGCCAGTCGCTTCCATGCTAGTATATAAATGGAAATCTTTTAATCCTTTTGACTTCTGAATTATCTTATCAATGATTTCTGGTTTACCCATTAAATTAGAGTTAATTGCAAATCTCATATCCAAGTTCTCTTCAATAAGATAATCAATTATCTTCCAAGTTTGTGGGCTCATTGTTGGTTCACCGCCTGTAATTCTAAGTTCTTCTAATGAATCTTTTAATCCGTTGTGCCACCATTCCCAGAAAGCCTTTATATAAGGGTTATTTTCCTCACTATCATATAAATCTTCCTTACTACCGTCTGAACTAAAGATCGTCGCCCCATAGGTCTGCAAATCGCGATACGGACCATTCTTTATAATATCTTTGGCCCAAGTTGTACTGTAATCTGCGTTACAATAAGAACAGGCTAAGTTACATGCTCTACTAAAACTTATCTCCAGTGTTTTTAGATTAACATTATCACTAGTTGGTGCTGTTGATATTCTATCAATATCTTCCTGTTTGTATATGATTGATTTGTGAACCCTGTCACTAATATGATCTTTACCCATATCTTCAATCTTCCAACAATATTCACATTCAGGTGGTCGAACACCATTTAACATCATCTCACGCATTTTCTTCTTGTGTGATGTGTTGTGTATTGCTGTGAAATCATTAGCTAACTCATCTAGTGGTATTGTTTGTTTCGGTGGATGGTGACAAGATGTTGTACCACCACTATTAAGCCATATGCTGGCGTTTAACCATTTAGCTGCGCAAAATGATGGACTAATAACATCCAATACCGATTTTCTATATTTTAAATGTTCATTCATCTAATTAAAATTATGTACAACGTTTTTATATTTTTTTAGTTTCTCAACTTCAACTTTGAAATCGGAATTTAACTCATGGGATTCATCCCAAACTTTGATTTCATTATACTTCGCATCTGAAAATGTTCCCCAGTTAGCAACTTTGTAAAAGAAGATCAAAACCTTTTTATTTTGGAAGATATTGTTAACCATGTCACAGAAGATATCCATCTCTTTGTAGTTTTCCTTTTGTGCAACAAAAGATAATATAACCTGTTCAACGGTTGAGATTGTATTAATGAACTTTAAGTTTTCAACTAACGTTTCCCACTTACCACCAAGTCTAACTTTCTCATAAGTTTCCTTTGTAGCGGCATCAATACTAATCTCACAGCTTTTTACATATGGATGAATGTTACGCATCATCTCCCAAACTTTTGGAGTCCAAAGAATGCCATTGGTATGAAGGATAATGTTTTTTAGTTTAGGATATTTTTCAGAATTTATATTCATCAAGTATTCACGCATTGGAATACTATAGAATGGATCACCAGTACCACTAGTAAAAATCTCTTCTAGCTCATCACTATATGCTTCTTCTATCTTTTGAAATATTAATCTACTTTTCTTTGTTCGTTCTTCAGTATTGGGAACAATATCCAATCTACAACTAGGGCACCTTAAATTACACGCAACATCAAAACATAACTTAATTCGTTTTGGTTTATTGTAAATTTGATTTTTAAATTCAACTATAGGTTTGATTGGTCCAGTAACTGCACCAGTTTTAACTAATGTGTTTAACGATGGACAAAATTCTGTGCTACAGTTTTTAAACGACCCATCTAACATTGACTCTCTAATTTCAACAGCTGGTTCACCAAACCAATTATCTAAAAAGTTCTCACTAATTTGAATGTTGGTTGTATTCCAATATGGACAGCACAGAGTTTGTTTATCTGTGTGTAATTCTGTGTAGGTGAAAGGTAACTCACAGTAATAATTTTTTAAATCAACCATTATGATAAATTTTCGTTTACGTGTTCAATACCTTTTATTTTTTCTATCTCATCTAGGAATAAATTATATTCTGGGTGTGTTGGTTCGTAGATACATTGTTCATCCCAATACTCTTTAGTATGGAATGGGAACTTGATGATCTTGAATAATTGTATTCTAGCTTTATCACCAAAATATCCTTTAATCATTTTAACAAAATCAACCATCTCTTTGTAGTTGTCTTTTTGAACAACCATTGAGCATATGATAAACTCAAAATTTGGAATAACTTCTTTTGAAAGATATTCTAAGTTTGATAATAGAACGTCCCACTTACCATTTAACCTAACCTTCTCGTATGTTTCTTTTGTTGCGGCATCTATTGATATGTGTGCGCTCTTAACATATTGATGAACATTTGGCATTCTTTCCCACATATCCTTATTCCAAAGAGTACCATTTGTATGTAAGTGTATCTTTTTAAGATTTGGATATTTCTCAGGCTTGAAGTTAATCAAGTAGTCTCTATATGATTTTGAATAGAACGGATCACCAGTACTGGTAATGTGTAACTCCTCAACTTCATCACTATAAGCCTCCTCAATCTTTAATACCTTGTCATCTATCTCCAATATTTTTGTTGGATCTGCATTGATTAAAGATGGTCGACATGATGGGCATTTAAGGTTGCAACTAAAATCAAAGCAGAAGTTAATCCATTTTGGTTTGTTCCACTCCCTACTCATGAAATCTTCTCTAGTTAATATGTTATGATTTGGTTTATCATCTCTAATAACACTATGTAAGTGTGAACATTGTTCTTTATCACAGTATTTGTAAGAACCATCAAGAATGGATTCTCTAACCATCTTAGCTTTATCTCCAAACCAATCTTTTTCAAAATCTCCGGTCTCATGAACGTTAACACCCATTAAGTTAGGACAACAAAGATATTGTCTATCATTGTCATAAACTTCTGTGTACATGAACGGCCAAGTACAAACATATTTCTTTAAATCAACTTCTTTATTCATAATATTTCGATATTTCTGGTATCATCACAGAAATGTTTTGGTTTCTTTTTATATCCAAAGCGTTAGTGAATTTTTTAAATAAAACTATTTGATATTCATTTCTCTCTAACGACAGTTGGTTCTTTATTGCTATTAATCTTTCTATCACCCAATCAACTTGGAACACATCCGGATACTCTCTACTTTCGATATCACCCAGCGTCTCATCGATCTTAACTATAAGATCATTCTTCAAATTGTCTGGCATGTTCCTAATATTAAGATAAGAGGGATTTTGCAATATGTGTAGTATAGGTAAAACTGATTTCGATAAGAAGAAGTCAATTAGATCAAACATACAAAACACATTATATATTTGAACGGTGAAATTGGCATTCATCTTTATGTTATCATGATCGACCATGAACTTATATGTCATATCAATCTTATTTTTGGTTATATCCCATACCATCGGGTATCTAATGTACTCATAAACAGGGCCTAACCCATCAATTGAGAAATCTATGGTTACACGTTTAAACTTACTTAGTTTTTCTAAGGTTTCTTCTTTCATCTTTGTTAGATTCGTATTCAATCTAAACTCAATGTTTTTAGCATAATCACCTTCAATCAAGTAATCTAATAATTCATAGAAAGATTTGTTAATCAAAGGCTCTCCACCAGAAAATCTAATGATTTTAATTGTACTAGCATTATCTCTGATCCCTTGTATGTAACTTGTTAAATCATCGGTGATTTCAAAGTCAACAATTGGTAAAATTTCACCTAGAGTACTGTCCAATGATATCAACTCCTTATACTCTTTATTAATAAGGTCAGAATCCTGTGGTTGACACATTCTACATTTTAAATTACAAAGATTACCAACACGTAGCTCAATTGCTGTTGGGAATTTATCTAGTTGGCCACCATTTTCTTCCGCTACTTTAACACTATCCAAATAGTCTTCATTTTCCTCGTATATTTCAACCAGATCTTTTCTTAATGATGTACCACCATTTCTTTCAGATCGATAGCATTCTTCACAACCTTTAATTTCCTCACCATTGATGGCTTTAATCCTAGATTGTTTCATGTAATCGCTATTCCAGAATGTGTCTAGGCTTTCATTAACACCGATACCAACAACCTTATTATCTTTGATTGGTACATGTAAACAACAAGTTTTATAAACCCCAAAAGAGTCATTCATGACATTGTTAAAAAAGTTAGGACAAATCGTTTTGTTATCCATTACAATAATTTTTTAATAAAATTGTTACCGTCTTCCCATCTTTCTTTTTCTGGGAATATTTCACAAAGTTTTTCATAATAATAATTTCCTAAACCATTGAGATACAGTTTCTTTTGTGATTCTAAAATCTCCGTTTCAGTATTACCATATTTTATCTTTTCAACCAACACGTTTAAATGGTCATAACCATTATGTTGTATTGTATGTATATCTTTCATTCTATCTAGCATGATATTGTTGATATAATCATCAATTTTATGTTCCGCTAAGTGTAAATACCCACACAGATTATGGTACCTTAAGTATTTAAGATCAGTACCAATACTTATAACATCTTTTGGTGTGTCTATAAACCTACCTATCTCCATTATCTTCTTCACATTCGAATTTACTGTGAACTTATTGTCATCACCCGGTTTTGGTATAATAGATAATGATGGATAATCACTAAATAAAAATGTATGTGCTTCAAACATTGTCCAGTTCTTCAAATACCCCTCGGTTATTTTATTATAGATTGGGAAAAATAATAATTGTTCCACAATCTGAGGTGACCTGAATGTATCAGTGTCTAATAACTCACGATTTGTAAAATAAAAATCAACCAAATAGTCATAAGTCTTTTTGATGTTCTCCAAATCATAACCACCAAAAATTGACATGTTTGGTATGAAGTCCATTGGCATTGTTTTAAAGAAATCCAATTCAAAACAATCTTTTAACTTTATGAACAACTCGTAGTAGTACTCGTAAAATGAAATAAACCTAGAATTCTCAATTCTATGTTCAAATCGTGGGTACAACATCACATCAGGGAAAGCAAAGATTAACTTTTTATTCTCTGGGATCTGAACCCTTTCGAAAAGGAAAGTATCAGTATCGATGTGTAGGAATGGTGTGTTTTGGTGTCTGTATACCTCCATTTTGGGTATAGCAAAGTTTGGACCATCATAGTTTAGTTTATCCAACAAGTCTGTGTTAATTCTATTGTATGGAAGATCTAATGGTTTTATGATCTCATAAATGTCACTTGTGGTATATAAATGAACATTGTCATATAATCTTTTTGCACATAGCAGTGACATGATCATATGGAAGATCGTTCTTTTGTTAGTATAGTCTGGTTTTGAACTAACGTTAGCCCATGTGTGGATTATGTTCATAAATAAAATCTATTCAGTAGGTTGAAGTGCGGTGACCTATCCCAAACTTTTTGTTCTGTTTTCCTGTTGAAATCATAACAACCAAGTATATTAATATCTATTTCACTTTCACTTTCCAACGCTCTTATTTCATCAATATAACACATTTTTTTCGCAATAACTAATCCGGTTAAATCATACTCAATATTGTCAGCATGACCACCACCAAAATTATATGTGCTGGTTGGTAAAAATATCATATTACCCATAAAACTATGTACCAATGAGTCATTTATGTATATGAAATTTTCATTATCTCTTCCACTTAATAAAATCTCAAAAGAGGTTTCACCTTTCATTTCTGCATAAAACTTAAGAACACCCTTTTCTTTATCTTCTTGATCATCAACGTGTCTAAAGGTGAACTGTAATTGATCATCACATATTTGTATGCCCAGTTCATCATTACCTTTCCACACAATATTAGAAACAGAATCTTGTATACCACCAATTAAATCAAATTTGATATAGAAGGTATATTCGTTAGAATTGTCAAATGCTAATATATTACCGCTATTCATACCATATGATATGATATCCGGATTTAAGCACCAGGGTTCCTTATATTTTATTATCATATTAAATGTGTTTTATAAAAATCTTCTAACTCTGGAAAAGTTTTGACAAAATCAGTTCCTCTTCTTTGATCGATTTGTTTAATGTAATGTGAAAACGTTTTTCTTTGTTTAAATAATTCATTATCATCTATTGGTGATATTGCCCAATCATACGTTCGTTTAAGTTTCTGTATTTCCATATCAGAACATCCCATATGTGTGTGATCATACATAAGAGTAGCGTTGAATAGTGCCAATTTAGATTGCTCTAAAATGTTATGTTTCATTTGATGTGGTAATATTTGAATACTCATGAAATTAGGGTAACGCAAATATGATGTATCAAATATCGCTGGTTGTATCCAACATCTTTGTTCATTCTGATGTACTCTTTTCAACTCCAGAACATCTAAAATAAATTTATCAAATGAGAAGACGCTTAAAGCGTTATATGTAACCATGAAATCAATAGTCACTTGTGGTAACTCTGTCAATATTTTATTAACGTTATTCATGAATCTATTATAATCCATACCATTTCTAAGATATTCCGCTTGTTTACCGTGGGCATCACATGATGTGAATATTACTAGTTCTCTAATTCTACCTTCACCCAATATGCGTTTACATTTCTCAATTAAATTATCAATTAGTTTGTCAGGTACACCTAGATTGGTATTGATGGCTAGATTTAAATTTCTATTAGGTTCTTTTTGTTCTAATATGTAATCTAAAACACCCCAAGTATCTTTTGATAATAAGGGTTCTCCACCAGTAATTCTAAATGTGTGTAGATCTCTATATAGTTCCGGCCACCACTCCCAAAATGCATCAACATATGGATTATGTTCTGAATTTAAATAAGGTGTGGTTTCTTCATTAAAATGATTAAAACCATTTTCATATGGTCCGTATTTTTTAAGTTCTTCAACCCATGAACTTGAGAATTGTGGGCCACAGTACATACATTTGAAGTTACAAGTATTGCTAAATGCTACCTCAACATATTTTGGATTAAAATCCGCTCTCCAATTCAAATCTTTAATTTCATTATAATATTCCCAAGACCATGGTTCAGATGATTTAAAAACCCTATCAGAATATCTATCCGAATTGTCTTCTATTTTCCAACAATATTCACATTCCGATGGTCTACCGCCATTTAACATTTCACGTCTTTTCTCTTTTTTAAATCTCGTGTTATGTAATGCGGATGGATTGTTTTTAATTTCAATCTCAGGTATCTTATGAAGACTTGGGTGGTGACATGAGTGGTTGTGCCCAGTATGTAATTGTAACGTTACTTGTGTCCATTTAGCTAGACACATACCATTACCAATCCCATTGAGTGATTCACTTACTTTTTCATAATGTTTATTAATGTCTATACTCATATTGATTTTATTTCATTTTCAATCCATGGACTCACACTTCTAAAGTCACTATTTCTCAGCACATCTAATTTCTTCACAAAATCTAATGTATTGTGCTCCGTTCTTGTTGGTTCGAAAACATTTAAATAATTAATAAACCCGTTTAGATCGTCCTTTATTTTTTGTGTTAACGTTGTATCTTTTGCTACGTTCTCAGTAATAAAATTCCTAACTTTAACTTTAAACTCTTCGCTGGTATTTCCAACAGACAAATGATATGGATATGTTACCCATTGTGTCATAACATTATCGAAAAACAAATCTTCTTGTTTGATATAATCGATAAAATCAAAAAAGTGAAACACATTAAAGATCGATATGGTGAAGTTAAAAGAGAAACTAATTGAATGATATTTCGTTTTGCTTAAATCTCTTAACTTCTTTACATTAGCGAAGAACTTCTCATGTGAGAATCCTGTTCTAATATATTCACCCATTTCACCATAGCCGTCACAAGAAACAACCATGTGACAGTTTTTAAAGTTTGATAACAATTCTAATATATCTGTTTTCTTATACATAAGATTTGATAGATTAGTATTAATAACAATTTCACATTCTTTCGCATTTGGAAGCAACTGATTTAGATATTGAAATGTCTCATCCATGATCAATGGTTCACCACCAGCCAAATATACCCAGTTTAAATTGTTTGTATGTTTATCCAGCTTCTGTACAAAATTATCACCAATCTTTATTGACTTGTTATCCATGTTCACAACGTGATTAGGATAAACTATTTTAGCATCCTCATACCAGTTTGTTGAATAGATCGGTGCACACATTCTGCACGAGAAATTACATAGGTTGGAAAATCTTAAGTCAGTTGATTTTAACTTGGAGATGTTATAATTTTCATCCACCAATTCTTGGGATAAATCAACATAGTTTTTACCAGTGATTCTTTCCCATAGGTTATTAAAATCATTTCTCATCCCATGACCATTCTTGAAACAAATGTCACATACTTTTGGCTTCTCGCCGTTTAGCATTTGCTTACGTAATTCTAAGAATTTTGGGTGGTTGATAACATCATCAATATCACCCTCATTAACAGAAATATCCCAGCCGTCTGATATACAGCAGGGAGCAACTAAACCATCTGTTCTAACAAATAAATGTAGAAAAGGAAGAATACATATTGATTCTTTTAAAACATCATCTCTATCCATGGACATATATTTTTGTAACTTGTGTTTCTCATTAGATCTAATTTTTGAAAATAAACTTTTAAATCATTTCTATGAAAATCTCCTTTAATTATTTTTGAATCAATTCTAACATAATCTTTAAACGTTTGCATGATATCATATATGTTAGAAGCATATTGTTTTTTCGCTAAGTTCTCGTCAATATAATTGATTACCTTTTCTTTAAATTCATCTGGTGCAGCACCAACCGCAAAATAGTATGGTGTTGTCGCCCAATGAAAATGCATCTTCTCCTGTGGTAAATAACCATTACCGGAAACATAATCAATAAAGTCAAAGATATGAAATATATTCATCAATGTTATTGTATATTCAATTTCAGCATAAACATTTTTATGTGTCTTATTGAACTCAACAATTTTACTTAAATTATTGAAGAACTTTTCTGAAACAAACCCAGTTCTCTGAAATTCTCCAACCTCACCATAACCATCACAAGAACAACCAATGATAACATTGTTGAATTTCTTAAGTTCCTCTAATACATCTCTGTCTTTGTACTTTAGTGTGGATAGATTGGTGTTGATATACATGTTAATACCTTTAGCTTGCTCTTCACCAAAACGATCAAGTAATTTAAAGATATTATCATTGATAAATGGTTCACCACCAGCTAAGTATAAGTGGTGTATGTGTTTTAAATCTTCATCTGTGAACTTATCAACCGGGTCTTTACCAATATCAATAAATTTGGTATGTGAATCAGAGAATCCTTTCCCATATATCTCAGTTAGGTCATCATGCCATGATGATGATAAGCTTGGGCCACACATTCTACACTTAAAGTTACATAAATTAGAAAATCTAACATCTAGATATTCCAATCTGTTAACGCTATAATCAGGATTTATCAATGTTGGGTCATCCATTTTGTGTGACCACATTTTATTCCAATTATCCTTTAACGTGTTACCTTGTTTAAAGCACACATCACATGATCTAGGTGCCGTACCTTCGTCCATTTCTTTTCTTAGTTGTTTAAACTGTTCGCTATTAAACAACTCCATGATTGTTGGATAATCATTAAAATTCAAATCCTTATCGAATTTGCTTGATATACAACAAGGTCTAACTGACCCATCTGGATCAACATAGATTGATGTATAACCTAATACGCATTGTGTACTTTTCATTTCATTTTTACATTTATAAATTTAGTGTTTGGGTATAAGCTATCGTCGACATTTACTATCTCCATAGTATCCAAAACATTTTTTAAACCATCTTCTTTATAGTTTATCTTTCCTTGTTGCATTTCTGTAACAAATCTTTTTTCATTTCTTGCAGTTGTTTCACCTTTAGCCCATCTACCATGTATAAACCCCTCGTCAACATGTGGCAAACAATAAAATTTACCTTCTCTTCTATATGGAATAATATTTTCAATTATTTCAATATCTTCAGTAGTTAGATTAACGTTTTGTCTAATTACGTCTTGGCTATTCATATCCATATTTAAAATAAGATTTTCTGTGTTTGTATAAACATCCTCTACGTTGTTGAAAAACTTATCATAAATTTTAAAATCAGATATTTTACCTTTAAATCTTGTATTACTATGTGAACAAAATCCTAACAAGAACGGTTTAACCGAATCGTGAGTTTTTAAATGTTCTTTGATTTGAAATGGAACATTTTCTTTAGTTCCACTTCTTTGTGATATAAGTTCATCATTTACATAAATGTACACACTTTTTTCTTCTGAATTATAACTAAGTGTTACTTGTGTCCACATTCCTTCAAATCTTTTTGCCCAGTTGTAATGTCTCATGTTTGTTCTATCAAACACAGTAACCGTTACTGCTCTAGAATTGTTGAAAGATAAACCCCATGTCCAGCTACCATCTTTTCTTAATATTGGATATTCAATAAATTGTTTATTTTGATCCCCTACTAGCCAAATTGGTACCTTATTCTCTTGTTGTTCAGCATTAAATGTTAAAGTTATTGTGTGATCGTTATGTAAGCATGAACTAATTTCTCTATTTGTTGGTACATATATTGCAGAATCATCCCCATTAAAAGTTGCTATTAACTTATCTTTTTCTGTTTTTATAATTCTACCGGTAGTCAATCCCTCAAAATAACATCTCCAGAATAAATCATCATCTTCTTGTCCCCAGTCCCAATATTCATTTGAATATCCATTGGTATTATATGCTTGTTCTTTGTTAAATAAAACAACCCCACCGAAGTACTGATCATAACCCAATCCATAGTTGTACTTTGATAGTTTTGTAGCAATGTGTAGTGGGAAGTTTTCTGGGTATGCATAACTAACACCAACCTCTTCTTTGTTATAAACTAACATATCCACGTCATGCCAAGCCACATAGTCACATCCATCTTCAAAAGCGTGGTGTGCAGCAATGTTTTTCATTGCACCTCTGTTAAATAATTTATCATCAACTTGATGACCAACATAAAATGTGTGATCAATACCCTGATTAGTTAGTTCTTTTGACAGATGTGGTATTAAAGACTCAATATGTTCTTTTCTATTTCTGTATGGTATGCATATACCTAATTTATGACTCATATTCCAATTATTGCGTGATATGTTTTATTGTCCCTCATTAAACCATGTTGCACAAAGTCTAAATCAGATAGCCCGTCGTTATATAACAACTCTTTATTTATTGATACCTCATTTAAAAATCTAAGTTGATTCCATCTAGTCGCCTGATCTTTCCATTTTGTACCAAGAAACCCATTTTGTTCATGTGGTAAAGATTTAAATAAAGAGGGTCTTCTATATGGTATTTTAACCTCTGTAAATTCATCATAATTACTATCAACAATTTCACATTTTATTATGATACCATTATTACCATTGCCAGATAAATCTACCAATTGATAGTTTTCGATGAAATTAACATCATAATATGTTTTTAGGTCTAATGATGATTTATATCTTTTAAAATTATTTGTTAAATCTTCGTTTTCGTTTGTTGAGATATCAAAAACCTCGTCACTTTCTAACATGTCATCAAAATAAGCAAACCTATCAATCGTTCCTCTAAAATAATTTTCAGTTTTTTCTCTATTTGGATTACCAACACCTAAATAAAAAAATTCTTCTTTTTTATAAAAATGTAACTTTTTAAAAACTGGTGTTTCCCCAATAAAAACACCATCTTGATAAACCTTTATAATTTTTTCATCCCTATCTAAAACAACCGTCATGTTTGTTTTGTAATTAGGTTTTATTTTTGAATTCACATACAATGCGTTATGTGAAATATCAAATGCACAAAAATTATATCTCGAAAATGAATTATAGCAAATAGCAAAATCCCAACCAGGAATACTAAAAACTGTAAACTCATCAGTTTCTCTAGTGTGATCTAAATTTAGTTTATCTGGATAAAATGAAATAAAAAAAGTAGCGTTTGAATTTAAATTAATAATGTTTTTACATTTAACAAAAGCATTATTACCATTGAATCTTAAAGACTTACCATTTCTACCAAAGTTTTTTATTTTTAATGAATCTAAATTAATGTTGTTCTCCTTACATCTTAATAATAAATCATCATCTTCATATCCCCAAGCCCAATACTTATTTGAATACCCATTTATTTTTTTAAAATCCTCAACTGGAAACATTGTAACTCCACCAAAATATTCTTCAAACATGTCTCTTTCTTTTTCGTCATTTTCATATTCGAAATTTGTAGATAAATGAAGTGGTTTATCACTATAAGAATAATCAACCTCTGATGGTATCATATCAATATCATGAAACACAACATAATCACATTTGTGCTCTAGTGCATACTTAAATCCAATATTAAGTAACATACCTCTATTGAATTGCTTAGCACCATCTTGTTCAACGATAAAAATATTGTGGTCTATCCCATTTTTACTGAGATAAAACGGCATCAATCTTTTAAACTTAGAAAGTTGTGATAATCTATCTCTGTAAGGTACAATAACACCGAGTTTATGTTTATCCATTTATTGTTGGGTCCTTTGGTTTAGCAATGTTATGCCATTCAGCTAAATAATATTGAATTCTATCACTCCACTCTTGTTTGTCGATCTCTTCAAACCAAATGGTCAACGCATCTAATGAATTAGCAATCTTTTCTAGTGCTTTTACTTTCTTTTGCTCTAACGCAAATTCTTCTTCTTTTGTCATAATAGTTTTTTTGTTTTTATGTTATTTTTATTTAACACATATGATAACGCAGCACCTTCTCCACTACCGATGATACCTTTATCACCCTCATGTAGTATACTTAACGTTTCAAATATAGGTTTTAATAATTCTAGTTCACAAATTAATTGTGTTGCAGGTAATGATTTAGGTAAGTAAATAAAATTTTCTTTAATTGTTTCACTATCTAAATGGATATCATCAATCATATCCTTAAACATACCAAATCTAACATCATCAAGATCTTTTAATGTTCTTTTTGGCCAGTTTTCTAAGTATACAACAAATTTTTCATTCGGATTAATCTCTTTAATCCAATATAATAAATTATCATTAAATAACTCATCAGCATCGATATATAAAACATCCTCTCTATACTCTTCCACTATCCTTAACGCGTGTAATATTTTATCAAAATATGAGAATATTTTATTCTTATATTCTACTGTCAAAACATCGGTAAACATATCTACATTGTTTGTTAACACAATGGAATCATTTTTAAATGATCCATTTCTACTCAAAAAATCGCTTAAGATTTTTGAATATGATAACCCAACTGAAACAAACGCGTACTTCATTATATTGCAATTATGTTTTTAATTAAATTATCCCAAGGTCTATATGATCTGTATCTACCCTCGCATTTCTCAAACATAAATTCCGGATTATTTAGATCTAGTCTAAATCTACTTTTTCTTAATTGATCATACATTAATTTATATTCTTGTGAATACGCATATTCTTGTTTAAGATTAGCAACTGCTTGTATTCTTTCTATTGATGTTGCGTCCCACTTAAAATGGTGAACCTGAACATACGAATGTTGATTAATTAATGGGTGATTCCAACCCTGCCATCTCCAAGTTGTTTCACCGTTTATTTTTGCATAATGCTGACCAGACGTTAGTTCAATGTGACCTTTCATCACACAAACTTTATTAGGGCAAGCCTTACTCATTGGGTACCTAAAGAATCCCGCATTTGGAAATTGATCGAATAAAGAAACATCTGGTATTATTTCAGAGAACTCACCATTCTCACCAATTCTGTCTATGAATCCACCTCTAACTAATTGATAACCAAACTTTTCGCAGTTATCCACCAGATAACGTAAATTATCATTCGGATATAAATGAAGTTCGTCGATATCAGCAATTACCCACCAGTCATTTGGTTTTTGTGATTTAATAAAATTGTATAATTTGGTAACCTTATCCCAATCAAATATTCTATCTTTGATTACTTTGATAATCTTTACATTATCTTGATTACCAATGATTTGTGAAACATCAATGGATAATTGTGGATACATATCCGTTTCATAAACAGCAATATTAATCTCATCAACATATTGTTGATAATGCTTTATAAAATGTGGAAGTAAAGTAGTTCCGTGACCAATAACTGTTAAAAGCCTAATCATATCTCCTGTTAATAATGGTTATACCACTTGATGATGGTTTATCCATTAATATACGGAAATTGTGTAAATTAATCAAGTTCCAGGCCGGATTTTTTTGTAGTTCTTTGACTAACCTACTAGGGCCATCAAACCTGTGGTGATCTTTTTTTGCGTCTTCTGAAATGATTAACGTTTCTTCGTACTGATCGTCAGTATCATGAAGAATGATGACACCCTTTGGTGACAATATTGTTGAATATAAATCAAAGTCTTGTTTAACACCCTCATATGAGTGGTCCCCATCGATAAATAATAAATCTATTTTAATATCCTGTCTAATAAAAAAATCATGATACGCGTCGAGAGAAGTTGATTTAATAAATCTCGGATAAAAATTCTTGCGGTAGAATGAATCTTCATTATCCAAATCGTTAGGGCCACCGATGCCATTGCAAGCATCAACAACGTAAGTAGACCCAATGTCACCCCAGTTATAGTCTCCATTTCCTTCAAATATATTTTGTTTATGTAAATCAATTCTAGCTTGTGTCATGATTCTAGGTATAAATCCACCACCAGACCCAATACAAACGCATACCTTGGTTCTCATCTGTTGAATCAATGAATATACAACAATACCATCACCGATATGAAGATCGGTTGCACCGTGTGTCCAACGATATGGTACCGGTTCATCACCATTGTTGGTGATATTGTTTTTTATAAATTCATTATTACTTATCATCTCATCCATCTTGGCCACTGACTTTGTGGTGTATGTCTTCTACTTATACTTATCATCTTACCTTCTAATAACTTATACAATTCAATGTCTCTTTCTATTTCAATATTAGTAGACTTACAACTTATTTGTATTGATATACCTTCTCCGGCACCACTAATTTCTTTTTTTAATGGAAGATCCGAATATTCTTTTACTAGTTGTAGTTTTTCATAATAATAGTAAAATGATTCCATATCAAATCCATCTTTATTAATCACTAAAAAATATTCCCACATTGTTTCAAGATTAAAAAATGGTGGATATAATTTAGATGCATATTCGACATATGGTTTCCACTCAGGATTTGTTTCATTAAGTAATTCTTTTACAATTCCTTTTTTTGCACTATGATTCAATAAAGTATCGATGTACGAAACTCCCTTTTTGAAACTATATGTTTTTAATAATTCTAAGAATGTATAATCTGTGACGTGGGTATCAGCATCAAGTAAGATGCAAATGTCATGATTTTTTAAGATGTATTTTGGTAATATCATCTTGTCTGAATATGATTTTAAGTTCCTATCATATTGAATTGTTGTAACATCAGTAAACTCCTCAGGTTTATCTGTAAGTACATACACAGATAACCCAACACTTAATAAATGTTTGATTTTTTCTTTAGTTCCTCTGTAATAGTAATCTTGACCAAAGCAAAATATTCCAAATCCTATGTTATTCATAGGTGTAATATAAGAAAAAAAAATAAATTAGTAAACTCCCAGATACATTCCGGTAAATAATTGATAATCGGAATAAAGTCGACCTACACCACCACCCCAATATGGTCTAATACTAACATAATCGCCAACAGATAAATAAATTATGGCATGTACGTGGATTCCATCTACGTGGTTGGCAACCGCTCCGTGACCATAAATATTGTATGGTGTTCCACCTTGGTTAAATGCTTCAGATCCATTTTTATTTAATAAATAATGAATATAACCAGATGTACTATTGTTATCATTATAGTAATATGATTGAGCATAAAAATAATAGTTTCCCTCTAATGGTGCAGTATATCTACCGGTACTATTATTAAAACCATATGAACCCGCGCCAGTTTGTGTTGATGTCCAACCTAATTGACTCCCCATTTCTCTCCATGCTGTTCCACCAAGACTAGATGAATAAATCCATGTTGCTGCGGTTCCTGTTGCATAAAATGATGGTTGACCGGCAGCCCGTAAACTATTAGCAACGGTTAGGTTTCCATTTAATGTAAATCCATCACCAAAAGCACCTGTGTTTTGATTAATGGTTGATTCTGAGTATGTTGCTGAGCCTACATATATTGCCATAATTAACTAATTAAATAACCACAAAATAATGTGTAACTACCATAAAGACGGCCAATATTTCCACCCCAATAAGGAATAATACTAGCATAGTCACCAACACCTAAATTAAATATTGCTGACATGTTTATACCATCTGAGTGATTCGCCAATTCTCCATGACCATAGATATTATATGGTGTTCTACCATTGTTCCATGTAACATTACCATTTCTAGCCAATTGATAATGAATATAACCTGAGGTACTATTACTATCAATATTATAATACGTTGAGGTATGAAAATAATAATTTCCAGCAACGGGTGCCGTGTATCTACCAGTAGATGTACTAAAACCATAAGACCCCGCACCTTGTTGAGTTACTCCCCATCCCATTGGTGAACCTAATTCTCTCCAAGCACCTCCTCCACCGAAAGATGCTGGATACAACCAAGCACCACTTCCATTTGCATGAAATGCGGGTTGAACACCTATCGTTGTTTTATAAGTTGATGGCAAAAAAAGGTTATTCGATATGGCCAATTGACCACCCGCACCAGTTATTTGATTTGCCTCATATGTTGTACCACCTAAATAAATTGGCATTATGCAAAAGGGTTTGTATTGTATCCACCGTCAACATCAGGTTGGAATTGGGCGTCTCTTTCTTCCGCCGACATTATATCTGCAGCTAAAACAATTTCTTCTTTTGTCCCTGATATTGTTTGACCCGCTGCCAATTTTTTCTGAACTTCCGCATTTACAATTTCTTCGATTGCACTTTGACATCTTGCGTTAACAAAATTTTCAATCCAATCTTGTGGGTCTTTTGCTACCCATCTTAGAGCCTTTTCTTGTGCGTCTGTTAATGTTACTGTGTATTGTGCCATGTTTTTCTTTTTTTATAAATATAAATAATTTATCCGATTTTCCAACACCAAAATGCACTATGTGCTGGATATATTCTGGTATCGTTGGTATTGATGTATATTCTTTGGTCTACATAATCACCTGAATTAAGATACATAACTCCCGAAATGTTTATTCCATCAGGATAGTTTGCCGCTGCTCCATATGTGTAAATGGTATAAGGGGTGTTCCCATTATTCCAACCAAGAGATCCGTTTCTTGCAAATTGGGGGTGTATGTAACCCGCTCCCGTGTTATATGGTGCCGATATATCGTTTAACATATAGTGACTCATCATGAAATGATAATAACCATTACTCGGTGCTGTGAATCTACCCGTACTAGTACTAAAATTAGAACCTCTATCTACTGCCGACCATCCCATTCTTGAATCTAAGACTTGCCAAGTACCTGGCCCGTTCCAACCTGAACTGTTTGGATATCTCCAATCATAAACACCTCCTTGTGCTCTTACTAATGACTCAGGTCTACCTTTTCTAACCCAACCCGCCATTGATAAATGCGTGCTAGGTAATGTTAGTGTTCCAGATGTCGGCGTGAATGCACTTTCAGAATATGTTGAACCTCCAATATCTAATGGCATATTAAATTATTTCTGTTAAATCTATTTTGAACTTCTTACCATTCTTATTGTTAATAATATATAAGTTTTCATTACCTTCCTGTATTGTCCAGTTACCTGTTGTTCCATCTATTTCGTTTCCGCCTTCTTTACCTTCATTACTTAGGTGTAAGTCGTTGGTATATAAGTTAGCCCATCTAAGCGATGCGTTACCTAAATTGTATGAATTGTTTGCAGATGGTAATAAATTCGTGTGGCTTCTAACGTTACCATCACTAGCACCAATCGAAAATAATACACTACTTAAATCTTCATTATTATAGAAACGAATACCACCATACCCAGGCTGTGCTCCCATACGAATACCTGTATGCCATCTTAAATCTAATTTATTATAGTTACCACCATAATCTTCCATGTTGGTACCAATATAATAATTTCCTTGAGCGTCTGCATCACCACCACCAAACATTAATCTTACACCACCAGCGATTGCATTATATGCATTTGCCGAATAATTACCACCGATAACCAAATAACCACTTGTAACAGCATTACTTGATAAAGTACCGGTACTACCTGCGGTTGTTGCAGATGTTGCGGTTGATGCGTTACCTATAAAATTACCACTATTATCGATGTAAGATACATCGGTTCCATTTCTTCTAAACTGAACAATTCTATCTGAAGAACTGTCAGCAACTATGTACCATCTATTGGCATGATATTGTATTTTTCCTTGTACACCAGGATCACCTGTCCAACTAGAAGAAGCGTTACTTCTGATATCAGAACTAGTAATTGTTATAGCACCCGCGCCTCCTGTAAATGTTTTTGCCCCACCGATACTTTGGTCACCAACAGTATAAACTCCGTTTGTTACCGTTCCAGCATTTCCAGATACACTTGTTTGGTCACCTGTGTTAGTTCCTGAAGAAGACCCACTAAAATTTGCTGCAGCCCAGTTACCACTATCATCACAATATGCTCCCCACGATCCAGCTTGAGTTAAGAAACCAATCCGGTTAGAGTTACAATGTATTTCGCGTTGTCCCTCATCAGAATCACTCATGTAAATAGAACTAGATGTACCAGCCCCAGTTACTGTAAGATATCCACCTACCGTTACACTACCACTACTTGATAAAAATGCACCCGTATTTTGATAAGCGGCAGAACCAAGACCTAAAAAAGATTGTACTTTAGCTGCAGTTGCAGACCGGTGATAGTTATCACCGAACTTAGCCATGATATGGGTTATAGTACCTGTACTTATATCATCGGTTGTGTTTACATAACCACCTAAGAAATAACGTGCATATAAATCACCACTACCATCTCTATATGCTATTGTGTTAGCAGTAGCGGCTGCTGTTGGATTATTGAATCCTGATATAGAACCTGCAGTTGTTGCACTTGACACAGATTGTGAACCAATATTACCTGAATCAATAATCGTTTTCCAAGCTTGTGATGTGTTAATCGCTGTAGCATTAAAGCTTCTATAAAAAATTGTTCCTGTTGAATTAAAACCTAATTGACTATAGTAATTACCTGGATGTCTATTAAATGTTATAATACTATTTGAATTATCACCTGTTGAAAATAATCCTGTCTCACTACTAACAATTGGAGAACTATGTATTAAAGTTCCACTACCCGCTTGCGTTGTTAATGTGCCAGATGCAGAAAGTGTTGGTGTGCTACTAGCTGTTGAAGCGTTACCACTTAATGCTCCAGTAAATGTTGTTGCACTTACTGTTGAGAATGTTGGTGTTGAGGTTGTTAATACCGCTTGATTTAAATAGGTACCAAATCCTGTTGTTGATGACAATGTAATTTGTGAAGAACCTGATACTAAACCGGATGGTATACTACTAATTGATCCGAATGTTATTTGAGACGAACCCGATACTATACCAGATGGAATACTCGATAAACTACCATATGTAATTTGACTAGACCCAGATACAACACCATCTGCATTCATTTTAGTTTTTACACCACTTGTAAAAGTTGCTGATGTTGTATCAAGACTAATTGTCCGTGTTGCTGATATGTCACCACCTCCACTCAAACCATTACCAGCACTAATTGATACTGCTGTGTGGTCAATATGTCTATTTGCAACATAATTTGTTGTTGCGTTATGATCAATTTGAGATGAACCAGAAACTATTGTTGTTCCGGTTGAAGTAATAGTACCGTTAATAACTGTATTAGATAAAATAGTTACCGTTGTTCCATTATCACTAATATTACTATCACCCAAATGTTCCGCATTAACAGCTTTAAGTAATCTATTATTTGTTGGGAACGCTTCATTACCTAAATTATTATACGTTTGTGGCCCCATCAATAATATTGATGATGTAACCGTTGTTTGATTTTGGTGTACAAATATCCATTGGTCGTTTATTGAGTCAAATAAGATTGATCCAGACACTTGTGGTGACGAACCACTATCTATTACAGCAAGACCACCAAATCTAATACTTGGGTTTTGCGCGTTAACTGTGATAATATTATCGGCGATGTTTACCACCGATGAACTGATGTGTTGTATCGATGATGAACCGGCAATAATTAAATCTTGTGAAACATATAGTGAACCAGTAATCGTTTGATTACCTTGAAAAATATTACTTCCTGTTGTTGCGTAACTACCTGTTTTTCCTTCAATAGAGGTTACTCTACCTTGAATGTTTGATGTTGTTGTAGCAACAGAAGAACTTAATGATCCAATGCTTGAACTTAGTCCTGATGTTGTTGTTGCAACTGAAGAACTTAAACTTGTAATCGTTGATGTTAAACCGCTGGTTGTTGTTGCAACTGATGAAGATAAACTTCCAATACTACTTGTTAAAGAAGAACTTAAATCATTTGTAGTTGTTGCAACTGATGAAGATAAACTTCCAATAGATGTACTAACAGAAGAACTAAAAGTATTATATCCGGTTGTTCCTGTTATGTTAACCTGAACACTACCTGATATGACATTTTCAGCGTCTAATTTACTTTTAATAGTTGTATTAATTGAACTAGTAAATGAATTTAAACTACCTGTTGATGTCTCAATTGAATCAACTCTATTTTTTAAATTTAATGTTGTTGTTGCAACTGAAGAACTAAGTTCACCAAAACTACTTGTTAAAGATGAACTTAACATTGTTATTGTTGAAGTTATCCCACTAGTAGTTGTTGCAACTGACCCACTAAGATTATTAATACTATTTGAAATACTTGAACTAAACGTTGAATATCCGGTTGTACCGGTTATATTAACTTGTGCGGAACCAGATATTACAGATTCAGTATCTAATTTAGATTTAATTGTTGTATTGATGGATGAAGTAAAACTATTTAAACTTCCACTACTTGTTTCTAACGCATTTAATCTATTTTCTTGATTTAAATCAGTTGTTGCAATTGAACTTGATAAACTTCCAATACTACTTGTTAAAGATGAACTTAAACTTGTTACCGTTGATGTTAAACCGCTGGTTGTTGTTGCAATACTTGAACTAAATGTATCATACCCCGTTGTTCCTGTTAATACTACTTGTGCACTACCAGAAATAACATTATCACCATCTAATTTTGATTTGATTGTTGTGTTAATAGAAGAAGTAAAACTATTTAAACTTCCTGTTGATGTCTCAAGTGCGGTTACTCTGCTATTATTACTTGATGTATATGATTGGAATGTTGTTTCATCCAATTTACCTGTACCAATTGCAACACCATTTAATGATATTGATCCACTAATCTGAACAGACCCAGTAAATTTGTGGGTATCCATCACATCGTCACCAAATGCGGATGAACCACTAGCAAAACTGGTGGTCATGTAAGTTACTGATGAACTTACAATATATTCGTTAGCAATTAAAGCCCCACTAACTGATAAATTACCTTGAATTTGGGTATTTTTATTAACAGTGAATCCTGATGTGGTAATAGATGCTGTAGCGTCTCCACTAGCAATTTGTGATAGGTTTAAGCCGGTTACTCCGGAAGCTTGAATTCCGAATAAACCTGAACCATCACCAACAAATGAGCCAGTAAAGGCTGAGGCCGTAACTGACCCCGAAATATTGAATAACGAACCGTATAATTCCATTAATTTATAGTTTAACTATAAATACTTGAGATATCGGTTATGGGGCGATATTATTTAAGGTATGATCAGTTCTAATGAACCATCCCAAGGATCTGGATTCTCTTGATTTGACCAATCTCTGACCGCATCAATGAAAATACCCATTTTTGTAACCTTTTCTGTGTCATTTTCTCTAAGTATATTTGATTGCTTCCATGATGGATAATATTTGAAAATATGTTCCTGAGCAAATTCATTTATTTCAGATTGTTCCCATTCAATATAAAGTTCTTCATCTGTTTTTGTGTAAACTAAAACAGGTGGGTCTTGATTAAAATCATACACTTGTTTAAGATGTAATAAATCATCTTTACAGGTTATACCTTTATTTTCTTTTGTACCATTCCATATACAAAGTCCGTATTCTATAATTTTCATATTAATATATTTTAAATTAATTATTCCCTGTGGTACCTAATCTACCATGAAGAATATATACTAAATCTATTATTCTTAACCGACTACGTTCATCGGTATTTCCGCCTAAATTTATTATTCTAAGTGTATCTGTACTTCCAAATAAACCATTAAAATGGTTAGATAAACAATACCAACCACCATAAGCACCACCAGCATAAAATTGACCACTAACTCTAAAGTTTGCAAATGTATTAAGGCTATTATTCCCGTCTAATGTTCTAGGTTCACTATAGTTTGGTGAAGGGTCATTAGTTGTTTGAAATTGGTGATATGCACCGGCTTGAGTGCTTAACATCGCAACGTGTGTGTATGAATAATTATAACCAGGGTGTGGGCTATCTCCAACACCTAATTGTGCCCATAAAGATGCTTTACCAATATCACCTATAGCCGTTCCGGAGTTATTTCTTCTTCCATAATTTGTATCATGTAAATTATTATACCAAGTACTATGATGTGGAAACATTGGTATTGTTAAATCAATATATGCATTACCTCCAGCCGCAGCTCCTGGTGCATAATCACCAGCTGAGGTAAATAATTTTGTATCAGCTGTTGAATTATTATATCTTGGATTTAATGTTATAGTACCAACAGTTGTTGATGCATGTTGCACAATTGGTATTTGTATTTGCATGTATTGTATTGGTAAATTCGCACTTGATAATATTGCCATTTTATTCTATTATTTTTTCTAATTTTATTTTAAATTTCTCCCCACTTCTATTGTTTAACATATAGATATCATTCTCACCTTCTTGTAACGTCCAATCACCCCATGTTCCATCAACAACGTTTTGTTTTCCTTCGTTTGATAGGTGTAAGTCAGTTGTGTATACGTGGTTCCATCTTAGTGATGTGGAACCTAAATTGTGTGTTGCGTCACTAACTGGAAGTATTGCACCTCTTACATTAACTTCGCCGCTAGATTTTATTATAAATCTATCCGCGTATGCCCCACTACTATAACTTCTAAAATAAAATCCATCGGTTCCCGCACTATCCATTCCGAATTGTGTTTTACCAGATGAGTATGATATTGAAAATGAAGATACTCCTGGTTCTGTTATTGAAATTGGGCCATATGTGGTAAATCCACCACCAATAGGTGTTCTCCACCTCTCAATCCAAGATGTTCCGTTATGATTCCAATATGATAATTCACCACCGCTACTATTAAAATCAAAACTACCTTTATATGTTCCACCAGTATCAAATCCCAAACTTGCCAATGTTGATGAACTTGGTCTTGAACCAATTACAATTGACCTATCATTTAAATCGGACGTTCCGATTGTATTTGGTTTTACTTGTAATGTACCGGCACCACTTACACTTAATCTTTCTGCAAACGCACCACCAGATGCTTGTGTAAAAAATGATAAACCAATTGCATCGGTACCATTTTTAGATGCTTGAATTTTAACGGTTCCCGAATCGTATAAAAATCTACCCCAACCGTTATCACCATCTCCACTTGCAATTGTTCCTGAAACTTGTAATGCAACTGTTGGTGTTAGATATCCCACACCAACTTTCCCATCTCTTAGAACAGAGAATCTACTTGTGTATGCACTACCGTTATAATATCTTAAATTAAGTATTCTATCTAAATCATTTGCCCCTTGTATATCAACAATCAAACCAATATCTTGGTTTCCATTACCTCCAGCGGTTGTTTGTCTAACTATTAAAGAAGTTCCATTTGTTGCAAATGGTTTGTTAAAATATCCAGATTGTGCTGTTAGTGATAAATTAAATGTGACATCACCGGCTGGCGTTATTTGATATGAATATACCTCATTTGTGTTATTATAAAGACCAAAATTACCATTATTTAAACTATATAGGTGCCAATCTCTACCTGTTGTACTTGTTGTATTGTTTATTCTAACACTTGCGGATGTACCAGTACCTACCGATGTTACAGACCCACTAACAATTTGATTATTTGTAAAAGTGTTTGAACCAGTTGTTGCCAACCGAGCTATATTTGTTGTTGACATCACATCAACTTGAACACTACCAGATACAACCGATATACCATTAAAGAATGATCCAGAATGGATTGTTGTTCCGTTTAGCACTTGTGAACTTCCTGATACAACTCCACTCGGTAAATTGGCAATTGTTTGTGCTGAGCTAGATACCAATCCCGAAGGTAACTGAGCACTACCACTAACAATACCACTTGGTACCCCACTTAATCCACTATATGTGATTTGAGACGATCCTGAGACCAATCCTGAACCAGGAACACTAATACTTCCACTAACGGTTAAGCTCCCTGTAAATGAATGTGTGTCACCTAATTCGTCACCAAATTTTGTACTACCACTTCTATATAAAATCGAACTACTAATATATGTTGTTCTTAATTCTTGTGTTTCAATAAATCCAGTCACAACTAATGAACCAGTCATTGTTACACTATTACCAAACTGAATAGCATTACCATCAGATGATAATACCTTGTTACCCGCATAAATTGTTGTTGTACCTTTAAGTGCAATAACACCTGTTGTTGGGTCTAATATAACATCACCACCGCCCGACGTTGCAAGTGTAATGTTTCCGTCGGCTGCTTGTAATGTAATTGTATCTGAACCAGCTTCTAATATTTTAAATGATTGTCCAGCATCTGTTGTTATTTGAAGTTCCTGTGTTGTACTTCCTAATACCTTTGTTCCATCGATATATAATGATGCAGATGATAAATATAAGTGTCTAAATTCATGTGTTGACGAACCTAAATCATAGGTACCATTAACAGCCGGTACAATTGAACCAGATATTGTTTGGTTACCAACAAACACATTAGAACTAGTGGTTGCCATCATCCCTTTTATTGAAGATGAGACGTCGTTCATTGATGTCATCATTGATGACGATAAACTACCTATACTTGAGGTCAATGACGAAGATAAACTTGTCATAGATGACGCCATTGATGATGATAGTTGACCAATACTTGCCGATACGGAAGATGATACACTTGTAACCGTAGATGCTACGGATGACGATATTGATGTAATGTTTTCCCCACCACTTTGGAGAGAACCTGTAACTAAGAGATTATGGACTTTCATATGTAAATAAATAGTCCGATTGACCGATTAGATCTCAACAATTCTGTAAACTCTACCAGACGGATCTGCAGTTTCTAATTCAACCTTTTTGGTTTCAGCCTCTTCTAATGTATCAAACTCATCCACAGAATCTTCTGCGTTTAATTTTGATACCCATATTTGTCTTTTTGCCCAATCTGGATCACCATTGTTGGTGTCTACCGGAACGAATTGTTTTTGTATTCTATATGCCATATTAATAAATAGTTTTATTCTTCAGTATATTCTACCCAAGATTGTTCATCTTCATTCCACGTATAAACTTTACCATCAGATGGTCTTTCTATTGGTGCTTCCCATAAACAAGTTTCTTCATTTAACACCCAAGAAGAGAATGGTTTTGATGGTAAAAATGCGTCTCTAATTTCATCATACGTATCATCTAAACCAGCATATCTTTTTCTAAAATTTGAATTGTATGATGTTTGTTTCCACGTTCCAGTTAACCCAATTGAACTTATAAAATTTTGTCCAACGATTTCACTTTCAGGAAATTCTAAATCTCCACAATCCTCGTTTGTAATTACAATAACTTGTTTAACTATATTGTTTTCATCTATTTGTGCAAAATGTGCCATATTTTTTTAATATTTAAATTCCGTATTTATTTTTATATGAGTTATAATTTTGTAGAACTTCAGTAGAAGTTAAAATTCGATTATATAATTTAAAAACACCCATATTACCTTTGAAAAAATCTAAATTCCAGTTCTGCCCTGAATTTGTATTAAAACTTTTTCCGATATCAATAATATTAGATCCAATATACGTACCCGCAGATGACCATTGTGCATATGTTGCCACATCAAAATTTGCAGTAGCTGATAATACACCATTTAAATAGATTTCCATCAAACCTGTTGTTGTGTTTTTATTGAAAATAACATGATGATATTGATTTAAAGTAATTGTTGACGTTGTCTGTGCAACAACATAAACTTGTGATGCGGCGATAACCGACGCCCATATTTGATTGTTTTCACGAATATATAACCAACCAATAGTACCGTTGCTATAACCACCGTTATGTCTATAACCACCCAAACTCATTCTTGTATTGTTTGTTGTTGGTTTAAAAATAACCTCAATTGCACTACTACTTAAATGACTATGACTTGTTGGTATACCTAAAATTTGATCATTAACCCCATCGAATAACATTGTACCACCATTTTCAGGACTATAAGCAATATCACCCGTTAATACCGCATGACTTCCGTATCCGCTTATATCATTCCAACCAGCTCTTGTTGTGTCTGTTGGTGTAAATGTTCCGCTTGATGTAAATGTATGAACTGTATACCCATTAACTGTTGATATTGTTCCTCCGGTTGCCTTTGGAGCACCGAAGTATCTTACACATACTATACCCGAACCACCATTTCCTGAACCACCACCAGCACCGCCTGTTGTTCCTCCACCTATTCCACCAGGCGAACTTGATCCACCACCACCACCGCCAGAAAACCAACCACTCGCGTTAAAGTTTGTACCAAATTTATCACCATAATATAATCCATTACCACCTCTACCACTCACACTTCCACTTTGGCTATCTTGACCAATACCACCGGCACCACCACCACCTGCACCGGGATAATTTGGTTCGGTGTAATTTCTAGCTCTTCCTCCAGCATTTCCTTGCCCACTTGTTCCCGCTCCACCATTTCCTGCGGAACCATCCGGACCATCACCACCTCCACCTGAACCACCAGGTAATCGGTTTACTCCACTAACGTTACCACCATCACCCGTATAACTTGCACCACCACCGCCACCTGATGCGGTAACACCAAAAGCAGAACTATCAGTTCCTCTATTTCCACTTGCATTTGTTACTGATGTACCACCAGCACCAACCACTATTGTTGAAGCACTTTGTGTTTGATTTATATTTAAAGTTGTTGTACCATATACTAATCCACCGGCACCACCACCTCCACCAGATCCACCAGGTCCGTGATTTCCACAACCACCAGCACCTCCGCCAGTATTTGCAGTTCCATCTGGAGATTTTGTACTACCACCACCACCTGCACCACCACCAGCAACTATGAGATACTCAACAGTTAATGTTTGTGTAAATCTAGTTGGGTAACTCACATCATTTGACGCGTCTAAGTTTAATACAACACCATCTGTTACATTTATATTTTCATTGATTGATGATTGATTTTTAGTATAACGTATAATAATAATACCCGAACCTCCGGCACCACTACTTCTAGCAGTTGAACCTCCATTGGCTTCAGTACCTCCACCTCCACCACCTCTATTTGCTGTTCCACTAGTGGCAGTTGCACCACCATGTATTCCACCCTTTCCACCACCACCTAAACCGCCATTACCACTATCTCCTCCATATGATACTGAGTTTCCGCCACCGCCACCACCACCATAATATGTGATAGTTCCAGATATAATACTTTGCATTCCATTTCCACCAGAACCAGATCCACCGCTTTGTGGTCCAATACCAGCAATACCGATACCACTAGCGCCGCCACCTCCCGATACAAAATCACCACTACCTCCGTTAGACCCTTGTCCTCTTGTTCCTAACGCTAACGTTGGTCTTTGGTTACTACCTCCACCGCCAGATCCACCAGCATTACCTCGTCTTCTGTCTGGTATGGTACCGCCGTAAGGTGAACTTAAATCATCACCACCTCCACCGCCACCACCGATTGCGGTTAATCCTAATGCAGTTGTATTTGAACCATTATTACCCGCAAGTCCTGTTGAACCTTGAGCACCACCACCACCACCAATTGTGATATTGTATGATTGTTTGTTTAATGTCATCATTCCGGTCAATACACCACCCGCACCACCTCCGGCGCCAGGTGTACCACTATTACCAAAACAGTTTCCACCGCTACCTCCACCAGCAACAATTAGATATTCAACCATTAAAGTTGGATCAATAACTGTGAATTGTCCGCTACCGGTAAATGTATGTATTCTGTAATTGCCAGATTCTGTTATAGTCCCACCAACAGCTCTAATACCTTGAGCCCTTAATAAAGATTCAGAATCGAATCCATTTAACCCTCTTTGTTGTGATGATTTTATTGCCATATATTATGTTAATTCTGAACCAAATGCGTTAAAACTCATATTTGCAGAACTTGCATATATGGTTACCACATCTGTTGTTGCTAAAGTTATTCCTAGTGTGAACGTTACCGTGTCATTTGCTGCAATTGCTGAATCATAAACAATATAATGTTGATTCGCAAGTGATGCACCTGATGGCCGAACTGCGATTCTAAATGTTCCCGCAGAACTATCTCTGTTACATACTGTTAATGTTGACACTATAGTTGAAGTACTTGAGGGTACTGTGTACAGTGTTGTTGCTGTTGTTGCTGAAGGTGCTGATTGACCTAATACTTTATAAGTTGCTGGCATATTTTAAATTTTTTATGATCCCATTAATAAAAATTGTTGAGCAAATAAATCATTTGGTAATGATAATCCGTTTATTGTTCCTGTTGTTGTTAAGTTACCGGTTATTGTTGCGGAACCAGATGTTAATGTTAATGTTAAATTTGAGTCTCCAACAAAAAATCTAAATCCAGATGTGTTATCAGCACCATATATTGACCCTCTATTGACACCATCTTTTCTAAAAAATAAATAAGGTTCTCCGGATGTGCTTCTATTAATTACAATACCGTCTGAGTTTACATTAACATTACCTGTTGTTGTTAAGCTACCACTAACTAATGCATTACCATTAACATCTAATGTTGCGTTTGTTGAGTTTTTATTGATACCAACTTGACCGCTACCGCTTGCAAAAATTATAACATTACCATTAGCTGCAGTGGCATCATCTTCTCTGAAAATTCTTAACGCATTCCCACTCCAGTTATCTACGTTATATCTATTAACTGGTCCTCTTAAAATTAATTGTCCACCTTCTGTTCCTAAATTATCAAAAGATGATTCTATTGACCCACTTACCCTAAAACTACCACTAACAATTTGATTACCTACAAATGTATTTGAACCTGTTGTTGCAAGTCTTGCAATGTTTGTTGTTGACATAACATCAACTTGCGCACTTCCTGACACAACACCTGATGGTAATTGAGCACTACCGCTCCATACACCACTTCCATTTAATATTTGTGATGATCCTGAAACTAAATTAGAATCTGGAACACTAATCGTTCCACTAACCAATAAACTTCCTGTGAATGAGTGAGTATCACTTAACTCATCTCCGAATTTTGTGCTTCCACTTCTGTAAAGTATAGACGATGAAATATAAGTTGTTCTTAACTCTTGTGTTTCGATAAATCCTGTAACAATTAAACTACCTGTTATAGTTGCACTATTACCAATTTGAATTGCGTTTCCGTCTGATGATAATATTTTATTACCGGCATATAATGTAGTTGTTCCTTTAAGTGCAATTACTCCCGTTGTTGGGTCTAATATTACATCACCACCACCACTTGATTTTAATTCAATGTTACCATCGGCGGATTGAAGTGTGATATTGTCACTACCAGCTTCTAATATCTTAAATGACTGACCTGTGTCGGTTGTAATTTGTAATTCTTGTGCGGTACTACCTAAAACTTTTGTTCCATCAATGTATAATGATGCCGATGAAAGGTATAAATCTCTAAATTGGTGTGTAACACTACCTAAATCGTAGGCATTGTCAACTGCAGGTATAATTGAACCTGATATTGTTTGATTACCTTTAAATAAATTGGAACCAGTTGTTGCATAACTACCCGACACACCTTCAATAGAATTTAATCTTGTTGTTGCACTTGAGGTAAAACTATTTAAACTACCTGTACTTGTTTGTAGTGTTCCGATAACTGTATCGGTTGTTCCACTATATGTGTTAAACGAAGATGTTAATAGATAACTCGCAGCGTGTGAAGCTGATAATGCGTTCTGTGTTGTACCACTTAAGGTAAGATTACCCAAGGTTAAACCTGTCATTCCTGATAGGTCAAGTGTACCTCCTGAAAATGATATATTTGAACCACTTCCTGAGATAAATGATACCACATTACCCGAATTGTCTTTAAATTTAAATGCTCCGTTTGCCATTAGTTATAAATAGTTTTAAAAATTATTGTTCAGAAGATAATTCCTCGTCAGTTTTTTGTTTTGCTGTCTTTACCCATCCATATTCATATGCGCCGGCAATAATTTCTTCCTTAGTTGGTGGCACTTGTATATTATTCTCCAAATACTTATCAACTGCAATTCTATATAAATCTTCAATAGCAATACCTGCTCTGTGATGAGCAACATTTTCTATCCAAGACTTAACGTCATATGCAACATATTCCATTGCTAGTTTTTCCGTTTCACTTAATGTTATTGTATAATTCATATTTATAATTTTTATTTTTATTTTTATTTTAATAGATACCCACAGAAGTGATTAGCACCAAATAAATCAAACTGTCCGTCCCTAACTAATATTCTAACAGTATCTCCATAATTAAGGTATAAAACCACTGTAGCAGATCTTTGCGTTAAACCAGAAGTTGCTGCGCCAGCTAAATCATTTCCTCTAAAATGAACCGAATTTCCTATATCGGCACTGTTAATTTGCCAATAAGCTCTTGGAACCGTATTCGGATAACTTCCTCCAGCATATGCGTTACATGTTGCAGAGAACATATACATTCCCGCAACAGGAGCGGTATAAGTTCCGTTAGTGTTATAACCACCACCATAATCATATAATTCATTCTGATATGGAAGAATTGTGTTTACATAGTTAACATCACTAGCATTATGATATGCAAAAAATCCAATGTCTTGAACTACAGTTTCAGAAGATGTTATTGTAAAATTAGAAACCTCAAGGGTTCCTGTGAAATTTAATATTCCACAATAACCAAATCCTGGATTATATCCGTACCGGTTGTGATATAAAACACCATCAACCCAAATTCTTACTCTCCCATCGTGGGATAGTTCAGTAACATAATGATGCCAATTACCATCCTTTTCATCAAAAGGAACAGCGGCAGATACTGCTTGATCGCTATTTCCGTTGATGTCTCTTATATTAATTGTGTTTGAGCTTGGTTGAAATACCCATTTGAATCCTGCATTAGAATCAGCACCGAGGGTTGTTTGACTACTAGACCAGAAAAATCCATAATGGTCAGCATTACTAGATTTTATATCGGCCTCGATTCTCATATATCTCCATCTTGAAGATTGAGTTCTTAATCCACTATATGAACCGGAGTTTATTATATTGAATCTGTTTGATCCTGCATATCTGATTATTGAAGGGGTTGTTCCTACCCATGTTGTTACTTCATATCCATCATAATCAGGAGATGTAATTTGAAATCCCGCAGAACTACCTTGAAGATTTACACCTAAATTTCCAGAACTATTAACATTCAAATATTCTTTATTAACAGCCGTGCCACCAGCAACTCTCTGATACACCCCAAAAGAAGATGTGTCGGTGTTAGATGCACCTAATGACCAGTTACCTGATGTAGAAATTAAATCAATCCACGTGTTTGCATTGGGTGACTCAAATCCTGCCACTTGATTAGCATTTTTCTTAACATGGAGTGTATATGATGGTGAATCTCCAATACCAACCTGTCCTCCATTTGGAACCATTACTATATTACTTTGAGAGTAACGATTTAAATATAACGCGGCTCCGTCAATGTTTAAACCAATTCCCGTACCTGATGAAATTTTAGGATCAACACCCTTACTTAAAACAATATCACCACTAAATGTGGCCAATTGATTTGTTCCTAATGTTAGTGCTAATGTACCATTAGCGGCACCTGCAGTACTAGTGTAAAATCTTAACCTACTAGCAGCAATATCCACATCACGATACCCATTAGCAACATTATAATTTCCTATTTCTACAATATTGTCTCCATTATATATCGCTCTAAAAATTGCACCTGTTCCGGTATTTGCAATTAAAGTACTACCTACGGTTACAACTCCTGAGGTGTTTAAACTCCCCGTAATATTTGCACTACCATTAATATCTACTCTTCTTGCTGAACCATATACTGCTAATATTTCTGTTCCACCATACCCATCACCAATTCTTACATCTGATTTTGATACAGCATTACTCATACCATACCAGTTGAGCCATAACGTTTTATTTCCCGCAGAATTTAACCATACATTTCCGTTATCCGCCATTAATAATGACCCCGTATCATTATGTGTTGGGTTATTTAATGCAATATAATAATCACCAGCAGCGTCTGGTGACGCCGCACTAGCTAATTTTGTTGTTATTTTAACTCTACCAATTGTGGACAAACTTCCTGACACACTTTCCGTTCCAATAAATGTATTTGACCCTGTAGTTGCAAGTCTTGCAATGTTTGTTGTTGACATAACATCAACTTGGACACTACCCGAAACTGTTCCTGACGGTAATTGAGCACTACCGCTCCATACACCACTCGCATTTAATACTTGTGAAGATCCCGAAACAATTCCAGAAGGGACATTTGATAAACCTGTATAAGATACTTGTGAACTACCCGAAACTAATCCTGAACCAGGGACACTAATACTACCACTTACCAATAAACTACCCGTAAATGCATGTGTATCACCTAACTCGTCTCCGAATTTTGTTGATCCTGAACGATATAAAATCGAACTACTAATATATGTTGTTCTTAATTCTTGTGTTTCGATAAATCCTGTTACCGTTATACTACCTGAAACTGTTAACCCATCACCAAAAACAATATTGTTTCCGTCTGATGAACGAACTTTATTACCGGCATATATTTGTGTTGTGCCTTTTAAAGCAATAATACCTGTTGTTGGGTCCATTATCACATCACCACCTCCTGAAGTTGCCAATGTTATATTACCATCAGCACTTTGTAATGTGATTGTATCAGACCCAGCTTCTAATATCTTAAATGATTGTCCAGCATCTGTTGTGATTTGTAATTCTTGTGATGTGGAACCTAAAACCTTTGTTCCGTCAATATATAATGAACCAGAAGAAATGTAAATGTGTCTAAATTGATGTGTTGATGAACCTAAATCATAAGCATTTGTTACTGAAGGAATAACGGAACCACTAATTGTTTGATTTCCAACAAACACGTTACTACCAGTTGTTGCATATGAACCAGTCACACCTTCAATTGTATTTAATCTTGTTGTTGCACTACTTGTAAATGTATTTAACGAATGTGTCGCTGTCATAACATGACCCATCGTTGTATTCACCGATGAAGTATATGTATTCAGCGAAGATGTTGTTACTAACACATCTAAGTCGGCAACCGTATCACCATTTAAATTAAAACTACCTGTAATTTGAGGTCCGTCTATTCTCATTTCTTCTTATTTTTATTTTCTAATTTAGTAACTCTCTTGGTTAATTCTTTAATTCCCTCAACTAACAATGCATTTACTTTAGCATAGTCTAATAATTTAATTTCCTCTTCTTTACCACCTAATAACATTGTTCTTTTAGAAATTAATTCGGGTTGTACTTCATAAACTTCATCAGCTAACATACCGATTTGTTTTGTTCTATCATCACTATACTCCTCTAACCAATTGAATGTATAACCATTTAATTTTTCAATCTTATCTAACGCACCTTCAATTCTAATTAAATCTGTTTTTAATTTCTTATCAGATGTTGTGTTGAAAGTATTTGCATCAACATCACCAGTAACAACCAATGAACCCGTGATTCCAATATTATAACTTGTGTTATAATATGAACCTGTTTGAACAAATAATGATGTTGTACGAGGTCCACCCACTGTTATAGTTGCATTACCAGATGTTGGTGTTGCAAAATCAATTTGTGTTCTGTTAACAGAAACCGCAGTTATTTTTTGTGGTATTAATTGTTCGTCAGCACCATCATAAACATTTATTGTTACATATTTGTAACCAATGTTATGGTCAATAACCCACGAACCTGTTGCAGATGTTTGTGTGTGTAGATATCTATCAGCAGTGCTTGTTGATATACCTCCAACTGACACCAACGCGTATCCATATTCTGGTGTTGCGAATGTTACTTGTGTTGTGTTTGCATTTATTGATATAACATCGGCAGGTAACATCACCTTATTATTTGAACCATCATAAATTGTTACGTTAGGATAGTTGTAATTTAAGTTGTGTGTAATATTCCATGTTGTGGAACCAGTTGTTTGTGTAAACAAGTATCTTGAACTGCCGACATTTGCACTTGATATATCTAATGAACCTGATATAACAACACTACCCGTTACAGATAAATTACCATTTATATTTTCGTTACCAACAAACGCGTTACTACCAGTAGTTGCATAACTTCCTGTTTTACTTTCCAATGAAGAAACTCTACCATCATTACTTGATGTGTATGTATTAAATGAACTTGTTTGTAAAAATCCAAATGCACCTATTTGAGTGCTACTTGAAACAATGTCATTTGGTTTGTTTGCGATATTATCCCAAGTTGTTTGTGTTATACTTCCGCTAAGAACATAACGTGTATCATATGAACCTGTTAATTGTTCACTACCACTTACAATGTTGTTAGGTATTCCTGTTAATCCTGAATAAATAATTTGTGAACTTCCAGATACAATACCTGAAGGTATTCCTGTTAAACCACTATAAATAACTTGTATCGAACCAGATATAACACCATCACTATCTAACTTACTCTTAATTGTTGTATTAATTGAAGAGGTGAATGAATTTAAACTTCCTGTTGATGTTTCTAAATTTACTAATCTACCATCTTGATTGAAGTCTGTGGTTGCAATTGAAGAAGATAGTAAACCAATACTTGAACTTACTGAACTACTAAAAGTTGAATATCCTGTTGTTCCTGTTATATCAATTTGAGATGATCCTGAAACTAACGTTGGTCTATTAACTAAACCTAAAAAATCAAACGCTCCCGTTATTGAATTTGCAACCAAATCACCCGCAACTGTTATTGTTGTTCCGGTTTCAGATATGATAGACACGTCAATATGATCTCCACCAACTGACTTTACAATTCTACCATTTATCAAGTTTGGTTCATCACCTAAAGAACCTGAATTTCTTGGCCCCGAAAGTAACATACCACCAGAATAAGAACTACCACTTGCATTTTGATAAACCCAATGGTTGTGTAAACTATCCCACGCTAATGATGCTGTTGCATTTGAACTTCCACTATCATAAACTTTTAATCCTCCAAATCTTTCGGCGGGTTCAAATACATTTACACTTATGAATGAAGCACTTACAGCTAAATTTGATGAGGTTACATAAACAAGTGATGATGAACCTAATACTGTTAAATTTTGTGTAATTGTTAAACTACCTGTAACGGCATAGTTACCATTTAAACTTCTACTATTTACCCATACACTACCACTCTTAACCAATAAGTCACCATATGATGAATTGGTTGTGGTATCAACAAAATCGTGTGCTTCACCTAATTCCGAACCATTATCTATACGAACATATATTGAACCGTTATTTTGTTGAACTCTTAATACTTCACCAAGTCTAACACCGTGATTTGGTGCGGTTGGTGGTGTGGTGGTGAATGTACCATTAACACCTAAGAATAGTAATTGACCTGCGGTCATTCCATTGGTATTAACACCAAGTAAAACACCTTCAGTAATTACTAAACCAAAACCATCATTTGGAATATTTTCTGTTGCAATACCTAACGTATTTGCGGATTGACCTTCAGTTAATAGTGATGCCACACCTATTAATGGATTATCACCAACCGAACCTACAATTCTTACAACAGTTCCCTTATTTATTTGGGCACCCGACATATTTTTACAATATACATCCGTTTGTAATGTTCTGAATGACATTGAGGATGATGGTACAAGTTGTGAACCACTATACGCTTCTAATACATCTAAACGATTATCTATTGAACCAGATACTGTTGTATAAGATGATGTGAATGTATTAAAATCACTTCTAATGCTACCACTGGTAGTTTCAAGTGAATCTAATCTACCATTTTGTGTATTATCAATTGAGGCAACGCTTGAACTTAAACTTCCTATAGAAGAACTTAGTCCACTAGTTGTTGTTGCAACAGATGAACTAAATGTTGAATAACCTGTTGTACCCGTTAAGTCTACCTGAATTGATCCAGATATTAATCCACTCGGTTTGTTTGCAATATTATCCCAAGTTGTTTGTGTGATTGATCCACTTAACACATAACGAGTATCGTAAGAACCTGTTAATTGTTCACTACCACTAACAATCCCTGATGGGACATTTGTAATTCCTGTATATGATATTTGTGAAGATCCAGAAACAATACCTGAAGGTATTCCTGTTAATCCACTATAAATAATTTGTGAAGATCCAGAAATTAATGTAGGCACATTAGTTAAATTATTGAAATTAAGTGAACCTGTTAATGAACTTGCATTAACTTTTCCGTTAACCAATACCGAACCAGTAAATTCGTGTGTGTCGTCTGATGTGTCACCAAATTTTGTGGAACCAGATTCGTATAGAATTGATGTACTAACGATCGATACATTGTATTGATCTGCGGTTAATGTACCGCGTACAGTTAGATTTTGTTCGATGTCAGCTGAACCGGATATAATAATCCCGTTCTTGACCTTAAATTCATTTGCCATATTTAATTAGTTTCACTCTCCACTAATGTGTTACTAATAAATACTTTGTTTTTAACAAGCGTATGAATTAATTACGTAACCAGATGAATCAATTTGTAGTGTTGTCCCAAAGGTTAATCCAAAGTCTCCATAATATAAACTGTTACCGTTAAATGGTGTTGTCATTCCGCTATTTGTATAGAATCTTGTTACCGATGTCCACACATTACTATTCCCATAAACAGAGACAGTAAATGGTCCACCTAATCCATCACAATAATTTGGCGCGGTAGTACCGGTTGCACTAATCATATAGTTTGTACTAGCTGGTGTTGCTGTTGGCGTTGCCGTTGGTGATGGTACCGATGTTGCTGTTGGTGTTGGTGTTGCCGTTGGTACAATAGTTGGTGTAGGTGTAGGGGTTCTTGTTGGAGTAGGAGCTGGTGTTGCTGTTGGTGTCACAATTCCATTACCTAAAGCTCTATATAACACCTCAACTAACCATGTACCTGAACTCACGGTTGCATTTAATCTACCTGTACCAGAAACATTAAAACCAACAGGGTTTGTGTTACCCAAATCCATTGTTGTAGTTTCATTGAATGTTGCATCAGTACCATTCCAAGCACTCATTATACTACCGGCTCTCATGTTAGTACCATTCTTAACAACATAGTCAAAGAATGCACCATCAAAAGAACTTAAATTAAAAATTTCTGTGTTACTTGATATTGTAACAGCTGTTGAACAAATCTTAGCATTATTAAGTGTTAAGCAACCATTGATTGTTTGACTACCAACAAATGTGTTAGACCCTGTGGTTGCATAACCTAAATTGGAAATCTGTGAACTACCAGTAATTAAACCTGATATTGACTGAGCCGATCCACTTAATATATGACCACCTCTAGATACACTAACATGACCACTAACCGGCATGCTAAAATAAATTTTTATTTGATTTGCAGTTATAGATTCAATTCGATTAGGGAAAATTATATTTCTATTAGAATCCCAAACCGTTACATCTGGATAATCTGTTCCTAAATTATGATTAACGGTCCACAAATTTGAATTTATAAATTCTTGTGTAGTTCCATTACCACCACCAAGAGAAGCAATAACAATACCTGTTTGTGGGCTTGGAAATATGATTTCAGCGAGATCTTCATCAATCGCTCTTATTTGACTTGGAATAACAACAAGACCGTTACTATCAAAAACTTGAAATATTGGATATTGTTGTCCGGAATTATGAGCAAAACTCCATGTTGAGGCCGCACTTGTAACTTCTAAAGAACTATATGAACCTATTGCTGAACCACCTCCTCCACCAGCGCCGGCATTTAACGCAAATGCTGCGGTAACAGCATATGATGCACTTAAGACCGTCATTGAACCAGTTTGTGATGTTAAAACAACACTTGAAGTAAAATTATTTAAAGTATTAATGGAACCGGTAATGGTGTCCATTCTGGTATTTAATGATGATGATAGGTTTGTAGTACTAATTTTTAGCTCTTTAACATAACCATTACTATTTGTATCTGTAATTGACGTTGTAATCTCAATACCACCTAATGGTATAATTTCAAAAGCATCAGATCCAGTAGCACTTAATATTGGTGAACCAGAAACAAAAATATCTTTAAAATGTGAACCTATTGAAATAAATGCAGTTCCAGGAGTGTTTTCATTAACGTTTAATCCTGTACTATCGTCAAATTGTAATTTTGTGAATGTTTTGTTATATGTGTTACCACTAATATCCGAACCTGATATGTGAAATGGTACGTTTGTTAAACCAAGTGCACTACCACTAAATGCGGATGCTGTAATCGAACCTACTAATTGTAAAGACCCCGTATTAACCGTGTTTGTTGAGATTAATTCCTCAACTGATGGTCCGAGAGAACCTGATTTAGCCATATAAACCTTACCATCGGTAGTGTTTAAAGCTAATTCACCTAATTGTAAATTTGAGTTAGTGGGTTTTTGACCGGATACACTACTCCTACGCAGTTTTACTATTTGTGCCATATATATGGTTCTCTCCTATGATTTGTGGTATATACCACGGTTAATTTAGACCTATATAGATCTTAACTATAAATACACAAAAATTTAGATTAAATAAATAAAAAAGGGAGGTTTTTTGGACCTCCCTTATTATTTTATATTGAACTACGTTTAGTAAGTTCCGCCATCGATGACTGTTGAGAAAACTAAGCCACCGTTTGAATTTTTATAACCTAAGATTCCATCAAGCACATCTTCAGTTTCTGTTGTTGAAACAAAACCAACAAGATTGTTTGAGTTTCTGAACATAATTGCAGATGTGTTAGAATTTGTATCGGTTCCACCAGAGTATGATAATGTGAAATTACCACTTACTAAAGTATCACCGTTATCAGAATTAATTGTGAATTTATTTGTATTAAGTGCTAATGTTGTTCCACTATAAGTTAATAAACTATCACCAATTGTATTGTTTGATGTTGCAATAGGGAATGTTCCAGAAGTTAAACTATTTTCAGAACCATATGTTCCAGCAGTTGTACCAATAATTTTACTTGACTGACCGCTTGAAGAAACAAACATCCAATAATCGCGTAATGAATCCCAAAGTAATGAACCAGATGCTCCACCAGATCCTGAATCATATGCTGCTAATCCAGCATATTGTTGGAATGGAGAGTATGCATTAACTAATATAATGTTGTCACCAATTTCAACTGTGCTTGATTGTAAGCTTACGTTTGTTGCTGTACCTAAAACTTCTAAGTTACCAGAAACATATAAGTTAGCTCCTAATTGTGTGTTACCAGTTACTGTTAGTACACCATTTACTGTTAAATCTCCATTACTTGTAAAGCCATTAGCTGTTAATGAACCTGAAGTTCTGATATCACCATCAGCGTTGTCAACTTCAAACTGACCACCACCGATTTGTAAAACTGTACCGTTATATGTTAATCCACTGTAATCAACTAATGCGCCGCCAGCACCAACACCAACAATTCTATTTTGTGTTAAGTCTTCAACAACTGAAGAAGAAACCGTTGCAACACCATCAACATTAATTGTTGATGAGAATTGAGCCGATCCGCTAACCCCTAATGATCCTGTAACATCTAATGAACCAGTTACTGTTGTACCGCTTTTAACTATTAATGAGCCTGTTAATGTTGTATCACCTTTAACATCTAAAGGACCAGCTACGTTTGCTGAACCACTAAGATTAAATGAACCAGTTACGGTCGCACCACCCTTAACCAATAATGAACCTGACATTCTTGTGTCACCACTCATGATGTCAACCTCGAATGCCCCAGCTCTTAATGTAACTTCATCATATGTCAAATATTGGCTATCACCAACTAATCCGTTAGGGCCAGCTACTAAAACTCTATTGTCTGTTAATTGATCATTATATATTGAACCAGTTACTTGTAATGAAGAACTAATAATTACACCGTTTACACCAACAAGTGTTGCTGTTTGTGCATAATTATCTATTTTTAAATAATTTGTATCATCACCGAAGAAATTTAAATCTGCATTACCCACAAGATGAATATCTGTATAACCTGAAGGTCCTGCACTATTATAAATTTCAAATAATCTAGAGTCATTTAAATCGGGTTTCAAATATAATGAACCAGTACCTTGAATGTTTGTTACTTCAAGAGCACCAGATAAATTTAAATTACCATTATCAAAAGTTAAACCACTATAATTTGTTAATAAACCATTGGTACCAGCAACTACTAATCTTTTTTCTGTTAATGCATCATTATAAATTGAACCAGAAACAACCACGTTGTCTCCGCCACCTTGACCTAAGAAAGATGAACCACTAACAACCAAATCTTGGAATACTGTGATACCGCTCAAACTAATTGTTCCTGCGTTTAATGTTCCAACATTTGCTGTTCCAGAAACATGTAAATCTCTCCACGCTTGGCTTGGAGCACCTAAATCAAAAGCATTATTAACTTCAGGTAAAATTGATGAACTAACTTCACCTTGGAAAACAACCAAATCACTTGTTTGATTACCAATGAATATATTTCCACCTAATGTTACATTACCTGTTAAATCAATAGAACCAGTTTGAATGATATTACCACTAATATATAAATCACCGTCTAATCTTGTTGTTCCGGTAACATTTAATGTTCCACCAGTTAATGTACCAACATATGCATTGCTACTTGTTAATGCAGTAATATTACTATTTGTACTAGTAAACGTTACACCAGTTAAATTTAAAAATTTACCGTTACTACCACTGATTGAACCAGTAATTGATGTTATATCAGCGTTACTACCAGTTAAAGAGTTAATTGTAACCCCAGAAATGGTGTTACCCTCGATGTTACCAGTAAGGTCTATTTTTGAGTTACCTGCTTGACTAAGAATATAGAGAGATTTATTACCAGAAGCATAGAATGGTGTACCATCAAGTACTGAACCATATGAACCAACTGTAATAGTTGGTGCCGCCGCTCCTTGGTAAATCTTAGAAACTGGTCTATATGCACCAGCCACACCTTCTGTTTCACCAACAAAAAGGAACGGTCCATTTAGATTTCCTATCGATCCAGTTGCAACAACAAGTTCACTGATTCTGGCTGTAACATCCTTTAATTGGGTTATACTACCTCTTCTCTGTTTAATTATTTGTGCCATCTTACGTGTTTAATTGTTTTATTTATATAAATACTTTATTTTTAATTAGAAAAATCCATCTCCACAATCAAGAACACTAATTTGTGCTCTATCTGATAATGCTCCAAGATTCTCTATTTTCAATTGTGCTCTAACCAATTGTGCACCTATCTCATTTTTAACTATGTTCATTGCACCAGACACAATAAGGGTATCAAGATTCGGATCATTTGGTTGTCTCAATGTTGTTGTACCGTCCACAATTAAATCACCTTTAATTCTCATTGAACCAGTAACTTGTAAATCGTGAGTTGTTGCATAAAATGAACCAGTTTGTCTAAATATACCAACATTATTGATTAATGTTGCTACCGAACTTGAGTATTGCTGTAAATCTGGTTGTAGAACAATTATTGATTCGTTTCCTAAAGGTCCACCAATCCATCTATCATTTGTACTATCCCATAAAAGTGATCCAGATATAGTATTTGGGCTGGTAACATCTTTTACCATTAAACCACCATAAGCGGCTTCACTACCATTTAACTCAATTACATTGTCACCAATAGACACAGTAGTTGAATTAACAGCTGTTGTTGTTCCTTTTACTAATAAATTCCCTTTAACTGTTAAATTGGACCCTGTTGTTTCTATTGCTGCTTTTAACGATGCGCTATAGAGATTTAATTGAGCAGTACCTGAGTTCTCAATATATTGTTGAAGGGTTTGTCCAGAAATAAACAAGTTATCGGCATATACCGAATGTAAAGCCCCAGAAACCGCACCTAAATCTATTACCGATCCGGATGGGACTGTTGCTGTGTCAATCTGTAACCAATTAATTTGTTGTAATGCCATGTAAAAAGTAAAGTCTTTTACATAAATACTTTTATTATAGTTCTTGGCATAAAAAAAGGGATTTTTTTTAAATCCCTTTTAGTTTTTTTTAAATATACTTTCTAATTTTCTCAATTGCTTCCTCTTTTGAGTTAAAATCTCTACCGGCAACAAAGATTGGCCCAGATTCTGTTTCCGGATTTTGTAAATAAACTGTTGGTAACGCATCTTCTTTTGTAACCTCTGTTATCGCTTTGTACAAATCTCTAAATTTATTAATTTCAAATTCAGTATATTGTATACCTTGTTTTTTTAATTCCTCTTTTAGAGTTTTACAATGAGAACAACCATCTAATGTGAAAATATTGACAGTATAAGCCATTTTATAAATCGTTTAAAATATCTTTATAGAAAGAGTCTGAGTTGGCACCAGTTGATCTGTTTATTAAATCCTCACCTTTATAAAAAATGATAGTTGGAACAGATCTAATACCAGCTTCAACCGCATGTGGCATATTTTCATCCACATCTATTGAAACAAATTTTACATTAGGGTAATCGCTTTGTAATGCTGCTAATCTTGGCATAAGTGACTTACAAGGGCCACACCATTTAGCGAAATAATCCACTAAAATTGCATCCCCATTTGATTGTAATTGTTTTAATTGTTCTGATGTAATGTTTTCCATATTTTAAAATCCTATTTTTGATCCTTTATTTTTTGATGATTTATGAACTTCAACGTCTATATTATATATATCAGCAAGTACCATTCCTTCCTCTGAAACGTGATCTTTTTCTAAATGTTTTAATAAATTGTTGGTTTCGTCTATTGATAATTTTTCGAACTTATGTTCAGCAATTAATCTACCTTTTCTAAGTAAAGCTTGATCAATTTTTTCTTTTTTCATGTTGAAAGTAGCAATTACCTGAATATTAAGACAGTCACCAAGAATACCATCGGTTAGGTTTAATATATTAGAAACACCCGCTGGAGACCCGTTACCTTCTCTATCTGATATCACTCTTTCAGCATCTTCGATTATTAGAATACTATTTCTGTGATCCATTAAGAATGGAATAAAACTAGGTTCAGATAACATCTCGGCCATTGATGGTGGAATAAATAAAATAACTTTATCCTTAATTAATTTGGTTAGATACTTTATGTATGATGTTTTTCCTGTTCCCGGATCTCCGTGAAGTAGAATAATACCCTTATCGTTTGGTTTATTTAATCTTTCAATAATAACATCATGAACTTTAGTAAATTCTTCACCATAATTTAATGTCAAGTCCATATCGGGAATCTGTAAATCATATTCTTCTGTATCCATATGACCCATTTCACTTTTAACTAAATTAATATTAGCTTTTCTTTTTTGTCTCTCAAAAGTTTTAATTTCCTCTAAGTTTATTTGTTCACCCAATTCACCTGAAAGTAAATTATATAAAAACTCAAGACTAACTAAATCATTTTTACTTTCATTTCTTGTTGAAATGTCAATAAAAATATTTTTATCTTGATTGATAAGTACTGTTTCCCATGAGCTTTCGCTTCTTCTAGAAGATGCTACTCTAACTACCTCAACAAATCCCGTTTGTTTTAGATGATCTATGATTTTAGGATCATACATTGTTTTATTAGTAAATTTTGATGGTACAGCATCAAAGTGTGTTAAATACAATTGTTCACATGGTATATCATTACCATATGATGTTTCGTAAACAACAAAATTATGTGGGAGTTTCATCTTCATGAATCTAATATAACGGAAAAAAATTGATTTTCAAAAATTAATTCATACAAATTCCTGGGTAGTCATCTAAAAATAAAAATAATTTATCATCACTATAGAAAACCCTCTGTTTGCTAATTGTTGTTGCTAAAGCAGCAACCCTTAATAACTCAAACTGTTCTTTGGTTAATTCTGGTTGTCCGTTTGTTTCAAAATTTTTTTCAGAAACGGTTGTTAATTGTCTGTAAAATTCATCAACATCAGATTCACCAATGAAATATTTGCTGGCTTCTTCGTTTGTTTTTAAAAAGCTTTTTACTTTTTGTAAATAAACTAAAATCTCAGTATCCATTTTAATATACTTTTGAAATTTGATCTAAATTAACTTCAACTGAGGTATCTCTACCAAACACCTTTACATTCAATTGAACCTTCTCGTTTTTTATTGAACCAATAACTCCATTAAAAGATGAAAAGGGACCTTCAGTGATAACTACGTTTTCCCCTGAAATAAATTTAATTGATTTACTTTCCTTGTGTTTTTCTAAACTATCATCCTTTAATATCTTTTCGATATCATCCTCTCTCATTCTTCTAGGTGTTTTATCACCTAACATTCCCATAATAGAAGGATTCGCAGCAACCGTTTTTAATTGATCATCAGTTAAGGTGTTTTCAGATTCAAAATAAAGATAACCATTGTATATGACCTTTTCTCTTAATGTTTTCTTCTTTCTAACTACAACAAATTCTTTCTCCAATGGACATACGAATCTATTAATAAACCCTATTTTACCCATTGTTATTTGCGTATTAAATTGCTCAGATAATTGTCTTTCCTTACCCGGCATAACCTTTATTACATACCATTTAGACATAAAAATAAATTTAAGTTGTTAATATTGATAAATATATACCAATTTTATTAACACTAATATATGGTTTTTTTGGTAAAATACAAAAATATTTGTTTTTTAAATTTAAATTATTTATATTATATCATGGGCTGTAGTAAATGTAAAAATAAAAACGAAATTAAAGACGAATTTATGGCTAAGGCTAACTTCTTTGAGAAGGTTGGTATTGCTATATTAGCCATTTTATTAATCCTATCTAGCTATGGGATATATTCCTTAATTCAAAAAGTAATATGACCGATAAACCAAAGCACAAATACTCAATTATAGTAATGCTACAGGATCCTGAAAATCCTAAATTGTGGGTAAGAAAAAAGGTTTTATATTCAACCAATAAAAGAACTACAATACATGAAAAATGGAGAGAATGTAAAACTCAAGTTAAGCCATTATATTGGGCTGAAAATAGAGGTAGATCTAGGGCTAAATTAATTTTTAAACTATTATTAATTTATCCTAGAAATAGGTGGACAACAAATGACATTTATCAAGAAAGAGATGAGTTGGGTAGATTAGAGGATGTTAAACTAGATCCAAAGGAGAATCCTTATCAAGTAATTAAAGAAAGTATGAAATGGTGGGAGCCGGAAAAAATATATGATGCACAACAAAAGAAACATATATTCTTTGAGGAAATGCTAGAAATAGTAAGTAATATAAAAGAGAATGGAACAATATATACTTTAAATAATAAAGTGATTATTCAGGTGGATAATGATGTGTGGTTATATCAAAACAAAAATGTGAATGACACAAAAAGATTATTTTTTCTTTTAAGAGAACAAATTTATAAGAAGGGAAAAACAAATTTTATTTTTAATAATCCAACAACGGTAGCATTCAAGAAACAGCTATATGATATGCTGGAAGGTATGGGATTCAAGAGGTCTGAGCTGCTTAGACATTATTCATATTAAAAACAATATTAAGATTTCCAATCTTAACATTAAATGTATCTTTAGGAAATCCGGTTGTGAATCTTACCTTGGATTGTACAATTTTATAAATTCTATCAAACTCTTCTTTAGATACTTCAATAACAATAGTTTGGCTTACAGAAACTAAATTACATTTCTCTATTAAGTCTGATACAATAGCTAACTGATTAAATAAGTCACCCCTTTTTTCCATATCCAAAAATTATTAATATCTTATCCCAAATAGATATTTTCTTTTTTGGTTTTATTGCAAACATTTCGGTCTTATCTAAGGACTTAATTTCTTTTACCAGATTTTTTTTGTGGTTCTGGATCTCCGTCTTGTCCTTCTCCATCTCCTTCGATAGCCAATCCAATCCCTGTTGAATCCTCTTGCTCATTGTTTTCTAAAAAATTAATATCTTTTAATTTATCTAATGATTCATTTCTGAATAACGTTTCAAGTTCTCTAACCTTTTCTTTAAATAATCTATCCTTCTCTTCTAGTTCAATGTTATATTTGATTATTTCAGTTGCACAAGATCTAGCAGTATCATAGCCTTCTGCTGTTGCAAATGATACTAATGATACCAATTGGTACTTGTCATTCTTGTCCTGAACTTTTAATGACATTGATTTATATTGTGAAACTACTTGTTGCACATGCTCTAGTCGCCATGTTGTTGGTATCTTTAGATCCAAGCTAACGTTTTTTTCTATCTCCCTTAATGAGAAGAAATATGGTCTAAGATTTGAAATTAGTTCGTACACTATAATGTAATTAAAAATGTTATTATATAGGAAACTGCAAAATAAATAATAATTTCAGTTACCTTGTTTATTGTTATCGGTTTTGGGTTTTCATCTCGCAGGGCGAGTAAAAACTCTGAAACATATCTTAGTAAAAAAATAATACTAAGTATGAAAAAAAATATACTAGCTATTTTCATCATGTCTTTTTATTTCTTCTAAGATTTCTTTTCTGTAAACCCCAATCATAGCTTTAAGCTCCTGGGCGTGTTTTCTTGCTCGGATTGATGCGCTTCGATTACCCTTATCAAAAACTTTTTGAGTATCAACGGACATCTTCTCCACCAAATCTTTTATTTTCTTTAAAGTTTCCATTAAAAATATGTTTTTATTTAATACAATATAAATAAAAATATTGGTTTTTTAAAGTAAATAACAAGGTTTTTTTCTACTTTTTAATATTTGATTCTAAAATTTTGTAGATTTCGGTGAGCATGTCTAACTCAGACCTAGTTTTTCGGTAATCAAACTTGAATAATTTTGTAAAATATTCTCTGATCCTGTTTTGAGTGGTATCATTCATATAATATGCTTCATTAAAGAAATTCCACATATAATCATGATGTTGACCAGACTCCCTAAAGTGTATTGATTCTTTTTCGAAACTGTGTAAGACTTTTTTCCAACACCAATCAAAGTGTTGTTTTTGTTGTGCTTCAGTGATCACAACATCCGGACCCAAATAAGTTTCGTCTATAACATCATATAATGAGATAACAAAATCATAGAACAATTCAGTTTTCTCGTGAATGATATTATAGGCTTTATACCAAACCTCTGCTTGATTACGAAAATTTTCGGATGCAATAAACTCTAAATAACCTTCATCTTTTCTCATATCCATAACATACCTTTAATATAAGGATAAAAGAATCGAAAAAAAAGCGTTACTGAGTTTTTTTGTTGTATGAAAACATCTCCTTCATTCTATTAACTTCTTCGGAAATTACTTTAGATTCGTTAACATTTATTGATGGGGATGGATCTTTCACGTACATTGGGGCCTCTTTTTTTGCCTCTTCCTTTCTTTTAACCTTCTTGATCATCTTTTCTCCTAACTTGCTAGGGATAACGTTCCCTATACCTTCTTGGGCATTACCCATTTTGGTGTGACCCTTAAGAGACATTTCTAATCTTTCTTTAAACTTATCAGATGGTTCAACGTCATAATCTAAATCTTCTAAACCTCCGCCTCTGTTGTCAGCAATCTCATCAGCTTCGTCGCCGGTTGATTGTCTTGCTTCAACATCACCTTCGTTGTGACCAGGAAATTCTGGATTATCGTTACCATCAAATGTCAAATATTGTTTTATTTTCTTTTCTACATCTGAAAGCGCTTGATCGTTTTGTGATCCACTTTCTTTGTGTGCTTTTTGGAAAGCTGTTAAACCAGGTACAGCTTCGTTAACCATTTGTGAAATTAAATTAACAAGTTCAGCTTCAGTTAATCTAACTGATTTTTTAGACTCATACATACCACTTCCACATTCACACATCTCTTTACCACATGTTTCACAAATTTCAACTTCTTCTTCCATTGAAGACATTCCACTACCACACTCATAACAATCTTTCTCTTCTTCAACATCAAATTCTTTACCGTCAACAGTAAAAGAATCGCCACCATCTTCTTTAGCTTTTGCTAAAGCACCAGTAAATGCGTTACCTTCTTTGGTTTCAACCTTTTTAATTTTAATTTTAGATTTTAACTCTGGCATATCATAATCATCTAAGATATCAAAAACTCTACCTGCTGGGATTTTATCACCATACATTTCACACAATTCCTTAAGATCATCTTCAGCATCAGGTACAACGTCACCAGCTTTTTTTGCTAGCTTCATTACTTGATCCATTGTAAAATGACCCTTATGTTCTTTTGATGTTTCTTTAATATTTTCCATGTTATCTAATTTTTCTGACATTGCGTCTAATTCGTCGAACGTTGGTTCTTGACCTGGTTCGATTATTAATTCTTGTTCTGGGTGTTTTTCTTCGTAACCTAATTTTTTTTCTTCAGCCTCTTCTTGAGTCTGACAAACTTCAATTGGTTCGCCCTTTTTATTTTTTATGATATAAACTTCTTTAGAGTCTGTATTCTCTAAAATAGCTCTTTTAACCTCTCTTCTTATGGTTTCTTCAATTATATCTTTTAATTTAATGTTTTCCATACTAGATAAATATACCTTTAATCTGATTTAATACTAAATTGTTTACTTCTTTATGTGATAATCCGTATTTTTTTGCTGTTTCTTTTATCGCTATTTTAATTTCTTCTGATTCTAGCAATTCAAGGGCACTCATATCACCCTGAGTACAATATGGATATTTTTTACACTTATCTTTTATCTTAACAAATTTACCACCTGGACCACCCCATTTAGGGAAATTCTTATCTTTAACCGCTCTACCCTTATAAATGGTATCTGGGCCACCAATACTTAATGGACTCTTACGTCCCTTGGTACCACCGAATAATGGTACATCATATGAACCGGAAGAACTAGCATCAGTTATCTCATCCAGTTCCTCTTCCTCATTCATGTTATGTATTTTATTGACTACAGTTTTTTTACCTCCGAAAGCAGGGGCACTAAATGCACCGGCTGAATCAGCACCAGTCATTTCTTTAGTCTCCATTTTTTTTAACTTAGTGTAGTATGTTGGATCTTCCCATAAATGATCCATTACAATTTCTTTGGCTTTATCCTTATCATCAGTATGTTCCATCTCAACTGGTATACCAATGGCTACTTGTCTTTTAAGAGATTGAACCATATTATCAATATGATAATAACCTTTAGCGTCATGCTTTTTTGCAATTTGGATTAAAGATTTATTATCAGCATTACCACCTTTTAATAAATTAGAGCTATCCGATTCTTCATCTAATTTAACAACCCACAATTTGGGGTTTATTCCGTTTTTTACTAGGCCGGCCAATCTGGTGTTGCCACCTACCAAATCATAATCATCCTCATTAAACTTAACCACGATTGGTATTTCTACCACACCCTTTTCAAACGCCACCTCAAATCTTTCCTTTTTATCTTCTTCTAAGCTATCAAAATCTAAATTAACATTACCTAATACATCTTTAATTGCTTCGTAATTTGTTATTTCAAAATTATTTTGCGCAATATCTAACCACCCCTTCTTACCCATCTCTTCGAATTCCGGGTAACGGATCGCTTCATTCCACTCTCGTTTAAAATTAGGTTTTGAATATTTCATTACTTAACACTCTTTAATGCAGATTCCCAGAAGCCTTTTCTTTGCCATAAGGTTTTAAAAAGTTCAACCACAACTTTGGTAGATAAATCTATAATCTTATCATCGATTTTTCTAACCCCAAGTTCTTTCTGAATTATTTTAACAACAATATCATGAGCTTTAGTTGTATCTAAAAAGTTTGTGATCTCTTTCTTGACGATCTTTTCAATTTCTTTTTTGTCTTCGTTATTTAAAGCCATTTTTAATTAGTTTTTCTAGTATTCATCATTTCATTAACCACATCTTCGAATGTGTGTTGAAACTTATTTAACTTCTCAATTATTACCGTTGTTTCGTCATTTAACATTAACATGTCAGAATTGATATATATACCTCTATCTTCTCCAGCAATAAACACAAACCCTAAGTCTTCGCTTATTGATCCGTCTAATCTAATGCTGTTTGTGTATATATTAAATCCCTCCTCAAACGTAGCTATTTCACTAACCTGAGTTTTAAAGTTCTCAATTAATTGGTTTAGGGCATTCTTTTCCTCATCACTAATATTAAGATCTTCTTGATCAGCGCTGTGGACTTTGATTTCAACATTATTGTTTAGAACTAAATTGTTTACTTTCTCTTCTTCTTCTTCTTTTAGGGTTGCTTTTGATGCTGTATTTTCGTTAAGGGTTCTCATTGTATTGAGCATCCTTTTTATACCATCATATCCTAGATTCTGCTTGTTTGACATTTTCTTCAAATATATTAAAATTAAACGAAGGGTTTATATCTGTATAAATATCAAAGAAATTCGATTTACTGACTATTCCATCAATGTTTTTTGCGTTTTCGATATACCCAGACGATGGTACGCAACGATATGTTATGCTGTAATTGATACATAATACGAAACAAAGCTCCGCTAATGCGTTTAATTGGGCTTCTGTGTACACATCCCAGTAAAAGTAACCCCTCCATCCTCTGATGTGCGGGGTGCCCCTAAATGGATCGTTAATCCAATTATTGTATATTCCTGTGATTGTGTTTCTATTAAGCCATCCAAGGTTCTCGACGGCTATTTTGATTTGCTTTCGATCTATACTAGTGTTGTCAAAAGTAGTTGAACTATATTCGGGCTCCAGTATTTTATAAATCTTACCAGCTTTTGTAATGCAAAAATGAGGGATGTCATCATAATTCCCATTTCTTCTATATTTTAACATTTTAATGAAATCATCATACTTTCTTTTAGTATCATATAAAAGGATCTGTGATTTCTTATATTTTTTTCTTTTTGTATTCGGTTTAAAAGCTTCTGCGTCTAGAATTTCTAACATTTCTTTGTATTGTTTTGTAACCACCAATAATAATTCTTGGTGTGTCCCCAACAAAAGGTGTTGGTTCTGGCGTTTCAGTTAGTGTAGGCGTCGGTGAGGGTGTCTCGGTTGGTAATATTGTGCTTGTTGGCTCCGGAGTACTAGTTGGTGTACTTGTTGGAGTTTCCGTGGGTAAAGGAGTTTCTGTAGGTGTGGGACTCGTTATGATTTTTTTTTTAAATCATCTTCTTCTTGATCTTGTTCTACTTCTTCATAAAGGTGGTCTCTCCAAAAACTATCGTCGGTATTTTCAGATACAGGTTCTTCAACCTTTTCATCAAAATACTCCTTAACTGATTCATCAATATTATATTTTTCTACTTCCTCTGGTGTTGCAAATGGTTCTGGAACTACCCCATCAAACTCCTCATTCATATCTAAATCTCTTTCATATTCCTGTTGGTTCATTTCCATTATTTCTTCATCAGATAATGATGGAATATATTCTTCCTGGAAAATATTTGTTGGTTCGGGAGTTATAGTGGAAAAATTTTGTTGAATTTCTTCTTCTGTTGGTTCTTGTTGTAAAATATTTTCTATTTCTTCGTCAGTAAAAAATGGCGGTTCGTCTTCTAAACCATCCATGAGTGTAACGTCCCAATCAGAAACATCTTCTTTATCTTCTTTAATTAACGGATTATCAAATGGTTCATTATATAGACCTAGCTCTTCATCATTCTTCATCATCTCAGCCAATAGTTCACCACGTTTTTCACGTTCAGCATCAAAATCATTGATGTGGGTATGTTTCTCTCTTACTTCATCACTGTATCTTTGTGCAGCTTGTTTTAACGCTTCATTTGGTGGATTTGGATTCAACAAATGCTTTTCTAAAATCTCTAAATCGTTTTGTGATAATTTTAATCTATTAGTTTCATCAGCAATATCTGCAGATGGAACATTATCTTGAATCTTTTTATCTATATTATCTCCTTTAAGTCTGTCTTCTTCTGTAAACTGAACTAGCATGTGAAGAAAAGAAAGTGAAATTATTGGTAACATACCACCAGCAAAAAATGCTAGAAATCTTTTATGACCTACAAAATCAGTTGGATCAACTCCCATGAATTCAACAAATGGTGAAACTAATCCAACCCAATCTTTAAATGATTGAGCATTTATATCAATATATGAATAGGCAAAATATATATTACCTATAAATTGAACAATGGTTACAATAGCAAACGGGAAATAAACTTTCTTACCCATATTTGCTGATATTGCAGCTAATGCTGATAATGCAGCTATCTCAATACCAATAGACAAATATATCGACCAGCTAACTGGATTAGATATACCATACCATTTAGTAACGTGCGAGATAGAAACAATTGCCACGGTAATGATCGGAACCAAGAACGCGGCAATTATTAATGTCTTATAATTTTTTTCTAACCAATTTTTCATTTAGACTCTTGTTCTTTTTTTAGATTCTCTTTAACAATAAAATGTAGTTCCATTAATTGCGGACCTCTATCTTTTTGTGTAATCCAATTATCATAAAAACTATGAATTGCTATCTTTTCGTTTTTATGTGCTATCTTAATACTATCCATCATAGCAGTATTTTGTTTTTCAATTTTTTCTAACTTACTAATTTTACTTGAACTAGCACAAGATCTAAAAAAGAAAACAACTGTTAAAAATATCAGTATCTGTAGTTTATATGTTTTGATTAATTCTATTAACTTTTTCATAATGTTATATTGTTATAAATATTTTAGGAGAGAAAAGCTCTCGTTTCTTAATTTTTTTATTGCTTTATCTTTTAATTGACGAATCCTTTCTTTGGTGCAACCAAACTCTTCACCAAGATCCTCTAAGTTTTTTTCTGTACCCATCAATCCAAAGTAACCATCAATGATTGCTCTTTCTCTTTCATCTAGAAAAGACATCATGTAATTAATTCTGTGTTTAAGATCCTCCGCACTATTCGCTATTGTATCTGGTAATTCGGCGTTTGGATTTGCAATGATCTCAACCAAAGTATCACCATCCTCATTAATCTCTCTAAATAAATCAATTGTAGATGGTATACCTGTTAATGGAACTTCAGAATATTCAATAAAATATTTGTCCTCATCTTTTGCAATTTCTTTCTTTGCCTTTTGTGCATCTTGAATAATGTTAGATGGAACTCTAATTGTTCTTGAGTATTCATTTAATGAATATAATATTTGTTGTTTTATCCACCACACAGCATATGAAATGAATTTAAAACCAGAAGTCACATCAAACCTTTCTATTGCTTTGATTAATCCAATATTTCCTTCGGATATTAAATCACTAATATCTAATCCTTGATTTTGATACGTTTTGGCAACCGAAATAACAAAACGTAAGTTTCCTTCTACAACCTCATCTGTTAACTTCTGTCGATCAGCTTTCGTCAGACTCTTGTTTTCTTTTAAACTTTTGAAAATTTCATACTCTCTTTCGTGAGTAATAACAGGGATTTTCTTTAAATCCTTTAAGTAGTACTGAATTTCTTCAGTTTTAACGATGGGTGCAGTCTTCTTCATGTAAAGGTTATTATTATGCTAAAATAAGTAAAAAAAATCTATTTTCCAAATTCATCCAGAAAATTCTTTTCTCCCTCTGTTAGACTTTCAATACCGCTAGCTTGGATCTTCTCTAAAATCTCATCTAGGTCATAGTTTGTGTCAAGATAGGTTATTCTGATTTTAATGGGTGTTTCGTCTTCCTTACTTGTTTCGGCTGGTTTGAAAATAAAATTACTCAAACTTTCTGGTAATTCAGCAAAAAATACTTTGTCTTTTTCAAACATTAAATAAAATTTAATATGCTCAATGGCTAAAGTTTCTTTAACGTCTTTTATTAGCTCTTTCCTATCCTTTTCAGAATCGAAAATAATAACACAATTACCGCCACTTTCAATAACGAATTTAATACCAGATTCTGATACCTTAGTAAAATGTTCTAGACAGAAGAATTCCAGATCTTCATGATCTTCAAACGCACCAAAAATGAAAAGAATGTATGAACCCATACCCAAATATAGGTATTAAATTCATTTTAATACAGAGAAATTGTATTATTTTTTACTACCTATTTTCCAGTAGATACCGCCGCCAAGGTATGGTGTAAATGAGCCGCTTATTCTATCTGGGCCAACTGTGTTTTCAATACCACCACTTATTCTATAAATTCTATCTCGTTTGTCTTTGATTATAAAGCCAAGACCAAGAAGTCTTACGTAGTTAGGGTCATCAAACTTAGAGTCAAAGCCAAAATAATAAGTTGTTTTACGTGGCTCCGGTGTATATACTGTATCTCTAACAGTTGTTTGTTTAACTTTTGCATCTATTTTCCTAGACACAATTTTGTTCTGTGAAATTTCATCAGTTACAGCAACAGTACCTTGATTATTCGGTAAAACCAATAAATCTTTATGTTCTGTTTTAGCTGTATATATTTTTAAAATTTCAGCAGTATCAACCTTCTGCATTACCGGTACTTCTACCAATTTTTCAACCTGAACCTCAACTTCGACTGGAACTTCAACCTCCACCTCAACCTCCATCTCTACGGTATCGTGGACTGGATACGGAATTGAATCAATTCTGTGAAGGTATTCAACTCTGTTTGGCATTATTCCTTTTGGGTTAATAGCTACCAACGCTGTTGATGCTGTTAATACCAAAATTATTATGTTTCGAATGTCTAGGTATTTCTTCATTTTATTTAAGTAATAACATTGATGTTGCTATAACACCAACAAATGAACCAATCTTATACAAAAAAGTCTTTCTTCTTTGCCCCTTCAACTCTTTTAATAAGCCGTCAGATTTAGCCCTTTCTAAAGAAAATTGTTCGTCTTTCTTTGAAATGATAAGTTCTAGATTACTTATTTTTTGATCTTTTAAGGTGTCTTTTTGTTTAAATAGATTAATTTGATCGTCTTTTAAACTGATTACTTTTTTCAATTCAGCGATTTCTAGCTTAGCACCATCATAACGAAGTAGATCTTGGTATACTAATCTAGCAACTCTTGTTGATAAGACCACCTTAGTTGTATCTTGCTTATTTAGAGTATCTGTCTGTGAATAACTGCTCAAGCTCAGTGTTACCAATAGTGTTAACAATATTAACTTTTTCATCTGTTTCGTTTTTAATTAAGGTTATGTTTTTAGTCACGTTATTGATGTTTGCATCAACTTTATTAATGTCTTTATCAATTGTAACAATTTGTTCGGTTAATTTTTCATTAATTACCTGAACAGAATCAATCTCATTTTGGATTGAATCAATTTTAGCATTATAGCCGGCCACATCGGTTTTGATACCACTTCCTTGGAAAATGCTATAAGCCGCTAAACAAGCTATTAAAACTAGTAAAATGTTGGTTTTATTAATTTTCATCTTTATGTTTTACTATAAATACAAACGGGGTACAAAAAGTACCCCGAATGCCTGACCTTGTGATTAGTTTATTGTTAAAATTTGGTTCCGCAATGTGGACAGAACTTATGTGTGTCTTTCTTTCTTTTGCTACCACACTCTGCGCAATATGTGACCAAATCCTCCCTAGTTTTCAATTTAGTTGATTCTGGCTTGATTTTCCACCAATTAGTGGTTGATGGCCAAGTATTAAATGAAGTGTTGTCATATGTAAAGGATTGACCAGAAACCGAACCTTTTTCTACTCTACCAGTTTCGAGACTTTTTTTACCTATTGGTTCATTGTATAAACCTTTATTTTTAATATCCCTTAAGATTGAATTAGTATTTATACCACTTGTATATGTTGCGTTATTGTAAAACGCGGTACCAGTACTTGTTGTGGTAAAAGTCCCGTGAGTTGGTATTGATGTACCGCCTAAGGTATTATGCGTTGTGTATGTATATGGTGAACCTGTATTTATCCAAGCTGGATTACTAATTGTTAGTGTAGAACTACCGCTTAAATAAGTTGGTGTAACAATTTCATTATAAAACTTTACTGTTACATCGCCATTATTGGCAATAGCTTGTTGTACTTCTTCAGTATCACCATTTACTGCGTATGTTTCAAACAAAAACTTCTTTGCCTCGTCAAGATACCTTTCGAGGAAAACACGTTCACCTGGACGAAGTATAATACCATTACCAATGGAATTACCATTCATCTCGATTTTTGCTAAAACTTTATTTTGTGTGGGATTGTAAAGTTCGATTTCGAACTCATCACCGTTATTAAGATAAACGGTATCAACGTGCTGTTTTAATCTTTTTTTACTTTTAGTAATGAAAGATTGTGGTACAGCGAAACCAGTTGTGTTAACTGAAATTCTTCTGTTCATTTTTCCTTATATTTTTTTTGTATTTGAACCCGAATTCGTTGGTATCAATTCCAACTCAAATGCCTCAAGGACACTTCGACTTCAACCACAAGGTCTATTATAAGTATATGTAAATTAATAAAAAAAGGGAAGCCTAAAAGACTTCCCTCCACACACAAAAATGGACACACAAAACTATTTCTTTTTAACTATCTCATCAATGATACCATAAGCTAGAGCATCGTCTGCTGATAACCATAAGTCTCTAGATGCATCTTGTTTTACTTGTTCTCCAGATTTACCACAATATTCACCCAATAAGTCAAATAAAATATTATTTAACTTCTCCCACTCAATCATATCAATCTTAGCGTCTTGAATGTTACCTCTAAATCCACCAGAAGATTGGTGTAACATAGTTCTTGAGAATCTCAATGATCCACGTTTACCTTTCGTTCCTGCACCCAACAAGATTGAACCCATAGATGCTGCCATACCTGTATTAATAGTTCTAATATCAGACTTAATATATGCCATAACATCAACCATAGATAAACCAGATTTAACTGATCCGCCAGGACTATCAATATGCATTGTAATATCATTATTATCTAAACTATCCAAGAACATTAACTGAGCTTGTACAACAGTTGACATGTGATCATTAACTTCTCCAGCAACCCAAATGATTCTTTCCATCATTAATCTACTGAATACATCCATCACCGTTACATTTAAACTTCTTTCTTCAAGAATGTATGGTGTTAAACTGCTTTCAATACTTTTATTGAAATTGTGGATGTTTAAGGAGCTTACTCCAAAGTCTTTTGCGTAAAGACCGAAATCTTTGTAATCTTTAGGTGTCATATCTATTAATTGTTTAAGCAAATATAATTAATGTTTTCCAAATTAAGAAATTTTGGTAGAAATGTAATCGATTGAAGACACGTTTTCCTCTTTTTTAATCATGATAAGGTTATCGGACCAGTTCCTAATCAATGGGTTATGCGAAATTACGAAAATATGTTCAAAATAATTTTTAATTTTCTTAAAGAACTCACCAACCATCTCTAGGTTCTCATCAGCAACTTTACCAAATACCTCGTCCATTACAACTATGTTTGGTTTAGGTAGTGAAGATACTTTTGTTAATACACTTCTCAATGCTAAAGATGAAATTGTTCTTTCATAACCAGATCCAGCATTTAATGGTTTAATAACTCTGGTTTCAGAATCAATCATGATAAATTCTAATTCGTTCTTATCATTAATGTTTAATTCTAAAATAAAATAACAGCTTTCTGATAGTAATCGACTCAATTCCTGATTGATTAGTGGTATCATGTTTTTTAATATCGTTTTTGATATACCATTTTTACCATAAACCAATAGGTATGTTTTAAACACTCCCTGTAGTTCTTCCTCGGCTTTAATTTTAGAAATTAAATCATTAGCGGTACCAATCTTTTCTTCCATTGAGGTGATATTGTTTTTGTTTCTCTCAATAGTTGTGTCAGATATTCTAATGTCAGCGTTTATTGTTTCTATTTTTGTTTTTAAAGTAACCATCTCATTGTGAATCTTTTGGTTATCTTCAAGTTTCTTTCTGTTAGCTTCGTAGTTGTCTAACTTTTGCTGCTTAGTGTTGATCTCAAGTTGTTTTTGTTCAACCTCCAACTCGTATCTTTCTTTACGAAGTTTGTTTCTCTCGTAATTATCAAATTCTGTCTTCAGGGCCTCAAAAGATTCGGACTCTTTTCTTAAAGTTTCCAATTCTTTATCACAATTTTCTCTATCTTTTTCAATTTGTTCAATTTCTTTCTTTGTCTCTTCAATCTCATCTGTATGATCAACCTCATCTAAGGGTCTATTACACTTAGGACATATCTTACCCTCTTCTAATAGCTTAATATGTTTTTCTTTTTCTGTTTTCTCTCTCTCACCTAAACGATTCTCCATAACCAACTGATTGATTTTCTCTTTCAATTGTCCGTGTTCTTCTTCAAGATAATAACGTGATGGCTCTATAACTGAAATACCGTCAGCATTTTGTTGACTTGCTTGTTTTTGTAATTTTAAGCCAGCAATATCTTTTTCTAATGTTGTTGGATTAGTTCTTATTAGTTCTTGATCAATATCATTAGATCTTAAACCTAATATTAATTCTTTTCTATCCTCAAATTCTTTAAGTGAGATTTTATATTCACCTAATAACCTAGTATGATTTGTTATTTCACCCTTAGAGTTTGTAATTGCATTACCATAAGACTCTATATCGATTTGTAGCTGTGCAATGTTGTGACTATTACTGATTAATTTCTTAGCCCAATCATTGTAGATGTTTCTACATACTTCTTCCTTTTGCTTTAATGATTCTAAGCCCAAAAATTTAGTCAATATTTGACCTCTAGCTGTTGGTTTAGATTCAATCAACTCTTCTAAGTTGTAACCTGTTGTAAGAATTGTTGATAAGAAATCTTCTTCGGTACCAATAGCTGACGCAATAAAGGTTTCTGTTTCTCTTCTTTGTTCTCCAGTTAAATTTTCTAATTCCCCATCAGCTTTTTCTTTATAGAATTCTAATTCACTCTTAACTGTATAGTCACCAGATCTTCCTTTCTTTCTAGTTAATGTTCTTACAATAACATATTCTTCACCATCAATTGTGATGTATCCTTTAACAGATACTGTATCAACATCAGTAAACTTGTTAAAGATTTCAGCATTTGTTTTTGTCTTTGTTGTTGAATTAAAAAACAAAAACATTAATAGGTCAACACTAGATGTTGACTTACCACCAAAGTTTCTTGGATTGGATTCAATTACAGTAATCCCATCCAGACTTGTAAAATCAATAGTATTATTATCACCAAATGAAAGAAAATTGGAGAATTCAACCTTCTTAATAAACCACTTATTATACCTGACTTTATTTTCATTTTCTTTATTGATTTCGGTGTTAACACGATTGTCTAATCTATCAACTAATTCCCACTTAATTTGAACATCATTCTCTGTTAAGAAATCTTTCATTAATTTCTTTTGAAATTGATTGTCCAATATATTATCACTAACCTCTAGAGTTTTAAGTCTAGTGTCCTGCTTTTGGCTTAACGTCTTGGTGATTACTTGAACATGTGTTGTGTTATACTTTGTTTGAAAGTATGTTTTAACACGTTTGATACGTTCTGGGGTAAAGTTTTCTGCAACGTCTTCCCACTCTACTTTTATAAAAGGATTGTTCATGTATTAAAATTACATTATTAAAATTAAAAAACAAAAATTACTTGATTCTGGATTCTTCAAAGAATTCCACGATACCATTAATAGCCCATACCATACCACAGGTTGCCATACCATCGAAAAATATCGAGAATAACCAGTTGGTATCTAATATTCTACTAGCTAGTCCACCCAAAACGATAGACATAAAAAAACCAACCCAAGTTGATGTACACATCATACATCCAATTAGATCACCGAAAAACTTTGAGTTTCTCTTTATCCAAGCTCTTGGCTTGTCAAAAATTGAACCGTAAACCAAAATGGTGGTCATACCGTATCCAATAAACGCCCATAATACTACAATACTAATCATATATTTAATTTTTATTCTTCGTACAAATTATTGAGATCACTTCCTTTAAGATATCTTGCTTTATTCATTTTTTCAAGAGATTCTGTGATCTTGTTTAACTCGTCTTTTAATTTTTTATTTTCTTCTTTTAGTAATTTATTTTCAGCATCGTCGCTAACGATCTTTTCAACTATAACCTCTTTTATAACTTCTTTTGTTATTACCTGAGTTTCGCCTTTTATCTCAACCGGTACCTCTTTTATTACTTCAACAATCTTTTCAACAGGAACTTCTTTTATTATTTCAACAATTTTCTCCACCTCGATAATTTTTTCAATTTCCTTGATGACTTCTTTTTCAATAATAGTTTCTTTCCCTTTTGATGCAACTGGTGTTTCACCAAATTTAAGAATTGTGAAACCTCGCTGAAATGTTTTTTTAGCTAGGCCCTCAATATCTACAATTTTATTTAATTCACAATATCTGGTGAATTCATCATCCAGCATTAATGATTGTTTCTTTTTCATCTTCTATGTCTTTTATATCTGATATGCTAAAGTGCATAAAAGGTTTTTCATTTTGCAAATCAAAAAATTGATAATCATTATTATCAACGTCATATACACCGTACCCATGATGTTTTATTGTTTCACCAAAATTCTGTTGAATTAATGACCCAATCATTACAGCTAATCCACCGCCAGGTAATTTAAATGTTTGTCTCTTATGAATGTCACCACATAGTAATAAATCCAAACCAACAAAGTTTAAACGGTCATAACCATCTTCAAATTTAAACCCAAGATCAGTTGACATTCCTTGAATTGCGCCATGGAATAAACCAACATTTAGTTTATCTTCTGTGTTCTTAAACTCTGGTCTCTGGTTATGTTGGTACAATGAATATACCACCCAATTAACGTTTTCATCCGGATACACACCCATATCTTTATAATAAACAATATTATCATTGTCTAGTAATTCAACAACAGGTGTGATACTATCTAGTCTTTGAGTATTATTCTCTAAGAAGTCATGATTACCAGGAATGATAACAACCTTACCATATGAAGTTAATTCTCTTAAGAACCAACTAGTTAAAAGAAGTTGTTCATTCGAGATATTAATCTTTTGATGTGCGATGTCACCCGCAATAACAATTCTAATTTCGTTGTGCGATATACCCTCATCTGTCCATTCTAAAAATTTAGCTCCAATTTCTTTTAACAATTTTTCAAACTGTTCTTTATACAAATCATGTAACTGAATTGTACGAATGTGGAGATCAGCAATGTGTATTATTTTCTTTATCATTATGCACCATATTTAAACATGTCCTCAATTTCTTTACGCATATCTTGGCACTTGAATACCTTGTATGTATCGTTTCCTTCAAAGAACCAAACAAAATATAAGTCACCAACTTTAAGGTTAGTATTTTTTTCGATAATGTATTTGTAAAGACTTGTCTGTAAACTATACGAGTTAAACTCACACTCTTCTAAATGTGAAATTGGTCTTTTAAATCTATTACCAAATGCACTCTTTGTGTTGATCGCTTTATTTGTTTTCCAATCCCATATCTGCAATTGATTTGTTTTCTTATTCCAGAATATTTGGTCAATCATTCCACAGATACCTAACTCAGCATCACCAATAACAAACTCATTTTTGATTGGTACTAAATTAGCTTTACTGTCATTATAGAACTGATCAAATAATTTAACACACTTATCATAAGCGGGTTTAACAATATCTTCACCAAATCTATTCAATGCTGGTGCCGAATCATACGGGAATATTTTATTGTTCCAATGATTTTCAGCATAGTCATGCACTGCACTACCTTTAATAGTGCTGTAATCTCTTTTGTGATCCCATTCTGCTAACACCTCTTCTTTGATAAGACCGTGTTTGTTTGCGTATTTTTCCGCTTGACCATCACTGTCGAATTTGTTTTTAAATTGTCCAATAAATGTTGTAGCTGATGTTAACAAACGATCACCAATATAATAGTGATGTGGTTCATCATGGTATTTGATGTGATCAAATTTGTTTAATTCTAATAGTAAATCCATGTTAATCTAATTGTATTTTATTTAAGTTTTCAAAATTTCCTTGTAAGTCCGCAATATCTTTATCTTCTGGCATTTTAACAACCCATACTTTAAAAAACAGTTTTCCGTTGTTTAATTTATGAAATAGTTTTTCAGCATCATTCCACGCATCACCATCTAATACTATAATTAATTCCTTTGCTTTATCATATAACTTAGAATATAAAAATTCACTCATTACTTTACCTAATAGTGGTATTGAGTTTGGAACGAATATACTATCAAATGCCCCTTCAACCAAATAGATTGGTTTATCCCAATCAATCAAATATTCGTTAAAGATAATAATTTCTTTTTGAACATCTGGGTTCTTGTACTTCATTTTAGTTCTAGGTAGATATGATCTAGCAATAAAGTAATTTAACTTGTTCTCGGCATCATATGATGGTATAATAATTCTATTAGCATAATCACCCTCATATGCAAATCCAATATTATATCTAGTAAGCATCTCGTCAGTTATGTTTCTACTTCTGATGTAGTTATATGCTTGTTTATAATAATGTGTTAGCTTTAACCCTAGTGATGCTGTTGTAAATGACACAAATTCTTTTGGTAACCCCTTGAGAATCTTTGGTTTAGGTAATGTTGTATCAACCTCTTCAGGTCTCATTAATTCATAAAAATGAATTTGTTTCTTATTACCATATTTTTTAATAAGTCTGTATAATGTCCCTCTTGTGTTATGTGTTTCGCTACAAGACCAACATTTGTATACCCCAAGTTTGTAATTAATTTCTAGATTACCCTTACCATCACCCTCGTCTAAACCCTTGATTTCATGGGAACATACGGGACAATCAAAGGATATTTGTCCCTTACCATCGTTGTGCAGTTTGTAGTCTCCAAGAATGTCTTCAAGGATCTCAATAATAGGTTCGAATTCGGTGTCAATTGTTGCCATGGTTTAAATATAGATAAAATATTTGACAAAAAAAAATCCCCAGAGACACCACCCTCTGGGGAACCAACCAAAATGCAGTTTTTCGCTACATTCCCGCCTACTTACTTAAATATAAGTAAATTATTTTTGGTTACGAAACATTAGTTGCCATATTTTTTTTCTTTACCTGACCAACCGGATAATATGTTGTTTCACCTATTCTAATTGAATCAATTCTGTTACCTGTTTGTGGATTTAATATAATTGATTTCTTATTCACACTAGTATCATAGATCACATCTTCTAATACAATTTTACCATCAGTCATTCTTTTAAATGTTTTTTGCTCTGTCATTTTTTGTTTTTTAAATAAATTTATTCTGTTTCTTTTAACATATTAATGTAACCAATCACACAACATGCAGCATCTGCCATGTCATAATTTTCTTTTTTAAGGGCTCCGGTTTTGCCATATAACCAATTAACATCCGGACAAACCGCATTTACGTGTTCCCAAATAACATGTTTTTTATCTATGTCTTTTGGGTATCCACCAAATAGAACATTGCGTCCCTTGTCATTTGAACCCACTAAATCGGGAAATGCATATTTTCTTGAATTATATGTTGAGATGAATGTAGGAACAATACCTAGAATATCATAGACAGCTTTGCAGATCATTGTATTGTAACGCAATAATGTGCCAACCGTATAAACGTTATTAGAGTTCAATAATGGCTCTTCAATAATAACCTTAACGATACCCATATCTCTGTATCCTTCTAGTTGTTTTTGGAAAGCAATCGCTTTTTTGATTAACTCTTCTAGTTTGTCTTCTGGTTGTGGTTTAATCTTTGGTGAAAAATGTGTTAATTCTAACAATTTCTTACCAGTTAAATCAAATAGAGCCCACCCAATAGTTTTGGTTGAAATATCCAAGCCTAATATCTTGGATTTGTTTTTAAATTTTACATCCATAAATCAATTATATGGAAAAATAAAATTATTGTAAAGTCTTTAGAAGTCTAATCTAACAGAAAATACCTGATTTCCAATTCTTTGGATTGGTTTAGGACATTTAGCCATTACTATGGGTTCCTTATTGTCATTTAATAAAGCCACTTCGGTAATTCTTTTTTGTTGTCCTGTAACATAAGTAGGGTTCTGTGTTGTAATAAATTGTGAAGATGGTAAGTTTACCATGAAATTTAACACCTGAACATCCGTTGCTCTTGTTAGTTTAATGCTACCTGGGAATGGTTGTTGATCACCAAATTGTGGCGATGTTGTTTGTGTTTTATCTGGTAAAGAACCTAAATATGTTTCAAGATTATATGTTGACGCACCATTTACCATATCGCCGGTAACAACAAATTGGTAACCACACATATTTGTGTTAGAAATAAGATTTCCAACAGTATGGCCAGATATTTGTGATGTTAAATCAATTCGCTTCCAGTTGTTTGGTGAAGGTTGTGATCCAGTTGTTGTTACTTGAACTAACGCAAAAAACTTATTAGCAGTAAATCCAGTAAATTGAGAAGATGAACTTAAAAATTTAAATTCACCAGTATTAAACTTGAAGCCAATATTTGAATTGGTTGATCCTGTTATCTCACCATAATAGTTACAGTGCATGCCGGTGATACCAGTTGTTGATGTATTTTGGAACATATATGTTACCCAAGCTGTTTGTCCTGTTGTGATTACCGGATCTAAATCATAGAAAGTTGGTAAGTCCAAAGGTACAGTACTAAATCTTGGTGCAGGTAATGTCCATTTTCTATTTGTTTTATATTCTAATGCCGCAACTAATTCTTGATCATCAAAAACAATAATTTTTTTGTCAACAAAAACTTTACCGACATTAACGCCTTGTTGATCAACTAGGTATCTAAACTTAAGGTTGTTTGAGTTTGGTTTAACGTTTAAAGCGGATGATACATAATAATCAGTTGTCCCCATAGTAAATACTGCTCCAATTGTAGAGCCTGTGTTTCTATGATATAATAAAAATGGGATATAAACTTCGAAGTATTCCGAGTCAGAAATTGGTTCTCCATATAATGTTTCGTTATCAATTGTACCATGAGCAATATAGTCATCATACTTATAAAATCTTTCTGGATCATTTACAATATCACCTAATTCAGAATAATGAATAACAGCAATTGCTCTTTGGTTAGCTGGTTTAACATCAACTTTTTCACCAAATGTGTTTGTATATGATGTTGGGTTAGTTATTGTACCACCAGTTGTATTTGTAAATGTTTGGCCAGTATTTGATGTATAACCAAGATATTCTTTTAATGATGCAAATTGAGATCCAGTATAACCTGAAATATATTCATCATCATCTGTTGTGTCTAAACCAGCTGGTTCTTGTGTCCAAACTAGTTCTAATTGCCAAGGATCATGTTGTGCTAAATTATCTGGTTGGAGTGGTGAACAAACATCAGCAACTTCGGTGTCTTGTGGGTAATCTAATTTACATTTATTACATACCACACGAACAATTCCGGTATTTTGTGCAGAAAAATCTGGCATATTTCTATCTAAAGTGATTGTTTGCCCACTAATACTTACAATTTTATAAACTAAACTTTGTGAATTTCCGCTTATTGTCTTTTCTGAACCAACAAAATCTGATTTAAAAACTAAAGTAATATATTGACAATTTGAAAAATCATTTGTTGTTGCTCCCGTCATTAATGATGTTAATAAATCTTTACCACCATTAACTCTATTAAGAAGTATTGCACCAGATACACATTCAACTGTTGATCCAGTACATGGATCAGCAACATATGGAATAAATTCTGAAACAAATCCCGCTGGTCCCATTGGGTTTTTTAATGTGTCAACATATGATTGTTGTGCAGCATTACCAAAATTAATTGTCTCATTAGCATTAATTAAATATGGGTACTTAACATGTTGATCACCATCAACAGGAGATAATACTCTTTGATGTGGTGCTCTCGTGCCACCCGTTATTGCTCCTGTAAATCCACTGAATTTTGTGTTATAGTCAAATTCAGAATCTCCGATCTGAAAATATTTTATAATAAAATTACCTTCAGCAATAGATTGTCTACCTCTTCTTGTTATTCTTGCGGATAAAAACTCTGAATTATTACTATTTAAAAAGCTCATATTTTATATCATTAATTTTATGTTAAACCACCACTACCACTACCACCGCCTCCGGCACAATTTCTTAATGCTGTTGATATTATATATCCATCGGTATCAATTTGTATTGCGTTAAATTGTCCATCATTTAGTGTGTTTATATTGTCTGTTGCTACAGCATACCATAAATTAAAACCATTAAATGGTTCATAATTTGTATTCGCATACACCCTAGTATATGAAATTGCAGCAGGTAGTGTTGCTCCAGTACTGAACCATCCTGCTGATGTCTGATAGCCAGGGCTAGAACAGAATGTATCTATAGATGATTGACCACCGCTCCTAAAATACCCATAAAGTGGTGGTGATGTTGGGGTTGGCGTTGGTGTAGCCGTTGGTGATGGAACCCCAAGACATTGAATACCAACCTCCCAGAAATCATTTACTTCATTAGGCGGAGCTAAGGCCGGAGCTGTTAATACATCAATATAATATGTTTTAGTATTATCATATGTGATTGATAATGTTATTGGCCCCATTGCTGTTGGATACCAATAATCCTGTGAATTATATCCAGATGAATTACCAAACCATCCCGTACTTTCAAGAACTGTTAAAGATGTTCTAATTGAAATATTATTTGGTCTATCATTTGCAGTACATGTGAAATTAATTATTGAACCATTTGCTACTCCGGCAAAGTTTAATTGAATGTCATCATAGTTGTTCATTGTTGAGCCAGTGAACGTTCCCGAAACTGTAGAACCACAACCAGGTAATGCTGTTGGTGTTGGTGTTGCTGTCGGTGTTATTGGTGTAGCAGTTGGTGTCACCGGTGTTGCTGTCGGTGTTACTGGTGTAGCAGTTGGTGGTACTGGTGTAGCAGTTGGTGGTACTGGTGTGGCAGTTGGACCAGGACCTGCTGTTGCTGTCGGTGCTGGAGTTGCTGTAGGTGCTGGTGTTGCTGTTGGACCAGGGAACCCAGTAACTTGTATATTTTGAGTGGTACCACTACAAGCCCCAACAGGTTCTACTTTAAGCCACGTTTTACCATCAGTTATTCCTGTTATTGTATAAGTTGGGTTAAATAATGACACTGCCACATTACCATAATTTGTTAAAGCAATGCAATTGGTATTGTTACCTTCACATTCATAGAATTTAACAGATGTTATACCTAAACCTATTGTTGGACCTAATCTTACTGATGCTATATATGCCATATGTTATAAATATTCTTATTTAATTTAACGATTAGTGTTATTTAGAAAATAGTTCTTATCGTTTGACAAAAACTCATTAACGCTAAATGTTGTTATTGTTTCCGAGTTTGGGTTATTTTGAACTTTATTTATCATTTTTTCGGTATGTCTACCGTTTATACCATAATTTCCTTGAACCAAGTAATCACCCAATAAAATAAAATTTGGATCATTTCTTAAATCCTTCTCTTCAAAATCATCATTAATTTGTTTTTTACTATAACCAATTTTTTTATGAATTATATTATCAGGTTTAAACTCGTTTTCAACCATTTCGTCATATATTAAATTTGATGGCCTTTGTTCATACCACGTAACATCGACTAAAAGATTATATTCATTTAACCCCATATTCATTATAAAATTTAAATCATTTTCAATTTTTAAATCTGTATGGTTTCCACCAACAATACACATATCCAAATCCCACGTGTTGTTAAAGTCAAATAAAACTCCACCCATTAAGTACATATCATATTCTTTTATAATCATTGATTTAACATATAAATTAAATAAAAAATCATAAACTTTTTGATATGACGGTCTTGTCCAATGACTTGTTGTTGTTACAACCCCTCTTTGAAAAAAAATACTATCTTTTAAATTTGCTACTTTATTAAATGTGCTCATAATTTATATTTTTAACCACTATATCCTCCGGAACCTCCTCCAGAACCTCCTCCAGAACCTCCACTGTCTGGAACTGGTGTTGCAGTTGGACTCGGTGTTGATCCATCGCAAGGTGAACATCCTGTATCTAATATAGTAAATACCGGTGTACTATAAACAACCGATTTATAGTTATCTTTTGCAATTACCTTCCAACAGAATGTGTTTAAGAACGAATCGTTAACTCTAAACGTACCATTAATTCCAATTGTTGGTAATGTATCGGACCATACTGTTACACTATAGGATGCATTATCACATCTCACACCATCCATTTTATATTTTTTTGGCGTTGCATTACAACTTGAACAATCACCATATCCTTGGAACATTGGTTGACCTAAAACAAACGGTCCAGAATCTGTAATTTGATATCCATCAAAACCTTCACTTGGGTCTGTAATTACAAATTGTGGTCCTAGATTTTTATTAATGGTCATACATCTTGGATTCCCAGCAACAACGCCGTTTTCATATAATTGTATTCCATATGTTCTACCGGTGGTCATACCTAATAGCGAATATGCTATAATATTTTCACCCGTATCACAAGTTACACCGCTATATCCAGTTATTGTGAAACCAGTAAATGGCGGGTCACAAGCAGCACAAGGATTTGCACCAGCTACTGGTGAAACACCATCTAAATTATATGTATAACCCGTAACATATTGTGTTTGGACTGCAATGATAGATAAACATGAATTACCAACTTGATATACCGTTCCTTCTGTTAACTGTGTTGAACTTCTTGCTATTGCCACGCCACCATAATTTTGACCAAAACCACAAGGATCTAGTGGATTTGAAAGTACGTATGATGTCGATGCTGGATTTTGCATTGATAATGTTCCAATATTTGCTAAAGTATCACAACCAGGTATTTGTATTGGTGCACTAAATCCAGTTGCAGTTATTGCTGTATATGAATATCTCATATCATTACAGTCGCCCATTGCGTAATAATAATATGATGGATCAATAACAACATTTGTTGTTGGTGTTGGTGTTGGTGTTGATGTTGGTATCACTGTCGTTGCTGTTGGTGTAGGAGTTGCTGTTGGGTTAGGTGTTGGCGTTGGGCCAATAACAACAGTCGCTGAACCACCAGAGAAATCGCAATTAGGTGTAGGGCTAGGTGTTGGACTAGGTGTTGGTGTTGGTGCAATATATACTGCGCTACCAACATTAGGAAAATAACAATAATTTATACAGTTATCATAAACTTCAGCCTCATTCGTATATATATTTTCTATAACGTAATTAACATCACCGGTATCTCCAGTATATGTTAATTTAAACCAATATTGTGTATCAAAAGATGCGTCTGTAAAAATAATAGGATTTGTGTTATAGTCTCTACTTGAACTATTAGGATACAAAGAACCATAAGACGTGTATCCTGTTGCTATAACAGAGTCATCACCAGCAGTTTTACCTGTTTTATATGATAAGGTAAAAGCTTTAGGTGAATTAATTCCATATAATCTTATGTTTAATCCCATATTACTATAAATACAATAATTAAAAATTTAAATAAAAAACCCCTTTAAATAAAGGGGTTTTAATAATATTAAATTTAACCTTTTTTTAATTTATTAGACTATCACACCGCCACCACAAGTGTTATCTACATTACATTGGTTCATTACTGACTGAGCAACACCATTTAAACCTATTTGGAACATATATCCAGAAGTGTGATAATACCAACCAGCACTTGCATAATTTGAAGGTGATGCTATATTTTGTGTATACATAGTACCCTGTAATGATGTTAGATTATTTAAATTAGCTTCAGTTATATAGAATGTAGTATATGATTGTAAGTTATTGTAACCTGAACACGCATTAGTACAGTCTTGGTATGGACCTTGTGCTTGCATTCCCGTTAATGCTACACCAGACTCTGTTGCTGTTGGCGTAGGTGTTGGTGTCGGAGGAGCCACAGACCAAGACTGAGTTGTTGAGCATGTTCCAGTACTAGCTATTGTACCACCCGTTAATGTTTCAAGCGTTGTGTTTATTGTATAACCTGTTGTTAATTGTGATTTGGTAACACCAGTGGCCAACCAGTGTGCTGCTCCAGCGCTAGTTGTACCTGAAATATTAAAAGGACCAGCAACAAATGTTGCGCCTGTATAACTTGGACTTAGTGTGAATGTAATTTGCATTGTTCTTCTTTTTTAATATAAATATCTGTTTATTTTGTTTTTTTTTTATACTTGTGCACCACCGCCGCCACCAAGACAATCATTACATGATGTCCATACACTTGAATATGATCCATCCGTTAAATGTGTCGCCTCTTGATCACATGTAGTACCAACATAATAATCTACTTGTAAGCACACATTATTTACTTTAACAGCTTTAGTTCCACCTAAGAATGCACTAACCAATAAATCTGGTGATGTCATATATCCAACTAGATTATTTGAACAATTAATTACTTGATATTTGTAATATGATGCTGGTTCAGGTATCGCTGTTATACCACTGTTTACCACACAACCATTTGCGTCTGTAACCTCTAAACAATACCCATATGTTGTTAAATTATCTACATTGAATGTTGTACCAAAAGTTGATGTGCTATATGTTCCAACTAAAGTTCCACCACATGTTGTATATGGTGAACTTGTGTCAGCATATAATCTATATGTTTTAGGGAATACACCACCACTTGATGTTAATTCTAAAACACCTGAGCTTGGTGAAGCACATGTTGGGTATGTAATAATTGTTAACGACGCAGATTGTGCCGTTGGTTGGCTAATTCCTTGACCATATGATGCCACACAATTATTACCATCTTTAACAGATATTGTATACGTATCTGATATTAAATTATTAAATATCTTTGGAGGATAATAATAATTGTAACCATCAATTGAAACTTGTCTAGGTGATGTTCCGCCAACTAATGTTGTCACTTCAATAAAACCATTTGAACCACCATAACAAGAAACATTACCAACATCCACTATTCCAAGCGCTGGTGTAGATACTGTTAAGTTATATGATACAATTGCAAAACAACTATTATTATCTAAAACTTGTATTGAATGATTACCACTTGGTAAGTTATTAAAAGTATGTGAAAATTTAAATGCTGTTAACGCTGAATATGAACCACCATTACTACTAATACAAAATTTATATCCTGAAGCATTTGGTGTTCCACCGCTACCCTGAATTGTTAATGATCCATTTGTTGAATTGTAACAAGTTGGAAAAGATGCACTAGTAATAGTGCCAGCCACCGCTGACGGTATAGTTACGGTTGCTGAATATGATTGTTCACAACCGGCACCATCTTTAATAAAAATACTATATGTACCGCCACCTAATGATGAATAAGTTACTGGTAAGTTTGCATATGTTCCACCAGAGCCAAGTTTTGCTTGATAACCAGACCCAGATCCTCCAGATCCACTAGAAACACCAATGGTGCCTGTTCCCGCATTACAATCTGGATTTGTAACAGATATTGTTGCATTCGGAGCTGATTTGGATAATAACACATAATCTATGGCCACACAACCATTACTGTCTTTAGCATATAAAGTATATAATCCTGTACCTAAACTACTAAAAGTTCCGCTGGCTTGATAATTTGAACCATCTCTTGAATATGTAAAACCACCCACACCGCCTGAACCTGAAGCTGTTATTGAACCATTTGTACCATTCCAACATGTTGGATTTGTACCAGATACTGATATAGATACCGCACTTGGTTGTGTTACTGTTTGATTATATGTTTGAACACAACCCGCGCCGTCTTTAATATATATTGTGTATGTTCCCGCAGATAATGGGTTGGAGTATGTAACTGGTAAATTTGCATAAGTTCCACCTACTCCGTTTTTAGCTTGGTATCCTGAACCACTTCCTCCAGTTCCATCACTAACCGTGATTGCACCTGTTCCACCACCATTACAAGCTACATTTGTAATTGAAAAAGTTGCATTAGGTGCTGATTTAGATAAAGTTGTTGCCGCTGAAGTTACACAGTCATTTGCATCCTTAATATAAATTGTTTTAGTCCCAACGGTTTGCCCAGTAAATGTTGCACTAGATTGATATGTTAAACCATCTGAAGAATATGTGTATGGTGATGTACCACCTGTAGGAGATGCTGTAACGCTACCATCACTACCATTATAACATGTTGGATTTGTTGATGAAGATATTGAACCAAAAAGTTGTGTTGGCTCTGTTATTGTTACAGAATATGTTCTAGAACAAGCAGATTGATCAATAACAGTTACTGTGTATGTTCCAGCAGTTGGTACACCAAACGTTGCTGGTAAATTCTGATATTGAAATGCACCATAATTTACTTTTGCTTGATATGTTCCACCGTTACCACCACTACCATTTGAAATTGTTATTGAACCGCCTCCATTTTGATAACATGGTAAATTTGTTTGTGAAATAGTTGCACTTACTTGTGTTTTATTTAAACCGGTTGTATTTGTTCTAATACATCCACTAGCATCTTTAACATATGTGGTATATGTACCATTTGTTAAACCTGTAAATGTTAAACCAGATTGATAATTTGAACCATCTATTGAATATGTATATGGCGAAACACCACCACTTACACTAGATAATGTTATTGAACCGTTTGAATTACCATTACAAGTTGGTTCTGTACCTGTAGCAGTGAAACTAATAATTGCAGGTTCTGTTATCGTTAATGATGTTAATTGACCAACTTCATTATTTGAATCTTTAACATATAATGAATATGTTTGTGCTGTTAAACCTGTAAATACGTTACTTGATTGATAGGTAGTACCATTTATTGAATATGTATAACTACCTGAACCACCACTTGGACTAGTTATTGTTATTGTACCATTAGATCCTCCATTACATGTAACATTTGTTGAAGATCTAGATGCTGTTATAACAACATTGGTTATATTGATAGTTATAACCACATCAAAATATAAACCTAAAGCATCAGTTGATCTAACTTTAATTAGATATGTACTTTTTGTTTCATAATCAAATACTACTTTAGATTTTAAAACATTTCCAGCAATAGTAAAACTAGTATAATCTGGATATGATGAAGTATCTACAAATGAATATGTAAAAGTATCACCCGCATCAGGATCTGCTGTTGAAAAAGTACCAATTGTTGTACCAGTTGCAACATTTTCAGATATTGAAGATGATGATAAATCAATTCCTGTTGGAGCCTCATTAACACTAGTTACGGTAACTGAAACAAGACCATCATATGTTAATCCACCAGCATCTGTTGTTCTTATATTTAATAGATACGAACTTTTTGTTTCAACATCGAAAACTTCTTTTGATGTTAATTGACCGCCAGAACTTAAATTAAAACTATTATTGTCTGGATATGAACCAGTATTAACAAATGAATATGTAAATGTATCACCGGCATCTGGATCTAACGTTGATAGTGTACCAGCGTTTGTACCAATTCCACTATTCTCAGGTATTGTGCCAGATATGCTAATACCAAATGGTGCTTCATTTACGTTATCAATATAAATTGTAAATTGTTTATCAAAGAATTGACCAACACTATCGGTAGTACGAATTGCCACTGTATATGAAGTTCCTGTTTCATAGTTAAATAATATTGAGTTAACTAAAGTATTACCACTAGTAGTGAAAGGTGCAGAATTTACTATAGAATATGTATGGGCATCATTACTATCACTTGACGCTGTTGCTAAATAACCAATCACCGTACCAATAGCTGAATTTTCGTTTATTCTATCATAACTTAATGAAAGATCTGTTGGTGCATAATTAACTGTTGTATCAATTAAAAATAAACAATTAGGTGTTGAAGTTGGACTCGGTGTTGGCGTCGCTGTTGATGTCGGTGATGGTGTTGGTGTAGGTGTGGCGGTTGAACTCGGTGTTGGAGTTGGTGTTGCTGTTATAATATTTGTATCTATTCCAAAATCACAATTAGGTGTTGGAGTAGGACTAGGTGTAGGACTAGGACTTGGAGTTGGACTTGGAGTTGGACTTGGTGATGGACTTGGAGTTGGTGTTGGACTCGTTGTTGGAGTTGGTGTAGGTAATATAGTTTCATCAATATTTGATTGACATTCTGCAATAACCCTAGCATTTGTATTGTATACAATTATTTTAGTTGCACTATCTGGTACACTAACGTGTAAACCTAAATTTGATATTAATTCAGTGCGTGTAACACCACTAGCAAGAAATGATGTATCAAAATTGGTTGCAAGATTTGCAGCGTTAACTTGGTCATAATAAACATTATAAGGACCCGCGTCAGTACCAGAAACAATCTTTACATAAAACTTCTTTGCCATCTATAATTTATTTTCCGCAACCACAATCTGATTCATTATTTGTTGTGATTAACGATTTTGTTACACTATTAAAATAGTTTTTATTATTTTCAATGAAATCATTCGCTTTCTCCATTAATAACTCATTTACTTGATCATTGATATAGCTAATGTACATCTCATCATTTAAAGTAAATAGTTCTCTAACCATAACTTTAACACCATTAATTGTAAATAAATCATTTATATCAATGGTATAACCGTCATTTGTGTATGTTAAAATTTTATTTGTTATTATTACTTCCATATTAAACTACTTGACCTGTACAAGGATTTATTGTTAAGAAATTATTGTTTGGACAACCACTATAAATTGTTTCATTATTAAGTTTTAACGTAACCCAGGTTACGTTAGTGTGACATTGTCCATTTCCAAAACCAAGATTTACATTTATTGGTGTTGCACAAACTAATGCAAAACTTATATTACCACCAGTTGATGATGCTGCAATATCTTGTGCTTGTTGCGTTGTTAGTGTTAATGAGTTATATCTAGCATTACCACTAGTAACCCCAGGAGGATAATTAAATTGATCATTTGACCCACCAGTGTTACTTAAATAAACTGTACCTATATTAATATTATTACCTCTTAAATAAAAAGTTGCAGCATTACATGTGTGTCCACCAGGACAAGGTCCTAATGTTGGGCTATATTGAACAATAAATTCCATATTAGCCAAACAGTTTACTACTTCAGTTAATTCAGGTGTAATTGTTGTATCTAAAGCGCAATCAATAGTTGCTGTAGGTGTTGGACTTGGAGTTGGTGTTGGACTCGTTGTTGGAGTCGGTGACGGTGATGGGCTAGGACTAGGCGTTGGCGTTGGTGTAGCCGTTATAATATTAGTATCAACACCAAAATCACAATTCTCGGTAGGAGATGGTGTTGGTGTTGGTGTCGCTGTTGCTGTTGGGCTCGGCGTTGGGCTAGGAGTTGGTGTTGGGCTTGTTGTTGGAGTTGGCGTTGCTGTTATTATATTAGTATCAATACCAAAGTCACAATTAGGTGTTGGGCTAGGTGTTGGAGTTGGTGTACTAGTTGGTGTTGAGCTTGGTGTTGGTGTTGGACTAGGACTTGGGCTAGGTGTTGGGGTTGGTGTGGCAGTAATAATATTTGTATCAATACCGAAATCGCAATTAGGTGTTGGACTCGGTGTTGGAGTTGGTGTACTAGTTGGTGTTGAGCTTGGTGTTGGACTCGGTGTTGGTGTAGGTGTAGCTGTAATAATATTTACACCAACGTTAATATCACAATTAGGGGTTGGACTTGGGCTCGGAGTTGGACTAGGACTAGGTGTTGGGCTCGTTGTTGGTGTTGGTGTTGCTGTAATAACATTAACTCCCATTCCAAAGTCACAATTAGGTGTAGGGCTTGGAGTTGGTGTAGGACTAGTTGTTGGTGTTGGCGTTGCTGTTATAATAATAACACCAACGTTAATATCACAATTAGGGGTTGGGCTTGGAGTCGGTGTTGGTGTAGCTGTAATAATATTTACACCCACACCAAATGTACAATCATTGGTCGGTGTAGGAGTTGGTGTTGGTGTGGCAGTAATAACATTTGATGTTACTTGAAAAGTACAATCAGATGTTGGCGTTGGTGTTGGGGTTGGCGTTGCTGTAACAACATTAGTATTAACACCAAAATTACAATTTGCTGTTGGACTTGGTGTTGGTGTAGGTGTGGCAGTTGGACTTGTTGTTGGTGTTGGGGTTGGTGTTGCGGTTGGTAATGGACAGCTACCCAAATTAAGATTTATTGATGTAACACTACTTGTCCCATTAATTGTCCATCCAGTATTTGGTGAATCACTTGTTGTTGTATTTCTAGGTTCTCCACCATATGGCCATGGATTTATTGTCCAATAGTCACTACCATTCCATCTAACATTACATGTAATGCCACTAAGACTACCTTGCCAAGAAGGTTTTCCGTTATAGTGCCCGTTATATGTAAAGGTTGTTAACATTTTTTTATTTTATTTTTAAGTTTAAGGACACGCACCAAGATAACATGCAACACTTAGAGTTATTGTATCACCACTATTAATTACCACTCCAGTTATTTGTGGGAATGGATTAGATGTGAAATATGATGTATATGATGGACTTGTTGATCCATTTTTATATATGAAAATCACACCACAATTTCCGTTACCTGGTAAATTGGTTGTAACATTACATTGGATTGTATTTGTTGATCCATAATTAATACCACCAGGATTTGTTTTACCACCAGCTAGTGTTGATGTTAATGGGAATGTAGATGGCCCATTTAATGTGTTCATAAATGTACCATTAATACCAACATCATTTAACGTCCCATTACCACAATCATTGTTTCTAACCGTCCAAATTGATGTTGGTGGATTAGTTGCTGTTGGTGTTGGTGTTGGTGTTGAAAACGAAATATCAACACAGAAATCATCAGCTGCTGTTGGTGTAGGTGTTGCTGTTGGCGTTTGAGTAGGTGTTGCTGTTGGTGGCACCGGAGTCGCTGTTGGACTTGGGGTTGGTGTTGGAGTCCTAGTAGGTGTTGGTGTAGGAGTTCTAGTTGGTGTAGGTGTAGGTGTTTGTGTAGGAGTTGGTGGCGGTGTTACTATTGGATATGACCCCACACAAGTATATGCCGCAGCACCGGTACAAACATTTGAATAATTTCTTAGTAAAGATCCTATTGATGGTACTGTTGTACAAGCAATATTATCAGTGTAATATTGTTGCATTGATGAACCAATAACCTCAAAACCAACATATTCATGTTCTACTAAAGCTAAATAATTAGAATTACCATTAAAGGTTATTAAATTTGTTGGTTTAGTTCCTGCTACATTTATGTTATAATACATATTAATGTTACAGTAATTTAAATCAACGGCGGTTACTTCAATTAGTTCTCCTTTCTCTGTTATAATATAATCACCAGTGTCATAATAATCAGATGGATAATCACAACATGGCTCTATTGGTGTTTCTGGTTTTATTTGTAAAAATTCTGGTGATCTTGTATCAAAAACATAACCACTTCTTTTTGTGACCTTGCCCGTATTTTCGTTAACATCTTTATTTGTATAGATTCTAAATTTAGTTGTTGGTAAAACATCAAAAACAACTGTTGTACCACTATTTGTAACACCACTAATTACACTAGTTTTAACGGAACCTAGTGAATCCATATCATGTATTGTGTATGTTGTATATGTGTATGAAAAAGAATAATTGTTTGTTGATTCAGCAAAATCAAACGCACTACTTGATAGTGATGAGCATGAAAGATAATTTGCGGATACAACTACATTTCCATTAGAAAGATCTTTAACAGATCTCTTTACTAAAGTACCTGCAGTAATATAATTTTGTATATCAGCCGATGTTGTTGAACTATTAATTGTTGCGCCGCTTACTACTAAAACTTTGGTATCATGTTTTAAACCATAATTGTATGAATTTCTATATTGAACCCTTGGATGTATAGTAAAACCAGTATTAACAACAATTGGTTGATCCGGTACTTCTGTTGGAAATTCAACATATTGTAAATTCAAACCATCAATTCTCACTTTTTTATCACAGTTAGCCGCATCAGTAAATAATAAATCTATAACCTCATCTTCATACACGTTTGATATTTTAAATTGACATGTATTCCCGCTAACTTGTGCAAAGGTTGTATCGGTGTATACTGGGTTATATCCAGAAAATGCATTTATAACCGGTATTGAGTTTCTTTGTACATAAATTCCCCAACCATATGTTTCACCAGATTGGACAGTAGCACCAGTAATATTAACAATAATATCAGATTTTAATTTACATGCGGTAGATCCAGTATAAACTGGGTGTAAAACACCATCTGGACAAACTGTTGTGAATTCTAAATCTAAACTACATTTTGGTAATGAATAGTTATAATCAGCATCAAAATAAAAATCTAAATATCTTTTTTCTGAACAGTCTGAATTGCTATGTGCAATAAATTTAACCTTTTCAATACCATCATTATCAGTAAAAAATTCATAAGATATTAATTGTGTATAACCAGAACAGTTAACGCCACAACCGTATGTTACACCACTATATGGTGATACACTTGGTAAGTGACCAGCAACCGGATCGTTATATGTTGAATTAATTTTATTAACTAAGTTAATAACAGCTGTTCTCCAAAGCGTTTTTGTTGTTGAAGTATTTAATTTAATCCAATTTTTATAATCACAAATTAAAGGTATGCTTGTCGATGAACTACTTAAAACACTGCAACTATTTGTTGCGGTATAACCAGTATCAAATAATGTACTCCCAGTTATTTTAACTTGTGATGTTGTTCCACTATATTCAACACCGTCAACATCCATCTTTAATGTGAATGTTACACCAGTAAGATACATTAAACCCCTAAGATGATCTGGTTCACCAACAATGGTTTCCACATCTTCTTCAATAAAGGTTTCAAAGTCTGGATAAAGATTTTCAACTATCTCAATTGGTTTACATGGTTTTCTGTATGCATATTTAGGTCTTGCAAATATATTATTTTCAATTAAGTTACCACCCATCCATAATGTTGTTGATGGAATAACTTGTTCTAACACATTTGACCAATATGGGCTCATTTGATTTACGAAATCAGTTGAGTCAATCATATCATATGGTGTATATCCTGAAGATATTAATTGATTAATATAATCTTGATAAACATCTTCTAGATGAATATAATTTTTTTTGTATTTTACTACATTTGAATTTATAACTTGTTTAGAAAACGTCATCTCAAGGTACTCAGCAAAACTGGTTTGATCTTGAACCTCTAAACTATTTTTTCCGAAAACAACTTCTAGCTCTCTAGATTTTCTCCAAATATCATAGTTACTTGCATTAGCTGGGCTAACAAAGACGCTAATATTTTTTCTATTTAATATTAAACCGGTACCAGTTAGATCATCAACAACTTGACTTTTGACATTATCAATTTTACTTTCTAATGTATAGCCATAATCTAATCCTGGGAATGTTCTGTATATGTCAAAAAACTCTTCACCATATGAATATGGTTTTGATTTTGTTAATATTGTTTTTGTTCTACCTGTTAAAATAAACTCACCATCAACAAATGTACCACTAGAATTATCTGTATCAATCATATCTGAAGATCTATGATCTAAAGTAACATCGTGCCAACCAGATCCCATTTGGAAAAATATATTATCCTGATTTGTTGTTGGTGTTTTAGGTAAATAAGTGTCAGTATCAATTGGGTAGTCAGTAGTATTACTGAACGTTGTTAATCCTGTTACAGCAGATAAACTATATGTGTAAGTTGATGGATTAAATGTTACTTTATTATTGAATGAAACATTATTAATGACCTTAAATAAATCATCCTCAACTGATGTTTTTGGAATGGCGGTTTTTACACTATAAACATATTCGTTTATTTTAACCATTGGATCTGGAGCACCAATAAATTTTAAGTAAAATTCAATACAGCTTCTAGTTCCTTTTGATTTATATATAAATGCTAGGTTAACTAATAATCTTCTATAAAATTCCAACTCAGCATCAACTAAATTTTTACCAATGGATGAACCATTATAAACCGATTTAGATGCTTTATATAATTCTTCTTCTAATGATTTTTGATCAAATAATTTAATGGTATTTAAACCTAAAGTATTTGCTAAGTTTTTAAGAAAAACATCAGGTATATTATTAATAGCATCATAAGAAACATTTCTCATGTGTGCTATGTTATCAATATATGATTTTACCTTATCAAAACTTTGACCATATAGTTGAAATATTTTATCAATTTTTTGATCTTCAGTATCAAACTCAAATAATTGTGGTGCAACTAAAAACCTTGTAACTAAGTTTGATTTATAATTGTCAATTTCTGTTGCTAAATCATTTAATTTAGTTAAATAGTCATCAAAATTTAAACCTGTTGTTTGTGGATTCCAACCATCTTTAGAAACAGGCCATTCAGCTGTTACATAAATTAAATCTGTTCTTGTTTCATCTAAGCTTGTTCTTGGAACCTTAAATGATGATTGAAATATTGGATATGTATCTCTGTTTAATAGGGTTTGTTCCAATTCATCTAAACCTAGATAAAATTCTTCAACAACAGAGTCGTTTGGTCTAATAATATAACTTGTAGAATATGTTACCCCAGTAAACGGTTTGCCATAAACTTCTAATGAAATTGTACTATCTGTGTTTGGTTGAGTATATTTTGAAATATTGTACGTTTTGTTATCAATAACGATTGAATATTTGCTATATGATGAATATAAATTTCTAATTTTATTTTCAACTGGTAATAAATTATTTCCAGTCAATTCAGATAAAACTATATCAAATGGATTAAAGAACTTACTTGCTTTGGTTGTAAATGTTGTTTTATCACTTGTAGCACTGTAAACAATATTCTCGGCTGTATAATTTGTTGTTGAGGATAAACCTTCAGAATCAACATAAATGGCAGCAGGGTAGTTTTTAACAATTCTACCAATAGAAACTCTAATACGTTCTCTAAGAGATCCAAATAAAGATTTAGAACCCTCTGTTTTATCAGAGTTAAATCTTATTGGTCTTTTTTCACCAGTAGATTGCTTAACTGTTGTTGGAACATCATTTTCTATTTTAAGATCTTCTAATGTTAGAAAATCAGAAAATGGTGCTGTTTTGAAGCTTTTTGCGTCTTGCTCAGGTATAACTCTATCAAGAGCAAAATTGGTATTAGTTAATTGACTAGTACCGTCAGTAATTTGTCTTCCAACAATACTGTCGCTAAAAGTTTCATATCCACTAGCAGCCTGACTTGGTACTTTTCTTGTTGCCATTATTCGGTAATATCGTCAAAGTTTAATGTTTGGTCTATATCAGTTTTTTCCTCACGAATCTCATATAATGTTTCGTTAAGATCATCTTTAACCTCATAAAGATTGAACTGTTTATAAATCGCGTTATTGTTGTTCTTGTCATAAATTGTGTAAATACCAGAATTTAACGCCTTACTTTGATTACCATAAAGTGCATGTGCAAGTGTTGATGCATCATGTTCAACCATTTCAACCTCAACTGTAGTTGGGTTAAAGTAACTATTGGTTAAAATAATGTTTTGAGATGGTTGGCCAATAAATGGTACTACATTGGGTCTATTGCTAGGTGCAGAAGACGGTGTAACTGTTAAGAATACCAAATTGGTTGGTGCATCTGAATATCTATATCGAATTGCTTTTTGTGTTGTATTTGTTAAGTTTGTTGTTACTGGTTCACAATAAAAAGAAGATGTTACTATTCTGTAAAAATTAGGTACTTTTTTATTGTTTAAGGAATCAATATATTCAACCCTATAACCCACCAAACCTTGTGGAACAAATTTATTTGTATCTTCTGTTGAAACATTTCCCAAATCAATAACTAATCCTCTAACTGAAGGTAATGAAGCTAAAACACCACAATCTGTGATTTCAGTTCTAACCTGTTTTGGTCTAAGATGTAATGTGTAGATACCTAAATCACTAAAAACATCACTATTTAGTCTAAGATTGTATAATCCACCTAAAATTTCAGTACCTGAAGTACCGCCAGTTTCTGAGTTATGAAAAACAGGTGTCAAAATATCAGCAGAATCCAACTTTGTTAGTGTTGGTTCTGTTGTTGACGCTCTATTAGCCACATAGTGAAGTAGAATTTCTACATCTTCTGGGGACACATCTGCTGGTCTTATTGTTCCGTAACTTCCTACTGCCATGTTCTTTTAATTATAAATATAATTTTATTGTTTTTTCACCAAGAAAAATCCATTTCCGTAGATATCTAATTCACCTATATTATCAATTTCACCTAATCTTAGGTTAAATTCTGCTACACCCAATTTTCCTCTTTCAACAAAAATATCAGAATACACCAACGGTTCAGAAACAAAACCAAGATAATGTTCATTTCTGGTTAATTTTTTAGTGAATTGACTTTCAGATGCAAAAGTTGCTGTGTTGCCAGTAATATAGGTAGTTCCATCTGATAAATCAAGGTAAGTTAGTCCATCAATTTCGTATTTATCACAATTGTATGATGTTCCCTCAATTGTGATTGTTGTTCCAGTAACACCACTATATGTGCTACCACCATATAATTTTTTTTCAATTTTTCTACTTTTACCTAAAGCTAAAAATGTTGTTGTTCCAGTAAAAGAATTTCCAGAATAATCATAATTGTTATTATAATTCTGAGTTCTACCAGATTGTAGATAGGTTTCACCACTAACATTAAAATATGGTAATGTTGTACCTGTATATGTGAAAGTCGCTAAATTAGTGGGATTGTTGGTGGTTAACGGTAATTTAATTTGTTTTGTCACCGTTTCTGTTTTCCATGATGCTACCATGGTGATAGAAACATTTTTAAAACCTGGTGTTGAATATGTTTTTGTTTTTCCACTCAATATACTAATAGCTTCTGCTGGTGATCCATCACCCCAATTAATTGTGAATGTGGCGTCAATAATTCTTTTTAATTTTATATTACTAGCTGAGTTATATACTGTAAGGGTGTTTCCAGTATTGGCGGAATAAACAAAATTGCATAATTGTTCTGCTTGTTCAATATCACCATCAAAACCAACCATAACACCCAACTCATCAGCTTTTGCTTCTAAAAATAATGGTAGGTTATATGTTAAACCGGTTTTTCTTAATATTTCGTATTTTAACTTTTTCATTTTATAGTTTTATTGCACTTCCTCCTCCGAAATCACAATTACCTCCAAGCCCTCTTATTATTGTATATGTATGTTCAGGTCTTTTAAATAAAACCCTGTAGTAAACATTTTCCTCTGGATTTGTATTAACGTTGGGATTCATTTCATAAAACATAACTGGATTTGACGTTGTACCAACTCTTGTTCCATCAACTAATCCAGAATTATTTACTGTTAAATCTCTATTTAAAAATCTAAGAATTGATCCATCTTCAGCATTGAAAAATCTAGCTGTCATATAAAATGTGGTACCCGTATAAACTGTATTATCTGGAAACCAGAACAAATACATATTTTCCGTATTTCTATAATTGTTTCCGTTGAATACTGGAATAAAAATATCATCCCTCAAATTCATATCAAAAACTTTCTGACCTAACGGAATTGATAAATTTTTTGCAAAAACTAATTTTTGTGTTTCTCTATATGGTGTTGTATAAAATTCTAACCTAAAAAAACTATTAACAGTATGTTTTAATAGTTTAACGTTTTCTTTTGGACTAATCCCTATTAAATTATAATCCAAGCCATTTGAATACGTGTTACCACTATTAAGAAAGTTAAAATAAAACCAGATATCACATTGTAGTGTTTGAACACTAGATATTGTAACATTATATGGCTCATGAATATATCTTGTTGTCTCGTAGTTTTCAATAGGGTTTATAATACTTTTTAAAATATTATCTTGCTGTTCTAAAAAATTCTCCTCCCAACCAGCATTTGTTCTAAATTCTGTTTCTGGATTGAATACCAAAGATTGATCAATATTTTTATATAATATTTTCATTTTAACAATTTATATTACCAAACCCTTTAAATCCATTAGATTTATTATTGTATTCTCTTTCATTTAAAAAATAAAAATTTATATCCGTTTTTACATAATGCTGACCATTAATAAATGGGTAATCTGTTCCGTTACCATTTTCGTCAATATATCCATGGTCAAAAACATCTCTCCATTTCCATAGCCCCTGATCTGGAAAATACTTAGCATTATCCGGTAGATCAAGAATATTATTTGTATTAGATGTTTCCACATAATCAGATAATTGTCTCAACTTAACCCTATAATGTGGTTGATATAATAATCCCATTTTATTGTTTGCTGTTGCACCACTAAATTCAACAACAGTTTGATCTTGATCATGATCAAAAATTGTTAAAGGGTTAACTATCTTATGTAATGATTCTGAAATTATTCTTTCTTTTAAATCTACATCATTGTATTCAACAAATGCGCCAGTTGATATTGTACCGACAGATAATGGTAATCCAGCAGTAAATCCTGTAATACCGGTATTACCAGTGATGCCTGTTGATGGGAATGTTGTTTCTAATGATGTTGATCCGCTGAAATGATTGTCAATCCAATCATTATGTAAGTTAAATTTATATCCAACCTTGGGCGGGTACTCAAAATAACCAGAACCATTTCTGAAAACAACACTAATGTAAACTTCACTAGGTGTATAACCTAAATTATTTGTTAAACCAGTTAATACAAATGGTTCTCTAAAATCATATATTAATGATTCACCCCTATTTCTTTCAACCAAAACATCGTTAACCCCGGCACTATTCTCAAATAATAATTTTTTTTCATCTTCAAATATTGAGGACTCAAAACCAGCTTTATCTAAAATATAATCTTTTTCTTTTGTTAATATTTTGTGTTTGTGTACATAATATGATGAAGTAGTTCCACTTACATTTTTATCATCAACACATCTTTTTATCGTTATAATTCCAGGTAGTGTTGTTGACCCACTAAATTGTTGTTTATTTAAATTGATAACATAATTTTGAGAATCATACTTATCATCACCTAAACTTGAAATAGAATATGTTTTACCACTAATAAGAACAAATTCATTATCATTAATTCCGTGCTTAACTGGAGACGTTAATTTATAGTAACCCGTTTTACTTTCTACTCTACATGGAATACCATCACCACTAACAAAAGTTTTAATATTTGTTCCCTCAACTTTGGTTGTACCACTCAATGTATATTTCATTGGGAAGTTTGAATCACTAGAATAAACATAACTTAAATATAAATTCCAATTATGATATGGCGCATTCATGTTTGATATATTCTGATGCCTATTTCTAGGATTTGTTGGTAAAGAAAATGTTGGTGTATATGTACCATAAGTTGCACCACTAACAGACGGAACACTTATATCTTGTCTATATGTATCTTTTCTGATAAACGCAAATTCGTCATATGGTAAATAACCGGTATTATCACCAGAAGAACCATCACCACTTAAATAAAGATATTCAGCTAAGTTTGCATAGCTAGTATTACCGCTATACATATTTCTGAAAACCATTCTTATTTTACCATATATCTTATAGTTTTTTATTTCGTTTCTTTCGTCACTAAATTGTTGTTCTAAATCTAATATAATAGATCTATCACCTTCTCTTAAAAGTTCCTCATTAGTTTCTAGTGCAACCCTTGTTGTTAAATCAACAGAAGGTGCTTTGTAATATTCTAGCCCTGGTAATATGATTGTTTTCTTTTCCATTATTCAGCAGAAGGGAACGCACCTTTATCCCCAAAGTATTCTATAAATTTATCCACACCTGTTTTACCGACCCTTAAGCCAAAATAAAACATAAATGGTGTTGATAGTATTTGTTTATTTCCAGTATAATAATCTTGCGTTTTTCTTATTATAAAGTCATCAGTATAATCCCATGATTGTGAATGCCAAGTTCCGCCATTACCATATCTAGTATACAAAGTTCCTGTTGTTGGATTATCAACATTATTAGTTGAAGATTTTAATACTGTAAATCCAGGGTATTCTGAATCATAAATTGTATGTGTAGACCCTGATGGTATTATCGCGTCGAATTCAAGATCATTAGTTGTATTACCAGTTGTATTAATACTAAGACCGCTAAATGTATATGTCATAGGTAATAACAAATACTTGTCTGATGGATCACTGGTTGTTCCAGTCAAATTGTACCCATAAGTCATACCCTGTAATGGTTGAACTTGTACTCCACTATAATCCCACGATTGATTATCTAAAGTGGTTGCATTGTATGGGCCAAAACCTGTTCCTTTTTTATCCCATAAAAAGAATGGTACTTTTTGTGACGATTCTGTTAATCTACCTGGTTCATTTAAACAAGCCCTAACTCTTTCACCATCTTCATTAAGAAACATTGTAACTGGTAGTGGGCCATAAACTGAAGTTCCGTTTTTAAACACATTTGGATAAACTTCAGGGTCTAAAATTTGATATGAATAACCCAAGTATCTTGGATTTTGTAGATCAAATTCTTCAATACCAGCCTCATTATTAATTGAAATTAATTGTAAAATATCTCCATCTAGAACTTCGTTTGTGTAGGCAAACCCTTCATTATCAAAAAACTTTTCTAATTCAAAGTCATTATTACTAACATCCATTCTATAGTTTATTGCTAAACCTAAAATTTCACCAAAATTTTGATAAGATGTTGAGCCAATCGATCTAGTAACAGAACAATTAGGATCTAATGATGGATCAGTGCAAATTTCTTTTATAAATTCATCTCTTGGCCCTAAATCAACCATTGTAGTTGGTCTACCAATTCTTTTTGAGTTTGTTTTATTTTCACCCCAACTGCTTTCAGAAACATATGGCGCCGATCTATAATAGAATTTATCTTGTGATTGAACATATCTAACAACATCTTCGCAATATTTTCCTTTTTTACCTTTAAATTGGAAAAAATATAACGAACCAGATAACCAATTATCAATAAATGAATAATTTACTATTCCACCACAAAAAAGTTTACCAACTCTTTTTCTTCTATAATATTCTCTCAATATTCCCCAAACTCTTGTTGTTTTTTGTGTACCTGGAACTATTGTGAATACACCATTTTGAAACTCAGACATACCACTTCTGGTAAATTTATCATATTGTTCGCCTTCCCAAAATGGTATTAATGGTACCCCACTACTATTATAATATTTAATATCATCAGATAGTGTTGAACCGTATGTCCTAAGCCCTTCACCATATAATGTACCGCTAATATTTGTTGCAACAACCGATGTTGAACCCGGCACATAACTTGTTGGTGCTATAGTACCAGTCCACCCATAACTTGTATAACCAGTATTAGGATAATACCAGCTAACTAAAGCTTCATCATATGGTGTATCATATATATCACAACCTTCTTCAACCGGATCAGTTATTGGTAAGTCGATAGATTCTTTATCCGTTGTACTTCTTATTGTTAATGTATATGAACCGGGTTCACTAAAAAGAACACCGTCATCTTGAAATTTAACAGATGTGTAACTTATGGTATTACCACTACCATTTAAAACGGGTGTTCCAGAAAATTGTGTACTTAAAGATGTGTTACCATATGTGTCACTACTTAATTGATAATCTGATTGGTTATTAATAAAATACAGTATACCATCACCGCCTGATATTAAAGCTGCACCTAACGCATCTAAATCTTCACCTGGACAATCGCCGGTTGTGTCTGGAGTAAATGTTAATGATGTTACTGATAATGTTCTACTATTTTCTAAGTAATCACCAGTAATAGTCACACTACCAACAGAACAAAAAGCACTAGAATTACCACTATCCTGTTGAAGGAAAGAACCTAAAGTGTTATTACCATTACATTCTTCACATTCCGGATAATTTATTAAATATAATCTTCTTTGGCCATTTTCTTGTGCTCTGAATGCTGCTCTTTTTATACTTCTTGCTAATTGTCTAATAGGTCTAAAATCCGCAGCATCACCAATTGTAAACAATAAACGCACTAAAGAATTTGTAAACGTTAATGTTAATAGATTTATTAAATGTTCAATAAATAATAATACTGTTGCTATTAATAAATTAAAAGTAAAATTTCTTTTTGCAAAATTAACGGGTGGTGTTACAATATCATTAGAACAATCTTCTTCTTCTGGTGGCGCAATTTCTTTAATGCCAACATATTTATCATTTGTAAATGTCGATCCATTATAATGGATATTTTGAAAAGAAGAAATTGTATAAACTTTATTATATGATACTCTATAAAAATAATCTCTAGGATAATATTGTCCATAAACATCATATAAAATACCTCTATTTGAATCCATAGAAACTGCTGCTGTTGGATAATCAGACCAATTTACCGAGAAAGTATATGATTCATTTTTTTGAGTTGAATATTCTCTAATATTTGGCACAAGATAACTTGCGGTTTTTCTTGTCCTTTCATTACCGGCGTCATCTAAACTAAATCTAAATCTATAACACGCTGCTGTTGCAACACCTTTATTTGGATCGTTTGTTATTTCATTTTCACCAAATTCATTTGTATACACATATTCCATATTCATTGGGACTGGTAACACAAAAGAACCATCATCTGGTATGTCTTCATCTATTTCATATATTTCTAATATTGGTCTATTTTGACTATCTTTTTCTGAAGTAAATCTAATTGCCTCAATCCTACCAGTTTTTGTTGTTAGATCACATTTTCTACCCATTTTTCTTCTGGGTTGACAATTTTTGTTAAGGGAATTACTTCCTTTATCAGTATATGTTCCACCAATAATAAATGCCTTTGGTTCTATTTTAATTCCTTGATCTGATAAATCAAAATCTGTTCTAGATATACCTATTTGACATAAATCAACGTTACCCCAAAATGGACTCACTTCAATTGTTCTATCAAATGAAACTATTTGTGGTAATGCATCTAAATCTGTAGAAGATTTAAAGCTATATGTATTTTTAAATGAATCAACACCGAAACCTTGTCTAGAAAAATCATAAGGTCTTAAAGAAAAACAACCAACATCTGACAAATCAACATCTACGTGTATTGTTTGTTCACCTAAAGGAACACCCCAGATCATGAAGTCCCCAGAACTGTTGGTTTTTACTGTATACTTGTAATATTTTTCAAAAACTTCAAGATATTCTTCTCTAGATATAATATCTAGTTGGTCAGGGAACGTGCCGGTTGGTTCATGTCCACCGTGTTGTTTTCTTGATGGTAAAAGATTATATCTAATACCTTGTTCATTTTTATCTTGTGCAACTTTGTAGGGGTATAATGCGGAGATTACTGGATCATTTTCATCTTCCTCTCTTAATGGTACAAATATTGAAACTCTGGCATTTGGAACACCTAGTCCGTTATTTACTGTGATTCTACCGCACACAACGCCATAATCAGCACATAAAGACGTGTACGCGTCTTGTTGAGTAAACTTTAAAGAAAGGATCTCTAATAGATCATAATCCTGTTTAAGTTCAACAACAACCTTCTTGTCCGTTTGTAATTGGGTATTAATTCTGTGCTTCTGAATCATATTAACTATAAATAGAAACTCATACGTTTTCCATTAAGAAAAAGATAAGTAAAATATCTGTTAATATGTAGTCGTTCCTAAGGTTTTAACTCTAATTTGAATGTCTTTATTAGGGAATCTAATTTGAAATATTTGATTTGATTTCATAAACACCGTCATATCTGATTGTGTGATTAGTCCACTTGTTGCGTCTAGTGTTTGTGAAACCTTAGCTGATGAATACTCACCGCCGGTTTTATTGTACACCCTAACATCAATAACGTTAACGACACCTGGAACATCATTTACTTCTTTCATTAATTCCCCAACAAACAATGGGTCGCCCATTTTTCTTTTATCAATTGAGAAATAAGCTGTTGTTGCACTAATAATTTCACGAAGAACTTCTGTTTGGTTTTGATTTTTGTCTAAAAGTATGTCTATCTGTAATCCAAGATCAATTACCTCACCGCTAACTATATCAATATAGTCATTTACCATTCTGTATTCAGAAAGATAAGAAACTATATTTTGTTTTAATGTGTTAGATACAACATCTGTTAAATTACCATTTTCATCATATGATAATAGTTTGATTCTCACTTTATTGTCTTCCTCCATTACATTAACTTTAGCTGGAGCACCATACGTTGATGGCATGGTTTCAATCATAGACTTATAATCATTTAATGTTACCGCTCTATTTTGTGCAGCAAAATTATATGCTATCATACCTCTTAATTCTTCCAAAACTGGTTGATCTGATCCACCAACAGCCGGTGTAATATTTGTAACAACTAAAGATTGTAATGTCTGGTCATTAAAAGATTGGTTTGGTCCGTTTATACTAAAATCAATATTTTCAATATTATTTATAACACCAACACCCAAATTACTTTCTTTACCTCCACCAATTCTATATTTGATGAACAATGTACTATCTTGTTTAGGTATTGCACCTAATGACATATTGTTTAGATATGTTGATAAATTAACTTTTAAATTATTTGTAATGTAATTATCTAAGTTGTCTAATGGATCTACGTTACCAGAACCGAATGTAACAAAGAAGTATCCTTCTGGTGTATATTCGGTAATAAACTTATTATTCACTCTAATGTATTCACCGGCCTTAAAATTCTTTCTATCAGAATTAGCTGTTTTACTAGGTACGAAAACTTTATCTTGAACTAACGATTGAACTTCATACCATTTATTAGCCTCTGTAATAAATTCACTATTTGTTGGGTTTCCGGCAAAAGAAGTACCATCTTTATGTATTATTGTTGTAACACCAAGTATATTTCTTTCTGGTAGGTATATTTTCATAAATGGTTTTTGGTCTCTTTGACTTATAACCTTTCTGAATATTTTTGTTACCCCATTCACTACTGGCTCTCTCTTTGTGATTGTATATGATATTATCTTGTTGTTTCCATCGCGATTAGGTATTTTCAATCTATTTGATTCTCCCTTTTCATTAAATGGATTAGAGAAATCAATATCAGATATTGTTTCAAATATTTGTCCACCACCAGATACTTGTGCTCCAGCTCTTAATATACCTTCATATCTATCATCATCTTTATCACCCTTTACTGGCACATTAATACTAAAATCACATAATGCAACCGAAGGTCTAGACCCAGGTATTCTAATACCATATGTTTTAGCAATATGAAATAAAGATTGCTTTTGTTGTGCAAAATCAAGCATAGTTTCTTGCCAAACTCTATCAATATGAAAATGTAGATTATCTGCAATCGCAGCGTTTAAGTCTAACAATACTGAATATATTGAAGCGTCGTTAGTATTCTGAATTAATTCAGGATAATATTCTTTAGTAAAGTTTACTAGGTCCTGTCTTAAACCAGCAAAGTCTCTGTTGGTATATGCTATTTTTTTGCTCATATTAGATATTAATAATTACGAAGTCTGAACTAGAAAAAGCTCCGTTATTTGTTGTGTAATCGATTCTTATTTTAGCTGTATATGGTTTTGAGGCTGAATCGCTAACTCTAAACAGTCTAATATCCTCATCTTCACTAATACTAGACCCTTCTGATGGATCTAATTCTGGGTTTGTTATTTTTATTGAGTTTATCTCTAAATTAGGAATATATGTTCTAATACTTTCTCTAATCTCATCTTCAATACTATTATATGTAACAACATCATTCATATCAAAAATGTACTCATACAATCTAGTACCAAAATCAGGTAAAAAATACCTGCTACCCTTTCTTGTCAATAACAAATGAATCAAGTTAGCACGAATCTCTTCGTCTCTTGTTAGGGTCATTCTGGTGTAGTCACCTATTGTACTGTCTCTAAACGGAAAGTCTAATCCATACTTTGTAGCCATACCAATAAATATAAACAATACTAAAATGGATATAAATAAAAAATCGCGACACCTTCATAAAAAAGAGTCGCGAAATTTAAATAGTGACTTGACATTTACACCCTTCATTAAATCAAGTCCTGGATGCTCAAGGTACGCCTTGACGACAGTTAGACTTTGAGGGTGCCACCCATTATCTTAAGATCCACACCCCTCACATTCAAATGGGGAATCCGTTGGTCTTTCTGTTGTCATAACAACCTCCGGAGTTTCTTCACTTATAATAGATTTTTGTGTTGTCTGATATGTAACCGATTGTAACGGTGATTCAACTGGTTTGTTGGTTGAAGTATCGACACCTAATCCTTTTATTGGATCTACTGCAGAACGAGTTCTTAGGTAGTACATACCGGTTTTTAAACCAAGTTTCCAACCAAATAAGTGTGCTGCTAATAATTTTGGTTTTGTTGCATTATCAATGAATAAATTCAAAGATTGTGACTGATCGATAAACACACTCCTATTTGCAGCCATTTGTAAAATTCTCTTCTGAGACATTTCCCAAACAGTCTTATACACTTCTTTGATTTCAACCGGTATTTCTGGGATATTTTGAATTGAACCATTTTCCATGATTAACTTCTTTTTAAGATCATCATTCCATAAGTTCAATTTTAATAACTCATTAACCAGGTGTTTGTTAACAACAACGAATTCACCACCTAATGTTCTTCTTGAATACATGTTAGTTGTAAATGGTTCAAACGCTTCGTTGTTACCAAGGATTTGTGCTGTTGATGCTGTTGGCATAGGAGCAATTAACAAAGAATTTCTAACACCATTGTTAACAACCTCTTTTCTTAATTTTTTCCAATTCCATCTACCAGATAAATCTTTATCTTTTAATCCCCACATTTCAAATTGGAATATACCCTTTTCAATAGGTGAACCAACAATAGATTCATAAGGACCATATTCTTTTGCTAAATCATTTGATGATGTCATAGCAGCAAAATAAATCGTTTCGAAAATATCCGTTTGTAATTTATCAGCTTCTTCTGATTCAAATGGTAGTCCTAACATACAGAATACATCAGCTAAACCTTGAACACCTAAACCAATTGGTCTGTGTTTAAAATTAGAATTTTTAGTTTCTTCTGTTGGATAGAAATTTAAATTAATTACATTATTCAAGTTCTTTACAACTTGATATGTGTACTCATATAACATATTGTGACTGAATTCACCATCAACAATATATTTCGGTAACGCGATAGATGCTAAATTACAAACAGCTTGTTCAGTTGGTGAACTATATTCAATAATCTCAGTACATAAATTTGAAGATTTAATAGTGCCTAAATTCTTTTGATTTGATTTGTAGTTAGCTGGATCTTTATATAACATATAAGGTGTTCCAGTTTCTATTTGTGCAGTTAAAATTGCGTCCATTAACTTTCTAGCCTTAATTGTTTTTCTAGCTAAACCTTGTTGTTCGTAAGATTCATATAATCTAGTGAATGCTTTATCTTCTGGACTATCATATGCATCAGATAAACCTGGGGCTTCGTCTGGAGAGAATAACGACCAATCACCATCTTGCTCAACACGTTGCATAAACAAATCTGGTGTCCACATAGCTAAGAATAAATCTCTTGCACGCATTTCTTCTTTACCATGATTTTTTCTTAAATCAATAAATTCAAAAACATCTGCATGCCATGGTTCTAGATAGATAGCAAAAGATCCTTTTCTTTTACCACCTTGATTAATCCAACGAGCAACTTCATTATAAGTCTTCATCATCGGTAGAAGTCCATCGGACATACCACCGGTTCCTTTAATATACGCACCTTTAGCTCTTACATCATGAACGTGAAGACCAATACCGCCAGCCCATTTAGAAATCTTTGCAACGTCTTTAATTGTATCAAACAATCCATCAATATCATCACCCTTGTTTCCAATTAAGAAACAAGATGACATTTGTGCTCTACGTGTACCAGCATTAAATAATGTTGGTGTTGCGTGAGTATAAAAATGTTGTGATAAATCATCATAAATTCTAAGTGCCATTTGTACATCACCACCACAAATACCAACGGCAACTCTCATATACATATACTGTGGTCTTTCAACAACTCTTTCACTAATCTTTAATAGGTATGATCTTTCTAATGTTTTAAATCCAAAATACTCAAAATCAAAATCTCTATTAAAAACAATTGCACCATCAATCACCTCCTTATTTTCCATAACAAACTTGTAAACACTATCATCAATTAGCGATGATTCCTTACCAGTTTTTGGTTCAACAAATGAATGTAGTTCTTTAATTGCTTGAGAGAATTTCTTTGGTGTTGTTTTATGTAAATTAGTAACCGCCAATCTCCCCGCTAACTTTGCATAATCTGGATGTGTTGTTGTCATAGAAGCTGCTGTCTCTGCTGCTAATGTATCCAACTCTGTTGTAGTGATCCCATTATAAATTCCTTGAGTTACTTTTAATGTAATAAAAGTTGGATCAACATAATCCATGTTTAAATCTTCACAAAGAGCACTAATTCTTTTAGTGATCTTGTCATATCTCATTTCTTCTAACGTACCGTCTCTCTTTAATACTTTCATTTTTCTCTTATTCAATTGTTTTTTTAGAAATCAACATCACCGAATGCAGAATTTAAATCTTCTGACTCTGTTGTTTTATTTACACCCGCTTTTTGATATTCAGCAACTCTTTTCTCAAAGAAATTTGTTTTACCTTGTAATGCAATATTTTGCATAAAATCAAATGGGTTTTCTGCATTATAAACTTTAGAGCAACCTAATGCAACTAATAATCTATCTGTTACAAATTCCAAATATTGTGCCATTAAATCTGAATTCATACCAATCAAACGAACTGGTAATGCTTCAAGAATAAATTCCTTTTCGATTTCTAGTGCACCACAGATAATTTCTTTAACTCTTTTTTCAGAAATTTTATTTTCAATATGGTTATTGAATAAGTGACAAGCATAATCGCAGTGCATACCTTCATCACGAGAAATTAATTCATTCGAGAAAGTTAAACCTGGCATTAATCCTCTTTTCTTTAACCAGAAAATAGAACAGAATGAACCAGAAAAGAAAATACCTTCAACAGCAGCAAATGCAACTAATCTATCAACAAAAGATTCAGAATTAATCCATTTAATTGCCCAATCAGCTTTCTTCTTGATTGCTGGGATGGTTTCAATAGCATTAAATAATTTATGTTGTTCTTCTTTATCTTTAATGTATGTGTCAATTAATAACGAATATGTTTCGCTATGGATGTTTTCCATCATAATCTGGAAACCATAGAAAAATTTAGCTTCAGTATATTGAACCTCATTAACAAAGTTCATTGCTAAGTTTTCATTGACAATACCATCCGACGCAGCAAAAAATGCTAGAACGTGTTTAACAAAATGTTGTTCATCTGCATTTAACTTATTATCCCAATCATAAACATCTTGTCCAAGATCAATCTCTTCAGCAGTCCAAAAACACGCTTCTTGTTGTTTAAATAATCTCCATAAATCATGATGCTGAATTGGAAAAAGCACAAAGCGACCTGGATTGTCAATTAAAATTTTTTCTGTCATTTTTTTTATTTTTTATTTTGTTGTTGTATTTTTTTCTAAGAATTCTTGATAAACAGTATTTTTTCTGTTTCTTTTTTGTTCTTCTTTTTCTTCTTTGTAACCAAGAAGTGTGTTTTGATATTCTGTATCAATAGTTAAGAACTCGTTATTGAATTTACAATTGTTAAAGATAACACCATCTTTACCAATTCTAGATTTTAATAGTGTTAATGTTGCTAGGTTTTGTTCTTTTTGCTCAATCGTTTTACCGATAGATAGAACTACGTGACCAATTTGTGCTTTCTTAATTGATCCACCCATTTGATCTGTTGTTACAACTTCACTCTTAATAGATTCTCTATTACCTTGTGTTGCTGTCCATATAGCCACATCAAATTCAGATGTCATAGATTCTAATTGTCTCATAATTGCACCATCACCTTTCCATTCTTCGTTATAATTCGTTTTCTCTGGTGTGATACAATCAACATAATCCAAAGTTACTAAATCTATTCTAAATCCATCTGCCTGAAGCTTTCTTAATTTAGATTTTATTTCGGAAATGGTAACAGAGTCACTAGGTAACTTTAATAATCTAAGTTCACCTTGTGATTGTTTTCTTCTTTCTGCAACAATTTCTTCAATTTTATCAGCCTCTAATGGTTGATCTTTAGGTGAAATACCTGTCCAAATGGTAAAGTGCTTTCTTTTGATATTATTAATGTTATCTTCAAAAAAGATCTGTACAACATTATACCCAGAATTGTATGCCTCGTTAGAGAACTTGGTTAATAATGTAGTTTTACCAGTTCCTGTTGGCGCCAAAACAACGCCAAGTTCACCTCTACCTAAACCACCGTCTAATAGCCCATCAATTCCAACAATACCGGTAGGTATTGGTCTTCTGTTGTCAGCCTGTAACGCCATCATGATATTGTCGAATACATCTTCAACCTCATGACCCATTACACCAACCTGAAGAGCGTCTTGTATAATTTTTTCAATAGTATTATACTGTTCAAAATCACCCTTCTTAGTAATCTCTTCGATTTTCTTAATTGCCTTTTTTACTACCTGTTGTTTACAAAACTTAATTGCCCTGTCCTTAGTTCCCGGAACGCTTCCAGGCTCTATTACGTGGTTTTTAACATTTGATAACATATCAAGGTTAGATTTTCTGTTTGTATCAGAAATACTTTCAGCCTTTATCTGCTCTTCAATAGCGTTGTATTGTGGTACGGTTTTCCCGTATGTCTCAAAATATTCTTTAATATTTTGAACGATAAATTTCATACCGCTATTATCAAAATAATCAGGTTCAATAACCTCAATTATTGTTTCAGAAAATTTCCTGTCTTCTATGATCAATTTAAGGAGAGATAACTGATAGTTGCTCCCTAAATGACCAAAATTTATGTCATTCATATGTCTATTGTTTCAAATAATAAAAAAAATTAAAGTTCGTACTGAAGGTAAGTTGTCTCAGGATCACTAAGTGACAAAACTTCAGTCAAATCTGCCAAAATCTTCCTCAGCTTTGGTCTGATGTCTACAGCATATCTAACCTTTGGATGATAGTAATGCGCAGGGAAAATTCTTTCAATAAATACCTCGTCAAGTTGCTTAATTTGCAACAAAAAATACTGTTCATCCAATTCTTTAGGGTCTTCCACAATCTCGCTATTCATGAAAAATGCTTGATTTTCGGATAGATAATCAGAACTTTTTATTTTCAAATCTTCAGAAATTTCAGCACAAATATATTTTACTTCTTCGTGTAAATTCATAGATTTTTTTGTCTTTGGATTGAAATCCCTTACGTTGAAATATCTTTGACAAATAATATTTCCGTCTAATGTTAGTAAAAACTCAAATTTGTTTGGGTCTTGCATGTTACTATTCATAAATCTCACTTTTTAATATTAAATTTTATTATTTTTTTATTTTTTTCTTTTCTTGTTAATCTTAAGAATGGGTTTAGAAAATTTACCAAGCCGTCGTCTGATTTAGGTATTAAGCTGAATATCCCATCTTCCTGCATCAATCTCATCATATTCTTATATGACCGACCTTCTGAGTCTAAATTCTCCTTTATCAATGAAATGATCCCAATTTTAGCATCGTCTGTTAATATGGGGTCATCTAGGCATACCATTTTATTATTTATCTCGAAGAATTCATCTCCAAAGACTCCTAATTTAGTAACGCCTGTTAGAAAATTTTGAATGAGTCTATTATGTCTATCAGATTCAAATAATATATCACCCTGATTTCTTACTTCTTGTAAAGTTAATTGTTTTGTTTTAATTTCTGGGAACATACTGATAAGTCTTTTTATCCCCAAGTTTTTGATACCAAATATATTGTCAGATGGATCACCACATAAGATCTTTATGAGCTTTACGTTTTCAATTAAAACGTCTTCGTGGTCATATTGTATAATATCATTTCTAGAATATAATTTTCTATGAGATGGATTATATAAAACAACGTCATCATTAATTAATTGTACTAAATCTCTATCAGATGAATAGATGATCTTTTTCTCAGATGTTGAGGATTGTGTATAAAAAGCTATACAATCGTCAGCTTCGCAGTATTCAAACTCTGCCTGTCTAACATATAACTCTTCCAGATATTGTTTGATTCTGTTTCTTTGGTATTGATACGAATTGATCTCCTCCTCAGTTCTGTTTCTTTGTTTTCTATTTTCTTTGTATTGATGGTATATTTTCTTTCTTGATAAAGAGCCTTCTCTACCATCCCAAAATACACAGATTTTGTCTAACTGATATGTTTCGAAAGATCTTCTAAGGGTGTCGATAAAGTGGAATAAACCCCCAATATGTTGACCCTTATAAAATCTATTCTTCTGACCGTAAAAACCTATGGTTAACAAATTATCACCGTCAACCAACAATGTTTTAGACATTTCGTCTATTGTATTAAAAGTTAAAAAATAAAAACACTATTCTCCACCAATTTCTTCATCCTCAGATTCAGAAAATTCAATATCACCATCACCAAATCCACCTAGTACTTGATTCCAATAATCAGAATAATCTTTCTTATATGTATCTAATGCTTCTTTCGTATCGTGGATGTATCCTTGTGGTACTGCAATAATTTTTCCATCTCTATATGCTAAACCATTTACGTGGTTCTTAAGGATTGAGATTTTAGTTCTAATTGCATATGTAACTTTTCTGCCACCCTTAACTGCATCAATGTGATTGATACCAGCTTTCTTTTGGTTACCGAATAAGAATACAATTGATGATGCTAACCATAATGCTTCACCACCTTTTGCTTTGATTTCTGGTTGTCCAAATGGATTATCAGGAAGCTCAACCCATGGTTGGTTAACAACAATCATTGTAACGTATAACGGATTCTCTTTAGTTGGATAATCTTCTTTTTTAGATTTAGAAATTCTTGAGTGAATACCCATACCAATTTTATCTGCTAAAGCTGATGCATTATGTTGCTTACCACCTTTACCTTCAAAGGTCATTTTACATGGAACAGATCCAACAGAATCCCAACAAATCAATAAGTTTTTACTTAATTTACCAGATGCCTGCGCATCAATTAATTTGTTAATAAAATCTGTAATTTCTTCAATGTAATCAAATCCATCATTAAAGATAAAATTACCATGCCATTCTCCATCTTCATCTTGTTCAGCTTGAAGACCTAATTGAACAGCGTGCTCCCAGTTCCATTTCTTTTCTGTAATAATGAAAACAGGTAAGTGTCCTTTCTTTTGTGCATCTACAGCAGCTAAAATCATTGCTGTTGTCTTAGATGAGTTAGAGTGACCTAGAAACATGTTAATACCACCCATAACCGGACCAGGCATACCACAAGCATCTAAAAATGCTTGACCACAATAATAGTAGTTGGTTTCTTTATATTTTGTCTTCGTTGAAAACTCCTTCAGGATGTCTTCGTCGTTAAATTGTTTTTTCTTAATAGCCATGTTATAGTTTTTTTAAAAATGGGGCTTGTGACGTTATCTCCGCCCCTTGTATAATTAGAACGGTAAGTTCTCGTCCGCATCATCTTCCTCCTGTGGATCTTCGATTGGTGCAGAAGGTGCTTTGAAAACCTCTTCACCTTGTGAGTTAGACACCCACTTCTTAGTATCACTATCCCAACGTGGAGTTTCACCCTTAGCAACCATTTCAAGATACTCCTCTGGTTTCTTAGAATAAACGTCAGACCATACTGTTTCTTCATTAACCCACGCACTAGCTGTTGCTCCGTCTGTGTGTAATGGAGATGGATCCTCAGGCATTACTGAACTGATTGAAGTATATTCTTTACCGTTACCAGACTTGGTTAATGTTAAGAAAATTGTTAAATCTCTACCAGTTTCAACATCGGTAATATCACCTTTCTTTTGGAAAATCGGGAAGATCTTATCAATGATACCATCACCCTTAGCGTTGTGCTTAAATCTCCAGAATTTAGGTCCGTCTTGTTCGTTATCTCTATCAATAACTTTAACGATGTAGAACTTACGTGAACGGTACTGACGAGCTAATTCAGCATCAGATTGAACTTTAGTAGCATATAATGCATCCTTAACCTCATTTAATGGTGAACGTTTACCTTCTTGAGCTGGATCATATAATTTAGTCCAATTACCATCAATTTGAATCTCGTGGAAGTAACCTTCTTTAAATGGTGTTTCACCATCTTTAGTTGGTAGGATTCTAATACGTCTTTCACCAGACTTAGAACCTTTAGGAAGAACAGTTGTAAAATACTTTTTCATTCTGTCTTCTTGTGAAATCTTGTTCGCGTTGCTACTTGTAGCGTTTTTGTTTTTTTCGTACTGTGCTAGTACTGAATCTACTGTTGCCATAATAGTTTTTTTTAATTGTTAATAATCTTATGATAAAAGATACATAAAAAAACCCAGATTAAAAAATCTGGGCTTAATATTTTTTTAAATTTTTTATTTGTTAGCTATCAATATCACCCCAACTTACAATATAATCATCATAAGTACCCATAAAAGAATTTTTAGCGGTAACGGTATAACCATATGTATTTCTTAATTCATCCGCCATTGACTCGTTCATATGGTTATTACCAACAAGAATTCTATATAGACCTTGTGAAGTAGCACCGGTAACTAACGAGTTAATATACGAAAGAGATCCGGTTGTTGTATTTGATGCTGTTAATGCTGCTGATCCTGATATCATTTTTTAAATAGTTTTATTCTAAAGTTAGAAGGTAGGCTAATTTATTAACCTCGCCAAGCATTTCATCTCTTAAGTTTAATAAGTCTGTATCACTTTCTGGTGATAATTCTGAGCTTAAGCCGATTAAAAATTCTTTTATTTTTTGTAAAAATTTAACAATTTCAATGTCTAATAAATTAAAAATTTCAATTGTTCTATTTGATTCATCAATTGTAAATCTTCCAAACTTACCCATCGATATTTCTACATATTGGTCAATAAGACCATCTAGTGTGTCATATATGTTACCAAAAGCCATGTGTCTAGCATAACCCTTTGTCTGCCAATGCATTATCTTAAATTGACATTGTAGACCTAAAAATAGGTTAACATTAGAACCTAGATTGTTGTTCGTCTTCATAAGGGTTAAATGACTGACTTAAGTCTTCTTTAGAATAATTTTCAATGTCGCTCTTAGTTAAAACATATTCGTTTTTACCACTAGCTCTCATTTCTTGTTGTTTATGTGCGAAAAATTCTTGAGGTTTTTCATTAAAAGGATATGAATCCAATGAACGCATCTCTAATTTTTCTTGAGGTGTTTGTGGTTTAACGTCATCTATCTTTGCCCCTAATTGGTCAATTTTAGCAATAACCGCATCCATGTTGCTTAATTTAGCTTCAAGATCATCTAGTTTGCTGAATACCGCATCCATTTGTTGCATAACACCACTTTGTTCACCTTTAGAAGCTTCTAATTCGTTTTTGATGTTCTTGGTCATATTAACCAAATCTGTAACGTCCACTTCTTCAGTATTTTCCGCACCTTCTGGTGAATCTGGTAATGCTGGAGCGTCTGCTGGCATTCCTGCTGGATCAGCTGGTGGCATATCTAAAGCCGCACCAGGTTCTGCTGGGGCGTCAGTAGGTGCTGGAGCTGCTGGTAATTCTTGCTCAGTAATCACATAAAGTGATTTTGCATTTTTATTAATAGATTTATATCTATTGATTTCTTCTAAAAGTTTTTGCTCTAACATAGTATTAGTCTTGTAATAATTGTCTACCGTCTTCGGTAATGTATTTTTTATTTATTCTTTCAACGATACCGTCTTTTGATCTAATAACATAGCATTCGCCAGTTTGTAAATCGCACTCCTCTCTTTCCATTGAGTCATTTGATACTTGTCTAGAAACCTTTGGGTTTAAGAACTGATCTACTGATTTATTTAATTTTTCCATAATGTTAAAATATATACCTATAAATACTTTAATAATTACTATTTTCTAATGTTTAGTCTAAAATAGACCACATCTCCTTCATTTAGTTTTAATTTTTTCATAAGCTTAGCAGACATTGCTATTCCGTATTGACTAGCTTTACTGTCTGTTATTGATGGGCCATTGTGTACGGGGCCGTCAAATCTTCCAGTTGATGGGTTAACATCTGTTGTTAACTTGTAAGTCAAACGTAAGCTAGGGTTATAAAACTCAGTATCATATTTGAAAATTTCTTCTTTGTTGTTATTCAAAACCATTCTAACTGCATAATAATCATAAAGACTATCTTTAATGTCGGTATATTTCTTAATGACATTTGGATATGCTTTCCATCCGCTAACTAACTCTAATTCACCTGTTGGATCATACTTTGATCCGCCAAATAAAACTACTCTAGTTCTAAGCCAGAATTCACCCTTAGCTGGTTCAATATATTGAATATACTTTTCTGTTCCGCTGCCCACCTTGGCACCATTATATGGAATCATATCATATAACAATCCAGATTGATTAACTATGATTTTTGATAAATCTTCATTACCTACAGCAGATCCTGGATCAATACTAAAGCTTTGTTTATCTTTTGTTGTTATTGTTCTTTCCGTTGTAACACCTGGGTTAGTTTGTTGTTTCTTCTTAACCGCCGATGATAGTAATCTACTAAACAATGGTCTATAGCTAGACATAAATGTGCTGTCTAATGAAGGTAAGCTACTGTTTGAAATTCTGACGCCAGTAAATGATGTTTCAAACTGTCCAGCTTTTATAGAATGACTAACATCAAATATTAAGTATGTACCATTAAACATGGGGACATTAGCTAGATAGAAGTACATTGTTGGTTGTAACATAACATTACCCATACAAGTTACACTACATTGATATGACGCAGTTTTGTAAATGTCAAATAAACCAATATCAACAGAATGTGATCCACCACCACCTTGTGATCTGGCTAATCTTTCTTGTGCAAGTGCACTTTCTGTTGTATTTTTATAAGTGCTTTGATCTAATGATATACTTTTAAAAACTCCTTGTGCTTGATCACCAAAATTAACTTCAAATGAAACAACCCTATTTGAATTAGCAGTATCGGTTTCCATGAATATTCTTGGTTCAACAATTAAAGGATTGTTATTTGTGTCTTTAATATCAAAGCTATCGCTTTTAAATTTATATTCTTTGTTAACTCTAGACATATCCAAATATTGTGATGTCTTGTTAATGTATTGTAAAATAATTTTTGGTGAAGATTCTTGATAATCCACATCTAAAAATGTACCAAATAAATTTCTGGCTAAATTCTTAGACGGTATTATTCTTTTCTTGTTACTTGTATTTGTTCCGTAAAAATTAATGTAAGCCGGTAAAGGTCTCATATCAAAATTAGTACCTTGAATTAAAGTTGATATTGCGCTATATAAATCTATCTTGGCGTTTCTTTCGTTACCCAATGAAATAAGTCTCTCTAAACTAATATAAGACGTTTTACCAATATCTCTATTTGCTCTATCTAAAAATAAAAACTCATCCATTAAATGTCTTTGACCAATAGCATTACCTGCTATCCATTTGTCATTAAATGATTTAAAGTATTGATATAAATCTAGCTTTGTTGTCTTCGCCTCATTATAACCATGATATATGGTGATTTTTTCTTTCTTTTTTTCTTGTGCTAAATTTTTAAATTTCTTTATAAAATTTTGTAAAAAAATTGAAAGCCTATTGTCTTGTGGATCAAATATATTTGTTTTTACATATAATTTAAATTCATTATAATTTGGAACAAATAAGTTATCTTTTGTTTTATTATCTTTAACCCAACCAGCATATATTCTAGCCAATTCTCTGTGCGAGTATATATTTTCTTCAGTTACCTCAATGTTACTTACTTGGAAAAAGTTTTCATATAGGTTTGTTATACCACTATATGTTGTACCAGTTATATTTTGACCAATATATAATTTTATTAAGTCTTTTGTTCCTGGAGTGTACACACCGCCAATTGTTGAGCCAGTTGTTAGTTGTGAAACATCATATTTGTTTGGTAAATATGATTTTGAATTACCAACAAACCCATTAATTATATAATCATCAATTTGTTTTGGGTTACCAATAACTAATTTTCTTAAATTTTTATTATCTAACATGCTTTTTGTCAAAGCTTCTAGTTTTGTTTTTTGTGCATCAATAACCTTTTCTCTGGCACCATCAACTGCTAGGTTAATACCCGTTTTTTCTATACTACATATTTCTTTTAATATTTCTTGAAAAGAAGTATAATCGTGGGTACTACCTTTTAAGGAGTCAACATCTAAATCTAAAGATGAGTACTCTAAAAACATAGACTCGAACTCATCCAATAATTTTGGACTGAAAGTGGCAATTAAATCAATTACTTTTTTCTTATTACCTGTTAATGAAAATAAGTTTCTAGTTGTTTTGAACATTTCATCAGGTCCTGGGAAGTATAAAACATTATATGTTGGATGTTTAGTTAAATCGCTATCGTCCAATATAATTCTAAAAGAATCCTGTAATAGACTTGGAAAACTATCAACTATATTGCTAATTTTTGATGCGCCATTAGATGGTAAAATTGTATACCTATTATCTGTAGCTTTAAACCTTGAATTATCCACTAAAGATGTTAATGTGAATCCACTTTTGCTTGTTGGTTTCTCTAAAATATATTTTGTAATTCCAGTTGCAACTGCACTATTATATTGTGAACTTGCGTTAACAGCTGTTGCACTTGTTTTTGTAAATCCAGATGGGTTATAAAAACTATACCCATTTACTATTTGATGGAATATACCATGATAATATGGATAAACCCCAACATAAGAATTTGATGAATATGTGACAGCACTCATTGATGGGGTAACGGCACTAAGATTAAACGGTACGTTTGTCCCGTTGTCAAAAAACGTTGATCCATTTATTGAAACAGTAACCCCACTTAAAATGTCAACACCTTCTTTAAGGTATTTTTTATATCTATGATATATCGCACCCCATTTTAACATTAAGTAATATGGAACATAGTGTGTTGCTGCAACCTCTTTAAATAAAGATGACATAAGAACCTTATTACCATCAAATTCAATAACATCGTCCAGATCTTTATATGGCAAAGAATTTAATAAAATGTAAGCAGAACCAACATATCTTTCAGAAACACCTCCCTTGAAGAAGTCATTAAATAATTGTTTGTGAAAGTATGGTGTGTTTAATAAGTTTCTTGTTTGGCCACTAAGTGTTATTTTTTGACTAAATATATTTTTAGTATATGCACTTAATATCCAGGATTCTGAATTAATAGGTGAACTAATGAAATTGTCATTCTGATTTACCTTAAAGATATTCGTGAACTTATAATCATTAGTATTTAAAACCTTATTACCAAGATATGATTGATATAACTCTGAATTAAATGGAAACTCTTTTAATCTATATGGATCAATTTTATAATCGTCAAGAGCAGCTTGTAATTTTGTATATGTTGTATCGGTAGTGCTACCTGAAACAACATTATTATATTCTACAATATCAAAATCTCTATCAACAAATTCTTTTATATACTCAACTGTTGGTAACCTATCTTGATAATATGGATACCTTTCTCTCTGTGAATATGAATACATAAAATTAACTAAAGTTTGTGTACTCTTAACTTGTTGATTTAACACCTCTCTAACATCAATATCACTTTCAATTGCGCTATCTAATGTTTCAAATTCTTTAGCGCAAATTTCATCTAATCCTTTATCATATATAAAATTACTATATGATGTTATATATTGTGCTCTTTCAAATATTTCATAAAATATAGATGCTAATGATTTATCAGTATATGGATATTTTTCACCAATTTTAAATAAAGTACTTACATTTCTAACTTCTCTTTTTTCGTCCTTACCATCAAATACAAACATTAAATCTGATGGGAATATTTCTTTACCGCTTTCAGCATCAACTCGTTTGGTTGCTACACTGTTATATGTTTCAATAAACTCAACTTCTGGCCAAAGTGAAAAATTATTACCTTGCGTTGTTTTTATAACTTCAGTATCTGCTGGATAATAGTGTGTATATGATTCTTTGTTACCCTTTTTCTTAACTTCTGGCCAAGGATATATAACTTCATTTTTATTATTGCTGATTTCGCCAACGATTGCTTCTTTTCTAAAATTAGATCTTTGAATTGCTTTTCTATGCACATCCTGCATTAATCTAATATAAGTGTCAGCATTGGCCAAAATAACAGCAAAAATGTTTCTTATTGTTGGGTCAAAACCAAATCCATTGTCATTATTTCTAATAACCTCATTCATTTTAGCTTCAACAGCTTTTTCAACATTGTCTCTACTTTTAATGAATGCGTTTTGTATATCTTTAATTCTTTGTATTAATTTTTCATTAGCAACACCAAACTTACCACCTTCTGTTGTATAAAAATCTTTTATATTTCTTATTGAATCTAATGATATTGTTTTTGTTTTAATTTCTTTTTTGTTTTCAATTTTTTTACCAAACGCCAAATTGTTTTCTAAATCAGCAATACCTTTATCTATAATACTTTTTAATGAAAGGTTATTTGTTGTTCCAGTAATAATATCCGCGCTTGCAGCTCCGTTTGATGTTTGTGTTCTATCATTTGTTACTTTATTTAAAGCATAATAAATAACATCACCATCTTCTTTAACAGTATCAGTGGAATTTAAATATCTATTACCCCATGATATAATTCTTTTTTCTAGGTTATCTAACACTTTATCATATTCTGCCACATCACTTAAAACATTTGGATTAACAGTTTCTGAAAACAATGTTGATTCAATTATACTTTCTAAGCCGCTGGCTGTCATTAAAAGTTCTCTAAGTGTTTTAACCGGAAAATCTTTGTCGATATATCCCTTTGCTTTATAATCAGAATAAACCGATTTTAAAATAGAATAACCCTTTGTAGTTTTAGATATTTTCTTTTCTACAAATCCTGTCTTGGGATTTGTTTTATATGGCTCAGTTGATTCAACCATATACATATATGGTGCATTAACAATGTTCTGAAGTAATATGTCATTTAGAAAAGCGTATGTTGAACCAACAAATTTTGTTGATATTTCAAAGTTACCGGTGTTACCATTAAATCTGGTTTTAAAATCAACAAGTTGTATTCTATATCTAATAGCTTTACCATAATACCCTTTAACCGTTAAATAAAATATTGGCCAAGGTTGGTGAAAAAACGCTTTATATGGAGAATTCTCTGGTGAGTCAAATAATGTTTTACCTCTTACATCAATAAAGTTAATTGATACTTGCGGTATATTACTAGCACCCTTAACAACAATATTAATACTTTCAATTCCAAATGTCTGAGCAGTTGGATCGTAGCTTTTTGCTCTATTTAAATTAGTTCCCGCAAATGCATTTACCACAGCATTTATTGCATCTTGCTTTGATGATATTGGAACAAACGTTTCGGTCCAGTTTGTATCAAAGTTGTTTTGAAACTCATCTTTATCACCCTGGTTTCTCATCATATTAAATGTACCAGATGCTAATGATGTTAATGTACTTTTTTCGGATTCAGAATAAAGAACACTTCTGGGAACTAAATCAGCTTCCAAATTAACATACATAACTAGATTCTCATGATCAACCAATCTACTTTGTAACTGACCATCTTGATCCAATACTGTATTAGGGTCAACGTGAACTACATTCTGTTGATCGACTACTACAAGTATGTTTTCATTCTGACTTATTTTATTATTCCCCATAATATAGTTTATACAATTCTACGTTCTTTTTGTATTCTTGTAAAGAATTAATAAGAGGAAACGGAATTCTGATTATTGAATTATCTGGGATGTCAAACTCAATAGACCCAACCTTTGGATTGGCTAGCATAATTAACCAACCAAAAAGTGGTGTATTATAGTATTCTTGAGACATCTTATCTAATCTATCTTTACCCTTTATATACTTTACGTACTTATCGGTTGATTTTGCTGATATTTCAATTCCTGGTACAATTTTAAATTCACCGTCCTCTAAGAAATACTCATATCTGTTAAAATATTGATTCATTACTTAATAACTTTAGAAAAGTTTAACTTTGATTCTGTTGAATTATCTTTTAAACCATGTACGTTGTTCAGTTTTTCTTGTTGTGGACCTGTTATTGATCCAGTAATTGTAACTGCGTATGGTTTAAAATCCTTTTTATTCTGTACCTTTTTATATTTAAATTTCTTCTCGTCAATATCTAATGCTTTTTTAATAAATTTATTTAATCTTCTTTCTATTTTGTTAATAGCATTTTTATCAAATAATTTATTATCTGGTGAATTCTCGTATTCTTTTAAAATTTTATCAACGTTGTTTTTAATTATGAACGCCAATAGTTGTTTATAAAGGTCGTCTGTAAATGATGGGTCAGCAAAATCAATTGATGTATTTAATTCAGCGGTAAACATTGAATGTTTATCTTTTACAAGTTTAATTGCTTCATCATACTGTTCATAGAATTTTTGAACGTTAAAATCTGTTAAGCTAACAATAGTTGGTGTTTCTCCGTCTATTCTTGCATCTTTACCATTTGTTTCCATAATAAAATTAAAACCATCAACTAATTCAATGAATTTGTTTCTATTAGTTTCAAGTTCTTTTATCATTTGTTCATCCTTAATACTGTTTAAGAATTCAGTTACCGTTTTTTTAATATATGGGTCAATAATCGCTCTTGATCTTTCGTATTTTGTAGAACCAGAATCCATATCCAAGTCTAAAATAATATTATGATCAGATGCTGAAACTTTTTCTAAAAGCTTTGTTTCTAATCTACCATATAAGTTTATAAAATCTCTTGTCTTCTTATAGTTTCCTAATAAGGTTATTTGTGTTGTTGTGTTAAGAGTATCCTGAACATCTAATTGATTTGTTGTTCTATATGTTGGTGAAATAAATAAAGGTAGAATTTCATTACCATATGTTTTTAATAACTTATTATACGTTTCTTTAAATTTATCAAAATACTCATTTGTTGCAGCTAATAAATTGTCTCTATTTTGCTGGTAACTCATTTGCGCTGCTGATAAAGTACCAATATATTTTCCTTCTTTTTTAGGGTTTTGTGATGTATTGATTCCAGGTATTTTTGGTGTTTCAACTTTACCTATTAATTTTTCTAAGAAGTCTATATTGAATGCTTGTAGATCTTTTTGATTTACTGTTGAATCTGCTCTATAGTCATATATTTCAGTATTAGCATAGAAGTTAGAACTTAATGCATTTTGTAATTTTGCAACTGGTTCTTTAATACCTTGACCACCAATAAAGTTTATTTGTAATGTCACATCCGCAATCATTGGTTGAACACCAATACCTTCAGGATTTAAATCCCAGGTAGAGTTTTCAAATGTAATGTTTAGGTTTGTTATTACAATTTTTGAATGATAAAAATCACCAATTCTTAAAACACATACTGGTGGTGGTCCAAATGTTGTATTTCTAGCATCAAGAGATCCACCATTACCTTCAGCGCTTAACCCTTTAATTGGTATTGTGTCACCCGGTCTAATACATTGTTGTAAGAATGTTAATCTAGTATTTAAACCTTCAGGTGTCATTGAGTGAAATGCTGGATGAAAGTATCTAAACTTTTGTTTAAGTGAATTAAAAACAACAGGATCTGTTTCTTCTAATTTCTTAAAGTAAAAACATTCAGATAATGTTTTCATTATTAATTTCTTAACAATATCTAAAGGTGGTTTTCTATTTTTTGGTACCTTGTTAACGGTTATATCAATTGTTTCTGAACCAACAGATGTTGTACCTGGGGTTTCAGTTCCTGGTTTAGCTGGAATTTGTGTTGGTTTAGTATACGCATTAATTTTAACATCAACCGATCTACAATAAAATGTTACTGGTGCATATTTTTTTAACCCTCCAGTATTTTTTATTTCTTGTTTGTGACAATCATAACCTTCCGGTCCTGTTCTTGTTGCATTTTCTCCTTTGTTTGTGAAATTAATAATAATATCACCATTCATATCTTCACCATAACCCAAATCTTTTAAATTTAATATTTTCTTTTCTTTAGTTTGTGCTGGATTTGAGTTTAATTCACTTATAGTTTTTGTCCAATATTTGGAAAGAGTTGATGGTACATCATTATTTTTTGATAATGTTTTTAAAATGTGTTTAACAATACTATCTGATCTTCTGTATGATAATTTAATATTATACTTATCATCAGCAACAAATGATGTTGATGATTCCAAATCAATCTCAATACTTTTTAAATTATTTTTTACTAATTCAGCTTTTATTGCATTTAATGTTGTTGTTAATGATGTATAGTTACCTTCTAGTAATTGAAACGCAGATGTTATTTGACCTTGAGTTCTTGTAACTAAATCTGCTACTGTTCCTGTTGGTACTTCACCATAAATTGTTTTTCTATCTGAAATATTATTTGGTGTGTTAACTGTTAATATCTGAGTTAATTCACTATTAAGTTTTGTATTAAATAATGTTTTAGTCTCCGCTTTTGTATAACCAGAATAGACGTCACCATAAGTCTGATTAGCATAGATGTCGTCTTGTGGAAATGGTATGTCATTAGGGAAAAATAAAAAGCCAGTATATTTGATTGGTGTAGGAAGTTCTTCACTAGCTTCTTTTCCTTCTGTTTTTGTTCCTGGTGTTGTTGTTGATTCTCCAGCAATCTTTCTAAATTCAATAGAATCTAATTCATCAACTGTTTTACCGTCTCTATAATATTCAAGATATGCTTGTATTAATTCTAAATCACTTCTATCTAATGTTGTATATTTTCTAACTAATGTATAAAAATCAATATCTTGACAGCCAGCAAAGACAGAATTTAAATATTCTTCTGCTTGTTCGTCCGTTATTTCTTTTATTAATAAATTTAATATACTTGGATGGTCAACAATAACTTTAAATGATACTGTTCCACTTCTTTCTGTATTTTGATATGTGTATATTGGTTCTGGTCTACCTAAAAAACTATTTTTATCCCAATTGACACTATTTGTTTCATTAACTTTTAAATCATATGGTGGAAACCACATTACACGTCCACCGTTTGGACCTCTTTCGCAATATGGTAAATCATCATATGTATAACCAAACTTGTTTGATGTTTTCCATGAAAGATTCTCAAGAGAAAACATATATTTTTTAACCTTACCTGCAACGGCATCAATATTAGTTGAACTCTTATCAAAAGAACCATTACCATTAGACATTGGGGCTATATTCAAATTCCAAGGTGTCGATAAAACACTATCTTCTACTTTTCTTATTAACCCAGTTCTTTTCATTGTATCAGAATAGTTCATGTAAGATCTATCCTTTGTCCATACTCTACAATATTCAGTACCGTCTTGTTTACCTGTTGCTTTGTCAATATATTTTATTGCAGAACCTCTAGAAATAAATGTATCACCTTCTCTGAATATTCTACTTGTTTGATCAATAACATTAGCAACATGTGACCTTGATTGACCACCATCTTTAGGTAATGAATTTAATAACTCTTGTGTTTTACCTAAAATAGAATCATCTCTGAAAGTGTGTTTCGTAGATAATGTACCTTCAAATACAGAGCTCTCACTTTGATATTCTAGATTATGTACACCTAATTTATTTTTACTATTAGGACTGTACCATGTTAACTTACCAGGTATTGCTCCTCTTTCTGAAATGTTTCTTTCACTATGAAATAATCTTGTTGCAGTTTCATCAAATAGTAATGAGAGATAATATGGACTTCTTGTTTTATTACCATTAAAGTCTGCTATTGTATCTTTTACATCATTCCCTCTATCATCACCAATGTATGCTTTACCTGCTGGTGCTTCTCTACCTATAACTTTATTAATTCCAGCAGCAACCTTATCTACAAAATTAAATAATTTACTAGAGTTTTGTGATCTAGCTGTTGTTGTATAGTTTGGTGCATATGTTGAAAAAGATAAGTTATCATATAATATACCTTTTTGACCATCACTTAAGTATTCAATCATCAAGTCTGATGGTTTTCTACTAGCTTTTGGTCTTCTTTGAATACCTAATAAAGAACCTAGTACACCAGTTGCATCTTGAAATATTTTACCTAATTCACTTTTTGGAACTGGTCTATTAATAACGGGATTTGCTGGGTTACTTAAGTAATCACCAGGTATTTCAGAAAATGGAAATTCTACACCAGCGACTGTTTGAACAAAATCAATAGCTTTACCAGCTAATGTTTTTGCAACAGTTATTTTATAATTTCTTTCAATTAGTTTTTCTTTACCTGTTACTATATTAATTGCTGTAGATAAATTACCATTTAAAGCATCTAATGCTCTAACTCTTCCTAATGTTGCGGTTTCTAAGTTTTGTCTAATTCTAGCTTGAACTGGTCCATCTGGACTTTCAGATAAATGATAGTTTGCAAATTTTGCTAATTTAGATTCAAATTCGTAGTTTTTGGTATCTAACGCACCTATTAAGCCTCTACCTAATATGTTTCCAGCAATTGGGAAGTATGGATATACACCAACATTGTCAGTAGATACAATGTTTCTAACATTTTCAACAACAACATAATTACTTTCTTCAGGACTAAATCTATTACTGTTTTCTGTTGCTATTATTTGTTTATCTCTAGATGTCTCTGAATTTAAAACAACATCACCTTGATCCTTATTAGAAAAACTGTTGGTTTTTTGGATAGAATAGTTTGTGCTACCAAAAGTCTGAGGACCATTGGGAACGTTTAGGGTTTTTAATAATAATTCATCCCTAAACTTTTTTGTTGCATTGAAATCTAAGTAGCTTGGCATCTATTCGTTTATCTAATAAATAGATAATTTATAATTTTATTATGTGTAGTTGTTAGTACTCTTAACTATATTAGAAGCTAGAGTAGCTTTTAATTGTGGGTTTCTGTCTATTTCGTTAACCACAATACCAGCTAATTCAGGACTATTGCTGTTGATATCAACTTTTACAGTAAGTTCACCAAAGAATTTTTTAATTTCATCATATGCTTCTTTTACTTTTTCACCTCCCTTTTCAAGCATATTTCCTCCTTTATTTTTAAGATCTTCAACATTTATATCTTTTGCTGCTTCACTAAGTTTTTTCTTAAGTAAACCAAGTGTTTCCATCATCTCTGGACTTAAATTTTTCATATAATCTGCAACTGCAGACATTGCCTCACCACCAGCATCTATTGCTGCGCCAGCTAATTTTTTAACCGTTTCTCCACTACTATCTTCAGATGGGTTAAATGTTTTTTGCATAAAATTAGCTGCTGCTTCCATACCTTTTGATGCTGTTTGACCTATTGGTCCCTTTCTTCCATCATCCATCATCCTTAAGTAAATTGCTGTTGCAACATTTAATATTTTTGTTGTTTCATTAAATTGATTTCTTGCGATGTCTATTGGTTTTTCATCTGCTGCACTTTTTTGCATCGCTTGTAGTTGCACAATTTGTTTATCTGATAAATCACTTAATCCAACGAAACCATCTTTAACGTTATCTAAACCAAGTCTTTCGACCATACTTTTAGGAATATCAAAACCAACTTTACCATCTTTCATTGTGGCTAAATTTGAAACAAATTCTTTTTGTTCATCATTTAAAGATGGGAATATGTCTAATTGACTCATCGCTTCAAACTTGGCAGCCCCTTTAACAGCCATATTAGTTAATTCACCCATTGATATACCTAAAGCATCAGACATAGCTTTAGCACGTCTTAAATTGACTCCTGTTACTTCAAACCTACCTTGTTCAACATTATATGTTGCTAAACTTCTAGCTGCACCAATAATACTTGTTTGTAATGATTCAACATTGTTTGTAGCATCATACATTAATTTAATTGGGTCACCTAAATCACCAAACGCACCTCCAACAACTTGTAGATTTGCAGCAAGGTTAATTGCACTTTCTGGATCATATAATTTATCAGCAACCTTTAGCACATCATCCATATTGATTTTAAGTGATTGTGCCTCTTGGACCATTTTACCTAAACCTTTAATTCCGTTTTGGAATCCGTATGCATTTAAGCTACCTAAATTTTTAATTAATGTTTCAGAAGTTGCTTTAGCGCTTAAACCTAACTTTACCGAATCCATACCTATGGCTGTAATTGATTTAGATGCATCATCTAAACCTATACCAACGTTTCTAAAGTTTTCAGCATTTTCTAATATTGTTCTAGCATTTTTGGTAAAAGCAACGGAAGCTAGCATTCCATCTGAAATTGTTTTTTCTGCATAGATAGACATTCTTTCAGAGTTTTCCATTAGGCTTTTTACTGCCCCTAATGTATCATCTGTAGATGCTCCAGCTTCTTGAGCTGCAATCATGGCAACCCTAACTGATCTCATCATGTCTGTTGCAGCATCCCCCACATATCCTCCTGCACCTCTAACTCGTTCTAGTAATTCTTTGTCTAATTCAGCTAAATCCCCAAGTATGGCTTCACCACCTTTTAATGCACCATCTAATACACCTTTTATAATTGTTACTGGATTAAGTGAAGCGCTTTTGGTAATACCCTCAAGTATTGCCTTACCTGTACTTGTACTAATTCTACCTAATGTATTTACTTGTTGGTCAATAAAACCGGCACCTAATGCATTAATAACACTACCAGTACCACTAGTGGTGCTTGTTGATCTAGATGATCTAGCTGCTTTTGATGCTACTTCATCAATAGATTTTTGATACCTATCTGCACCTGCTTTTGCATCATCATCTGCGATACCTAAACTTTTGAGATACTCATAAAACCCTTTTCTATCTTCTGCCATATTATATAAATAGTTTTATCCGTTATTTTCTAATAAAGCATTAATGATATTACTTCTTTCGTGTATTGGTAATATTAATATGTCTTGATAGGTAAATCCTTTTGTTAAAAGAAATAAAATAATCTGTATTTGGTTTTTCTTATATTCCGTAGAAGGGACGAAAAAACTCCACCCCAAAGTCAACCAAAACTGGGACTTTTTCTCCTGACGGGGCGATTACATCAACTATTAGGTCTAAACCTGGTTTATTTTCAGAAACAAACTTTTTAAAATCTTGTGAATCTTTGATTGGTAGATTTTGAATAAATTGATATATTGCCATTTGATCTCGCTGACCATCAACAGATTTAATCATCATTTCAAGTTTTTTAGTGTTGAGTGGTGAAACTGTTGTTCCGCTTGAATCTTTAATATTCTGTAATTCTTTTTCTTGTGTGTTTGTTAAGAAGTTGAATGTTATATTTTTCTTAGACATTGGTAATATATATGAATATTCACCATTTGAATCTGCAACTAATTTAAATTCTTTAACTTTTAATACTGATAAATCCAATGTTCCTTCAAAAGATTTCTTGGTTGCCGGATCTGTTAATGTTAATGTATATTCCGTACCAAACGCAGTATTTCTTAAAAAGATTAAAATAGCTTGTTTATCTTCCTCAACAAGATCATCATAACTAAGATCTTTATCTAATATCTTTCTTTTTAACAATTCATCAACTACCGTTTCAGATTGTATTAAATTTGGTGACATTAGAATATTTTCATCAGCAGCTGTAAGATAAGCTACTCTTAATGTTTTCTTTCCATTGGAATAGTGTACACCTTGTGATGGTAGAGATACCACATCATATGCAACCATTGGGTTAATATTATCCATAATAAATTAAATTAGTTTGTATTAATATAAGTATAATTTATTAGAAAATCAATGGATTATAGAAAAGGTTCCACGTGGAACGAAAAATCCACCACCCAAAAGGGATGATGGATTTAAATAAATCTATTTTAAAATTAATATTAGTATACTTGGATACATCTATCCATTCTCAATTCAGCATCAATTGTTGCTAATTCATCTTGAGAATAGTTCAAATCACCAAAGTTTAGACTAGTCAGAAAACAACCTTCAAGAATCCATTTTTCGACTACTACTCCTGTTGGATCTAACATTTCTAATTCTACATTCTTTTTATAACCAGCGGCGTAGCCCATTCTACCGGTTACGGATTCAGCATGAAGACGGAACCATTCCATAAGAGCTTGTGATGCTGAAGGACCAATTGGGTCTTTAAATGTAACCTTGATTGGGTCCCAAGTGAATCTACCAGCTACATATGTTGAAGTATTTAAAAATGGTATTTCTGTTGAGTTAATTTTAGCACTAGGACGAGCAGTAGATGTTACATACCATTCGTTAATACCTAAAGATGATGGGAATCTTAAGATAAACCTATTTTTACGTTTCGGTTCATATGGAACCGGCATTTTCATTAATAAATCTGCCATTGTTTTTGTATTATGTTTTTGTGTTTATTTCTTTCCTATAAATATATCAATATGTGAAATAAAATTTATTTACCGAAATACTTGATTTTCTCGTTTTTTTTCGTTAGCTTTTTGCTACTAACTTACTAAAATACTAATATACTAATACTACTAATATACTAATGTACTAATATTCTTGTATTCTATTGTTCTAATATTCTTTTATTCTAATAATTCTAATTTACTGATATTCAATATAATAAATAAAAATGGGGAGGTTTTTAGCCGTCCCCATTTCTATTTCTATTGTAATATTAGATATTTTCAAAAGAAGCACCTGTTGGAGTGATGATGAATTCTACATCAATAAATTCCAATGCTCTTGTAGGTTTGATATAAATTTTACCTCTCAATGTGTTTGCATCAATATCTTCTGGATCGTTTGATACACTTACACGGAAGTCATATAAACCTCTTTCTTTCTTAATTGACTCAAGAATTGGATTAACCAATCTTAAGAATTCTTGTCTAACTTGCTCATCGTTTTGTTCAAACAATAATCTTACAGCTACTGCAGAAATTAACTTTCTAGCTCTTAATAATAATCTTCTCACGTTGATTCTATCTAAAGCTGATTCTCTAACTTGTAACGTTTTGTTACCCCAGATAATTGTACCTGTATCAGAGAATGTTGCAATAGGGTTGATTCTAGCTTTGTAAAGATCATCTCTTTCATCAAGAGTAAGTTTCTTTTGAGCTTTAATAGCGTTAACAAGACCTCTTGAGTAACCAGCGACTGCAAACCAAGGGTAAGAAACATTATCTGTTAATGCAATGTTCTTCAATACTTCACCTGTTGGTGGAATGAAAAGTTGTGTTGCGTTATCAGTATCTCTTACTTGAATCCAAGGCCAATAAGTTGCTGAATAGTTACTATCAAGACCTAAATCATCTAGAGATGATATTGTTTCATCTGCTGTTGTGTAATTAGGCGAGTTAACAATGTATAATGAGTCAGCTCTATCATTCTCAATAATATCAATTGCTTGATTTACTAAAGAACTGTGGTTATTCCAATCAATACCTGGAGTTGCAAATATGTTAATATCTACTGCTTCAGGGTTTGCGTATGTTTCAATACCTTGTAAGAATGCATAGTAATCTGAGTTTCCAACAGCGTTGCTGAATACACCACCATTACCAGTGTGACCACTTACATAAGTTGACTTACCAAATATATAACCGTCACCATTTGTTCTAGTGTTTCTGTAGATGTCCCATCCATCAAAACCACCAAATACTGGCATTGTGAATTTTCTATATGGTGTAGTTGCTAATTTACCTTTACTAGTTCCTTCTAAATCATATGCTGTTGTTTTAAACAAGTAATGACCAGTTATACCAGTTATTGTAGAAGCATTTGTTGATAAGTGGAAACCAAATGTGGCTCCAGCAGCATTACTGCTTTTAAATTTCAACATATCTCTATCATATTCAAAGTGATTATCAGTAGAGAAACCTAAAGTAACTTTTTTAACTTTATCACCATTTGTTGTGTTTGGATTTCCGCTAGCATCATAATATAATACATCACCTGCATCATAATATTTTGTTTTATAAAGAATCTCGCCTATTTCAGATCTTGTTGTTACACCCTTGAAACCAGCTGGGAATGCATCTGTTGGATGTTCTTCAGCTAAAACAAGCATAATATATTTAGATCTTAATTCGTATTCACCGTCAGATGTACCAACCTTTCTACCAACATAACCAGGTAGATCTGGATTCATTGTACATCTTGTAAACTTCTCCAAAACAACTGGATTTGCATCAGTATCATTAAAATCACGAACAAGAATATCAAATTCTGCTGTGTCAATGTCAATATTTGCAATTGTAATTTTAACCTCATAGTTAGAAGCGTCTCCATCTGATACAGTTAAGAAATTGAATAGATCGAAAACTTTTCCACCTCTAACTTCAGAAACTACTGTTGATGATCCAGCCATATCCCATTGTGTAACAAAGTTATCACTTTCAGTTAAAACTTGTTCATCTGTACTTAAACCTCTAATTAAACCTTGTTCAAACAAGTTGTTTATTAAATTTGGATATACTTCATGAACATAAACTGGGTATTCAATAATATTCTTATCAAAAACATCTGTACCAAGTATTTTGGTAATGTATTTTGAAGAAGACATGTCAAATGAACAGTTAAAGCTATGTGCAACTGATGCAATATCAGTAACAGATAAGTTAAATTCAGATAATGGGTTGGTATCAATAGTTGCTCCCGTAATTTGAACAGCTGTTGATCCAGTTACTCTATGTACAAGAGCATTTGATATGTATGAACCTCTAGATCTTAATAAACATACAGTTCTACCAGCATAATCAGCATTTAATGAAGCTGAATACTTGTATCTTGTAACACTAAATGAAGATGCACCAGTTAAAACAAAAAGGTATGAATAAACACCATGAATTGTTGAATCAGTAGAACCGCTTTTTACAAAGAAGTTGTTGTACCAGTTTTTGTTAGCATTTCCAATTGGTGATAATAACTGTGTTCCAGTTAATCCACTTGTTGCAGATGCAGGTACTGTACCGATTGTAAACCATCCGTTAACAGAGTATGCTCCATTAGAATTTGATCCAGCAAGAATATAATCAGTAATTGATGTACCTTCTGTTGATGTTTTACCTGAAAGCTCACCATAGAATGTTGAACCTGTTATTGTTGTTAAAGATGTAGGATTTAATGTGCTACCGCTTGTTGTTGGTGTACTTGTTAGATCAACAGTAACACCGCCTAATGTTTTAATTCCATAGGTTTTGCCTGGTTTGTAACCAGTTAATCCTAAAACTCTAGTTACAAACAATTGATTTGATTCTTGTAAATATGATTTAGCGACATATGGAAGTTCGTATTTTGGGTTACCATCTCCGTATTTTGCTGGACTGGTAGTACCAAAATATGTTTTAAATTCGTCAAAATTAGAAATCAAGATTGGCTCGAATGCTGGACCTTTTAAAGTCTCACCTACTAGACCCAATGTTGTAACTCCAACGCTTTGCGCTACGAATGTTAGATCCTTCTCTGATGTGTACACACCCGGAGACACGAATACTCTGTTTGAATTTGCCATTGATAAATGTTTGGTTAAATAATTTTATTCTTACCAAATAAATATCTTTGTTTTCAGCAAAGATTTCTCAAATTTTCTGTATTTAGATAGTATTTTATCCTTTTTTATCATTATTTATCTTTACACATGGAAAACAAAACTAAAAACGTAAAAATCAGTGAAAAACATCACGAAATGCTCAAATCTTATTGTGATAAGAAAGGATTAAAAATTTATAAAA